TAGACCTCTTCCGACGTGAATATAAACTTCTTCCAGGGCATGCAATCTTTGGCATTCTCGCCACCCTTCTCATGACCGTCCTTTGTCAAAAGGACGCCAACTTAGTGGCATGGGGACTACTTGCACTCCCATTCCTCTTTCTCTTACTCGGCTGGATGATGTGGGCGATTCAACAACAAGAACAAGCCGCGCGACCGAGCTATCCGATTGGCCCCAAACCTGACGTAAATCCCTGCAAGACGTGTGAAGAGAATAAACCGACTGCATGCCCTAGTGCCAGTCCCAGCTGCAACTGTAAAGGTAGTGGCAGCCGCTGCATGTAACCTGCCTAAGGCTACACAGACTACTATGCTACAGAACGATGGACGCCGAATCATTTGAATGGGTGCTCAAGCTTGTAACGTTATATTATGCCGTTCGCGATGCCAGCTATCGTGCATGGGATACGACACTTGCACTCTGGAACGCATGCGCTGGGGTGTGGTCGGATAAACAATATGTGATTTTTGAGGGTGTCCCCACATGTGCATATAGTCTTCGCAATGTGAGCGTGTGGGCAACTGGCTCTGCGACACCTACGTGGATTGTCAATCATACACGCAAGGAGCTGTGCAAATGGGATTGGGTGGGGCTAGCTGAGACGGATACAAAGTCCCATTCTCTCCCCCTTTTGAGCATGGAAGTCCTCAATGGTTCACGTGTCCACTATGACCTGACCGACTATATTTCGGAACTGCGTGTGCGGCGCCCAGTCGAATCGAGGGATACGAGCGTGCCCACGATTCCAGAACTTATTGCGGCATGGTCAGCGGCGTCGCAGATTGTCTTGCATCCAAGCCGATTTACGATTCGTGTGATTACGGACATGGGGGATACAGAGTGTTATACGCTGCGCGGGGAACGGATTGCAGACACGTACGAAAGTCTTCCTGAGTCCGACTCGGAATCTGAATCGAAAAAGGACGAATAAGGCGCCCCCCCCTGCGCGCCAGGTGGCCTAAAATTGCGTGGCAAGGCTAAGTAGAACCATCCCACAAGGATGTCCATGCCCAATCTCGATTCCCCTTTACCTTCTGGCACGTGGACATTGTATTTCCATGCGCCAAGGGAGAAGCGCTGGAGTATTGATACATTCCAGCCGATTGCCAAGCTTACAACTCTCCGAGAGACGCTTCAATTGTTTCATGAACTAGGGGATAAGATTAAACGCGGCATGTATTTCTGCATGCGCGACCCGATTCCCCCTCTTTGGGAAAACTATCAGAATATTCGTGGAGGGTCCTATTCCTTCCGTGGAGGCCCTGACGATGGGGGGGAGTACTATAAGACCTATATTCTCGGTTCAATGCTGGGAGAAGTGACGACTACAAAGGAGAATCAAATCACGGGCATCAGCATTTCGCCCAAAATCATGAGCGGCCCCAATGGGTCCCATCGCGTGGGCTTCTATGTCATTAAAGTCTGGAACAAGGACAGCGAAACATTCAAACAGGCGAGTGAGCTCAACTTGCTTCATCCGAAGTTAACGCCGGCAGATGTCCTCTACACGCCGCACACGGATAAAAAGATGTAGAGGGCTGAAGCGACTCAACAATCCAGTCTAGGACAGGCGACGACCCATTGCAACTGGCTTTTTCAGTTTACTGGAAAGGACAAGTTGTTCGACGAGTTCTGGGCATCTGTGATGAATCGTAACAATCACGGAAGATGGGGTGGTGGCTGCAGCTGCGCGCTGCACCTGCTCGTTCGTCCCTTTTTGACACATCATACTGTCAGTTCTATCTTTGCTTGGTTGGCACAGATAGAATCGATTTGTGTCTGGAGTCGGTGGGCGAGGACCCCCTGCTGCAGAGGGGATGAGATAGGAGAAGGGGAGTTCAATACCATTTCCTCCAGCCACTTCTGCGGAGATAGGGGGGAGGATGGACATCTTAGGAATAGGGTTCTGATGATGAAAAAGGGGGGTACGGAACGGGCAATTTTAAAGGGGCGAGTCCTGCGCCGCAGGCATAATCTTCGCCCGCGCGACGCGGGCTTCATTTACGAAGGGGCGAGGGGAACGGGTTCGTTCCCCTAGACCATCTTAAGCCCCGTCTTAAGAACGCGATTGAGTGTATTGAGCTGACCAATCGTGGGAGTGAGACGCCCTGCCTCAATCTCGCGAATGGTATGGACTGGAAAGTTGCAGAGCTGATTGAGTTCCACCTGCGACTTCTTCATGGTCGCACGGGTCTTCACAATCTCCTGACGTGATTCGGGGGCAAGCTGCTTCGGCTTCACAGGGCCATCGGCCTGCTCAATCTTCCGTGCATGGGCTGCCTCTGGAGCAATCTTTCGCATGACGGCGGAAGCGGCCTTTGTAGCAGCAGTGACCTTCGAAGAGGTAATAGTGGTGGGAGTCCAATCCTGGCAATCCATTTTGAATCGGTTACAAGGGTTGGGGGTGGGTGGGGTGGTAAGGACTGGCAAGCAGGCGCTGCCGGCCTCAATTTTCCTCGTAGGGGCAGGCTAGGGCCCCGTAGGCGCCCGCCGCGCTTAGGACGCAAATGTTCCGTTCTTGTTTTTCATAGGCGCTAAGACCAGCTTGACCTCTCCCAAGTTCGCCACCGTATAACGCAGGATCAAGGGGAAATCGTTCTTCAGGTAGAGCTCAATTGAGGGGCAGAGAGAGGTACACTTCGTAAACAGCACAAGATGTTTCAGTTGGAAAATCCCTTGCACGATTTCCGCCGTCGCCCCCGCGGACCGATGCACTTTCATATTCGTGTTATTAAACTCCGATATGATGGTTTCCTGTTCTGCAAAATCACCGATACATTTGAAAATCAGGTCCGACCCACTGCTTGTAATCTCCACATCGAGCTTCTCCCCCAGGGCATTCATATCGCGACAAATCTTCTGGAGGTCCGTGGAAGGAAGTTGGACCACGTTCGTGAAGTTGAGGTTCGGGATGGTGATATCTTCCACGTCAGTGTCGAATAGCTTCAGGAAATAGTTCGTCACAGTGGACTTCTCCGAGTTCTCCATGCGAATCCCCAGCTTGTTGGGATTGGACGCAGGGAGATACAGCGTGAGGTTATCATTGTTCCCCATGGTCTTGATGAGCTTGAAAAAGTAGATCATGTTCACACCGAGTACGTGCTTGGCAGGGCAGTAATAGGTCTCGAAACGTTCCGCATCCAGGCGGAGATAGACGAGCACCGTATGGGTCTCATCCACATCCATCACCTTGATTCCCTTGGAATCAAACTCGAGGTTCGCTTCCGTCAAAATCTCCTTCAGGGCCTCAATAAGGGTACGAAACGCTCCTGATTGCACGGTCTTGATTTCAAACAGATTTCCATTTGCGTTGGGGCGGGCCACAGACATTTCTATACCCTCCTGTTGAAAAGACCTTTATGCCGGTGGGCGCGTATTTTCTGCAGCCGGTAGACTGCGTTTAGGACGATCTACGTGTGCGTCTAGTCCTACGAGTGTCCTGCCTCCGGCGGCGTGTGGCTCCGCGTGCTGCCATCCGGCTCCTGTCATTTTGAATGAGCCGGCGACCCTGTATAAAGGCCGCTGTCACAAAATAGGGGCCCGCCGTGCTGAGTCCATACATAACCGAGGGGTAGAATCCTCCGCGCCCTCTCCAGTTGCATCGTGCTGTCCGACCCTGGTGGCGGCTCATCTTACTCAAGAGGGAGAGAAATCGCTGGCATAAAGCTGCCTGGCCACCCCCTGTTTAGAACCGCTCGCCACCTCAACCATGTCGCGCATTCCGAAGCTTGTGATTGATTCGTCAGCTGCGCCGACCGAGCTTTGTGTCCTTGGGCAGATGACGGGGACCGATAAATCTCCGTTTAACCCGGCTGGACATCGTCACCCCTATACGGCGGTGTATTCCTTGCTCTTTGCCCGGTACAAACACAATCCGATTCGCTTTGCAGAAATCGGTGTTGCCATGGGGGCAAGCCTCGAACTCTGGTCCAAGTATTTCAAGCATCCTAATGCATACCTCGTCGGCTTTGACCGTGACTGGGGACTTCTGCATCACGCAAAAGAGCGTGTTGGGGACCCCCGTTTACATGTCGGATTAATGGACGTGGCAGTGGATGAAAATGTGAAGGATTCCTTGGAGAATGCGTCGGCTGGAGAGAAGTATGATGTGATTATCGACGACAGCAGTCATGACCACGAACATCAAATCCGGATTATCCGCGAGGCATTTCCCCATCTCAAGTCTGGAGGGATGCTTATTGTCGAGGACGTCTTTCGCGCAACGGCGGAAGAGGAGTATTCGAATCTGATTCAGGGCGAACTGGGGGCCTGTGCGGAGGCATTTTTTGTTGAGTGCGAACACACATATAAGTGGTCGCCTGGATGGGATAATGACAAGTTGCTTGTGCTTGTCAAAGCATAAGCAACGCATTTGCGATAGCGAACAAGTTGCTTGTGCTTGTCAAAGCATAAGCAACGCATTTGCGATAGCGAACAAGTTGCTTGTGCTTGTCAAAGCATAAGCAACGCATTTGCGATAGCGAACAAGTTGCTTGTACTTGTCAAAGCATAAGAAGCGCATTTGCGGTAAGACGGTTCTTCATACCCTAAGCACTAGACCGTGTTCTTCATCCCACTCTACATCGAGAAGTGGCAACACCGCCGCCCCTTCGTGCGGCCTATGAAAATGGGGGAGTATCAAAAACAAATCATAGAGGATAGCTGATATCCAGCCGGCAAGTACCTGCTCCGATGCCACTCCAGCTTCGTATAGGGCCACCCCCCATAGTTCAAATGCATCCCGCAGTCGTTTTTGTTTGACAATGCAATATTCGATTGCTTTAGTTCGCCCCCTCTTTTTCTCGATTTGCTTACACCGATAGGCAATGCAATCTGCCAGCCAATCATCGTGAAAGCATGCGGCAAAATCGGAACATAGTTCGGCTACAAACTGCGGCAGAAGTGCCCTTGCTCTTGTATAGGTGGTTCGGAATCCTTGTGCAAGGGATGCCTCTACGTGGTCATGAACATATACTCTACAAAGGGGACAATTGAAGAACGACCCCATCGCCTTATGTAAAGGGGATATTTACTGCAGGATGTCCCAAGCCCCCTCCCTTGGGCCCGCTTAAAATTGAGCCGCGGCATTGGTTGTAGAAACAAACAACACCGTGAATCATGTCAGCCGCAGCCGCCTACAAGAAGCATACGCATCGCGAGCACATCCTGGAGCTCCCAGACACCTATGTCGGGTCTGTGGAGACGCACGCAGAGTCGCGATGGGTCTTTGACGAGGCCGCTGGAAAGATGACGCACCGCAGCGTGGCATTCAATCCTGGCTTCTATAAAATCTTCGATGAGATTCTTGTGAATGCCCGTGATGCCCTCGTGCGGTCCGTGACGGAGCCTGAGCGGACGCCCATCAAGAAGATTGAGATTACGGCGTCTGTAGACGCGGGAGGCACGGGCATGCGCGTCTCCGTCACGAACGATGGGGACGGTATCCCTATTGAGCAACATCCTACTGAAAAGGTGTGGGTACCTGAGCTCATCTTCGGTCATCTGCTCACCAGCGGGAACTACAACAAGGAGGAAGAGAAGATTGTCGGTGGGAAAAACGGCTACGGAGCCAAGCTCACCAACATCTTCAGTCGCTCCTTCACGGTGGAGACTCGCTCGCCCCGCCATGGCAAGAAGTTCAAGCAGACCTGGACGGCAAATATGTCTGCAGCGGGAAAGCCCGCGATTACGGCCGATGCTGCAAAGGGGGGATTCGTGAGCATCACGTATGAGCCCGAGCTTGGACGATTCCCTGGACTCGTGGTGGAAGAGATGATGCTCGTGCTACACACGCGTGCTATTGAACTTGCCGCCATGGCTGGACGCGACGTGAAGGTCAGCTGGAACGGCGCGGTGATTCCCACCAATACGTTCGAGAAGTTCGTCAAGCTCTTCGTGCGTGATGAGGCGGCCATGGCCTATGAGCGTTGCGGGGAGCGATGGGAGGTCGCCGCAGTCCTCGCACGGCAACTCTTTGAAGAGGATGGTGTTCCTGACGAAAAGCACGTCTCGTTCGTCAACGGCATTAACACTCGAAAGGGGGGGAAGCACGTGGAGAAGGTCGTGGGGACGGTCATGGGGGATTTCTGTGAAGCCGCTGCAAAGAAGAAGGTGCTGGTGAAGCCTGGACAGCTCAAGGACAGCGTCATCTTCTTCGTGAATGCGACCATCGTGAATCCGGCTTTTGATTCTCAGACGAAGGAGACGCTCACCACGCCGGCGTCCAAGTTCGGCAGCGTGTTCAAGACAGAGGGTAAACTCGTGAAGGACCTCGTGAAGCTGGGACTCCTCGACGAGGCGATGGCCATTCTCGATGCGAAGGCGAATAAGGATGCAAAGAAGACGGACGGGTCGAAGAAGAAGACCATTCGTGGGATGGCGAAGCTCGTGGATGCGCTCTGGGCAGGGACGGCGAAGTCAACAGAGTGCACCCTCATCCTTACAGAGGGAGATTCAGCCGCCACGTCTGCGATTACAGGGCTCAGCGTTGTGGGGCGTGAGCGCTGGGGTGTCTTCCCTCTCAAGGGAAAAATGCTCAATGTGCGCGACGTCTCGGCGGACAAGTTCGCGAAGAACGAAGAACTCACTGCCATCAAGAAGATTCTAGGCCTGGAGCAAGGTAAGAAGTATTCGGACCTCAAGTCTCTTCGCTACGGGCGTGTGATGGTCATGGCGGACCAGGATCTCGATGGGTCGCACATCAAGGGGCTGCTTATGAATCTCTTCCATGCCGAGTGGCCTGAGCTCATGCGGTCTGGATTCATCTGCTCCCTCGCCACTCCCCTTCTCAAGGCGACGCGTTCCGGTAGGGGAGGTGGCGAAGTGCGCAGCTTCTACTCTGCAGGGGAGTTCGAAGCCTGGAAGGCCGCCCAGCCGTCTGGCACAGCTGCGGGATGGCAGCTCAAGTACTACAAAGGGCTGGGTACGTCGCAGGACGAAGAGGCCATGGAGTGGTTCGAGAACCTCCATGAAATCAAGTATGCCTGGGACGGTGAGACCGATGAGTCGATGTCGCTTGCGTTCAGCAAGAAGCGTGCCGATGACCGTAAGCGCTGGCTCGCGGGGTATGACCCTGCGCGCCTCCTCGAAGTCGGTGCCGCAGGCCGCGTCGACTACTCTCGATTCATTCACGACGAACTCATCCACTTCTCGAATGCGGACAATCTCCGTTCCCTTCCCAGTATCATGGATGGCTTCAAGCCATCGCAGCGCAAAATCCTCTTTGGCTGTCTTAAGAGGGGGCTGCGGTCCGAAGTCCGCGTGGCCCAGCTCGCAGGCTACGTCTCGGAACATGCGGCCTATCATCACGGTGAAGCGTCTCTCACTGCGGCCATTACCAGTATGGCGCAACAGTTCGTAGGGGCAAACAACATCAATCTCCTTGCGCCTGTGGGGCAGTTCGGCTCGCGTCTCCTTGGTGGAAAGGATGCGGCTTCTGCGCGATACATCCACACGCATCTCGAGCCGATGGTGGATGCTATCTTCCGCAAGGAGGATGCTGGAATCCTCAAGCACATTGATGATGATGGTCTCATTGTGGAACCCGAGATGTATTACCCTGTTGTGCCGATGCTCGCCATTAATGGCTGCATTGGGATTGGCACTGGCTTCAGTACGGATATTCCTCCGCACAACCCTGAAGAGGTGGTGGGCCTGCTCCGCGACCGCCTCGAGGGCCGCAGGGCCACTCTAGAAAATCTTGCCATGCGTCCCTGGTGGTTCGGCTTCAAAGGGCCTGTGCAGCTCGTCTCGGATGGTGTCTGGCTCACGAAGGGGCTCTACACGTGGGACGATGTGAAGAAGACAGTGACGGTGACGGAGCTTCCCATGGGAACCTGGACGCACGACTACAAGGCCTTTCTCGACGAGATGTGTGTGGCGGGTGCGGCTGCAGGGGCCAAGGTCGGTGGCTCAGAAGGTGGAAAGGCGGATGCCAGCAAAACGGAGGACGGTAAGCCTGTTCTTAAGAACTTCGATGACCTCTACACGCACATTGAGGTGAAGTTTATTCTGGAACTCGACCCAGACTACTACGATGATGCGCGGGCGAACCCTGTGGAGTTTGAGAAGCGGTTCAAGCTGACCTCGACCTGGCGCACGAGTAACATGGTGGCCTTCGACACAGAGATGCGAATCGTGAAGTATGGCTGCATTGGAGATATGCTGGAAGCCTATTATGGGCCACGTCTTGCAGCATATGAGCGTCGCCGTGCTGCGGAGATTGCGCGCCTCAAGCGGGAAGCGGAAGAGGCGGATGCAAAGGCGCGATTCCTCGCGGCTGTTCTCGCGGGTACGATTGACCTTCGTCGGGCGGAGGATGACGACATTGTGGCGGCGATGATTGCTCATGAGCTTCCTGGTCTTTCGGGGGACAAGGATGCGAAAAAGGTGGATTCGTATGACTACCTCCTTCGTCTCCGCATGGACCGCGTGAAGGCTGCGGCTGTGGCGGAACAAGAGAAGATGGTGGCGGCGGCGCGGGCTGCTGTGGTTGAACTCGAAGGGACTACCGCAGCGGCCATGTGGCTCCGTGACCTCGAAGGATTCATGGGTGTCTGGGGCAAGATGCGGGGGGAGCGCGAGGCGGCTCTTGCTAGCGGTGGAAAGCGGGGGAAGAAGAAGGAGGCTGGTGTGGGGGGAGGGGCCCCTGCAGGCGCGAAGAGCTTCCGCATTAAGCCCAAGGCGGCGAAGTAGAAATGGTACAGATGCCTAAAAAGAGTATGTAAACTACATGGCCTATTTTTTTAGTGGCTACAAGCCCATAAAAAAATAGTCCCTACGGGGCTCGAACCCGTGACTAGTCGTTGATAAGACGACTGCTCTACCGACTGAGCTAAAGGACTTAGGCCCTTTAGCAGATGGCCTGCGCCATGAGCTAAAGGACTGAAGTGCTCCCTGCGGGAATCGAACCCGCGACCTACGGTACATAAGACCGGCGCTCTACCAACTGAGCTAAAGGAGCTAGTAATCCAAACGAACTATCCCTCCACCACGACCAGCCTAGTCCATTGACTCAAGCCAGCGACGAGTCACCCACGCTTCCACATCCTCAATACGCGTCCCCTCTTTAGATACATTGTCGAAACGGAGGACCGGTGTATCCATGTTTTCAGCCTTGAGCCACTTGTTGTGCGCTGCGCCGAGTTTGTTCAGATACTCAAGAGGGATTTGGCTTTCCCCATCGCGATGCCGAATGTTAATGCGTTCGGCGCATGTGGTAGGGTCGGTGTCCACGTGTACAAACCCAGCAGGGTCAGGCACTTGTTTCGAGAAGGCATGAAACCACTTCATATAAATCTCCCATTCCATGGTATCCATATCTTTCGCATCGAGCATCATCTGAGCGAAGACGCGCATATCCGTATGGAGGCATCGCTCTGTAATGAAGATGGGACTTCCAGGGCAACCCGCAGCGCGCCAGTCTTCAATGGCCCTGTGACCATTGATTATCCGGGTAAGAATGGCTGTATTCTGGAATGTGTAGGCCCAGCGATGCTTATCCTCGTAGAATAGCTCAAGAAGGGACTTGCCATTGGAATGGCGAAGACTCATCCACGACTCCACGGGCTCATCGATGAAATGCCAGTTAGGATGGCGTTCACGGAGCCGCTTGAGAAGAGTAGATTTACCGGAGCCGATATTGCCCTCAATGGAAATGAGGACAGGGGGCGGCTGACGAGTACAAGCCTTTGCAACAGAGTGGGGTGCAGTGACAGCAGACATTTTACAGGGTGGTGGGAACGACTGGGTGGGGCGGCGACCGCAATTTTTAGGCCGGGGCCGAAGGCAGGGCAGCGCCGGCCGCCAAGGCAGCCCCGCTGCCTTCCCCATTGCTGACACCCGAGGTCAGGAAAATCCTGGTCACCCGATTGCGCTTTCCTGTCTTTCCGCGCTTACCACGCACTGCCTTTCGAGAACGAGGCCTGTTGGCAGCGGCTGCCAAGGCAGCCGCGCGGGCAGCAGCATCTCCTGCCTCGACTGCCCCTGCGTCGGTCAGATTTAGTCCAACATCCACGAGCACGAGAGTGAGGTCATCTCCATCGTATTTTGCTCGTGAAGAGCCGACAGAGGCATGTACATGAGCTCGAAGCACATCTTCCGCTGCAAAAGGGAGATTGTAGGAGCGCCGTTTGAGGGCTCCGTGCACAGCACGTGCGACATCGGCAGTCGGTTTCGAGGGACCATTGTCTGTTTCCACGAGACCATCGGACATCAGCGCAAGCACCCCGTGTTTCGGGCGCAGCCAGACGAGTGTGTCAGGATAGGCGGTGACTTTCATGGCAGTCCAGTCGACCGTCTGAAAAGGGGGGGCTGCACCTTCGTCCCATTTCATGGAGAAGTCGCCAAAGGCTCGGCTGACCATAAGATTTCCATCCACGCGTGGAGTCCCATATTCATCAATCTCCACTGTACCCCCTCCTTTTAAGATACGCGCCGTCTCAGCAGCCAGGGTAGGCTCATGTTTTCCGATTTCAGAAAGGAGGATACCTGATACGGGGTCAATCAGAAAGGTAGGAGAATCGCCGATATAGGCCATGATGATGTGTGTGGGGGTGACAATCGCGAGAGAGGCAGTCGAACCAGAGTCCCCCACCTTATGGATGATACTTGCGAGCTCCTTGTCATGTTCGATGAAGGCAGTACGGAGAATCTGTTCAATCTGGGAGGGCTGTCGGAGAACAGTGGGACCTGCGGCCTCCAGTGCACGCTGGATTCGTTTGGGTAGGAGTTCGACAGTAGCATTGACAACTCCTGCGCCTGCGTGGCCATCGAACACTGCAAAGAGGTCACATGTAGTGTTCTCCATGAGACGGCGAATGACGAACCGGTCTTCTGTGGAGGCGGGGACGCGCCCACGCCCATTCACTTGGGCTGTACCATAGAGCATCTTATTGGGAGGGCGCAAAGGGATACGTATGCGTAACCGCAGCGGAGGAGGTCCCAGGAGGCCAGGAGGCTAAAGAGGGGAGGGTATAGATAGGGTATAGGCGAAATGGTGAAAGTGATTGAAGAGGAGAGCGAGATTCCGCGTGATGGGAAGGTGATTATTGATTTCTTCGCGACCTGGTGCGGACCGTGCAAGCAGATTGCGCCGTATTATCAGCAAATGGCGGAGACATTTCCTGGCATTACGTTTCTGAAGGCGGATGTAGACGAGGCGGCGGGGCTTGCGGAAGAATATGGGGTACAAGTTCTGCCGACCTTTGTCATTCTGGATAGGGGGGTTGTTATACAAGTCATCAAGGGTGCTGATCTGAATCGGGTCATGAAAGCGCTGGGGGAACTTGAAGGGACCCAGTCCTAAGCAGGGGGCGAACCCACTCTTCCTATGCAACTCCTGCGCCGCAGGCACAATGTTCGCGGTGCGGAGCGCCGCTACATCTACGAAGGGGCGGGGGGAACGGTTTCGTTCCCCCTACATGAATGGATTGGCCGGCAGCGACTTCGTTCCTGCACTGCTGAGGTGCTGGGAGCGCTCCATAGGCACCGGCAGGTGACTGATATCTTTCAAGTAATATACATGATGATCTACGGCGGACAGAATGTGCGGCACAGACCAGTCAATGACCTTTGTATTCAAATCTGCGACCTGTGCGATGATATTATTCGGCAGGTTGCGCGCATATTGATAGTAAATGGCTCGCATGATGATTTTCAGTTCATCGACTGATTGGCGGTCAATCACGTAGCCCTTCGGCTGGCTCCGGTCAAAGACGCTTTTGCGGATAAGGGTCTGGATGCGCTCCACGTTTTCAGAGGAAAAGAAGGCCTGGGTGAGGGGAGTTTCTTCCCAGTTGCCCCGGAGCATATCGGCCTGAAAGTCTTGTTCCACATCTGTCTGTGGTGCAAATCCGGGGAGGGTCCGTGCGCTCCGGTCATTGAAATCGCTGTCGGCGAAGGCCACGCGTCCGTTTTGTCCGGCTGGGGCTTGAAAGGTAAGGGGAAGGCGGAACTCTGGAAGGCGTTGTTCGGCTCCTGGCATCTCTAACGGATTCCTCCTTTTTCCGGGCCCGCCAGTTACCGGCAGGCTGCCGGTTAAGGGAGAACTTCCGTTGTCCGTTACCGGCTATCGGCAGGGTCTTCTGCCGATTAAGGGCGAAGTTCAGTTGGCCGTTACCGGCAGGCCGCCGCCCACCGGCAGGGCGCCAGCTGCGGCCAAAATTCTTTTCTAACTCCGGGATATACAAATGTCTGCCTTCGGTATCAAGCAACACCAATCTGATTGCGGTCACTACATCAACTTGGCCAACATGGTTGGCAAGATCTACTCTTACCAGCCTACCACTGCGGGCGTCTTCGCACAAGCGGCATGGACTGCAACCACCTTCGGCTCTACCCTCTCTACCGCCGGTACAGTGGTGCTGAAGGATATGGGTAAGACTGTCGTGTCTTCTCTCCGTACCTTCCGCAAGGTGCAGCTGGTGGTACCCAACTCTGGTGCTCTCTCCACATTCGGTGTAGGCGGCAAGTCCGACGCCACTGGAGCGGAATACTTCACTGGCTACATCGAACTCGGCTTCGAAGGCAACGGAACCCCCGCCCCCGTCGCCCACTTTGGCCGATAAACGGCTTCACATTCTGCAAGCACCCTTGCATAGCCCTCACAACCCCTCTACAAAACCATTGTAATGTCTTTGTAGAGATGGACTTGGCGTTCATATTTTACATCTTCCTGTGTATCGTGATCACATCCGGCGGTAGCTTCTATTACATCAACTCGAAGCAGGCCATCACAGGCGGCATCTTTTTCTTCGGCTTCATCGCCTTTTCTGTTGTATTCGGGTTACGCTGGTTCACAGCGTCCGGCGAACGAGCGGGTGCGGCAACAGGAGGATGGCCCCCTGTCATCAACTATTGCCCCGATTTCTTAAGCTTATACGAAGTCGATGGAACACAGGTATGCATTGACACAATCGGTATCGCGCGTCAAAACGGTATTACGCAATGGAATGCTGGAAGCACACCACCCAACAGCTCACAGCAGTTCAACCTGCATTTGACTGACAAAGAGGATGTTCGCGTGAAGGCACTCTGCGACGAGTGTGCTGCCAAAAAGGTGACATGGGAAGGTGTGTACGACGGGGCCATTTGTATTGGAAATAGGCCTCCTATGCCACCTCGAGCAGGTTCGGCCTAAATCTATCGTGCGCCTCTTGAAAAGGGAGGTGACTGACAATGACATCACGGTCAAAACCAGAAACAGTATGTCTGCATCCAGCTATTGAACAAGCTCTTAGCGACTGGATTCAGACACGAAAACAACCAGCGGTTCTTTTGATTGGAGAACCTGGGATTGGGAAAACAACGATTGCCCATCGCGTCTTTGAAGCCGCCGGTCTGAAAACGGTCGAGTTCAACGCAAGTCACACGCGCTCCGGTACGTCGTTCCGAAAGATTATTCTCCCCCTTTTGCGTGAAGGAGGAATCGTACACATGATGGAGTCCGGCCAAAAAGGGGGGATTGGTGTACTCCTCGACGAGATTGACGGCCTGAGCAATGGAGAACGAGGTGGCTTGAACGAACTCCATGCCTATTTGAAGTCGAAACAGGTCCGCGAAGGTCGTCCTCTCATTCTGATTTCCAACTCGCTGGATACACGTGTTCTCCAACAGATTGCCAAACTCTGTCTCACCTTTCGAGTGGACCCTGCCGCCCCTGGTCTCTTAAAAGAGTGGCTCGGTGTGGACCCTCCAGCCAGTTACAGCGGTGACCTACGTGCCCTTCAGCGAAGCATTGCAGGTCTCGAAATCATGGAACAGCCCGTGGAGATTCCCGAGGGAGTTACACCCGTTGCATGGTGGACTCTTTGGGGAGACTGGGACCCTCTTCTCGAGTTCGACATTGAGAATAACGAGGGAAATCTCGCCAGTCTGCTCAGTCTGGAAAACATTCCAGAGCGCGTGGAAGCCTCAAAAGGGGACACACATGAAGCCTGGAATCTCTATTATTCCCTCTTTGACGCGTACAAGGTGTCCGACCAGGGGGATTACTGGGCGTTTTTCTACCAGTGCTGGACGATTCTCCCTCTATCTCTCAAGCTAAAACTCAAAATCATCAGCCTTCGTCTCGCGGCAGAGGCACCCATTGCTGCAGGGGCCAAACAACTAACTCCTGCCGATTTCCGTTACACCCCTGTGCTGACGAAACAATCTGCCATGTTCAATGCGTGGAAACTCTTGTGTGAAGTTGCCGAAACGCGTGGGATTCCTGTGCGACTTGCGCCCATGTATTCGCTCCTGGAGCTCCAAGGAGGAGCTCTACGACCGGATAAGGTTCGACGCTATGAGGCCATTAGTCTGGACCACTTCTTTAAAGGGGTGCCTGGTGGAGGAGCGGTTGCTGCTCCTGGAGACGCCTCATTCAGCTAAACCACCTTCCTCTTCGTGCAAGAGTTGTATCACTTGTAGGGGCTCCTTGCGACCAAGGCGATGGGCCCGCCCAATGATTTGTTTCTCTTCTTCGTGTGTCATCGCGTGGAACAGAATCACATGAGTCGCCGAAGTAATGTTCAGACCTGCCCCCGCATATTTGGAGTTCAAGAGAAGGCATGGCAGGTCCCCTGCCTCGAATGCGCGGAGGGAGCAGGCAATCATGTCCTTTGTGCCCTTCAGTTGTTTCACGCGTACTCCCAGTTTTGCCACGCGCGTCTCAATCTCTGCAAAGGGGTTGTCATAGCGGCTGAAAATGAGGAATCGTCCGCTCGGTGTTTCACTGAGGAGTTGCAGAAGCGCGGCGTGCTTCTTTGGAAAGGACTCTGGTTCTGCGGTGCCTGTCGGCACGATTTGATTTGCGTCGCCAGATGGAATGACCTGAATAAGGGCGGCGGCCTTCAGGGCCGCACGGCACATGGGGCAGCTCGGTTGTTTCGTGAGGGACAGTAAAATACAGGACGGACAGAAACTCCGTGAGCAGCAGGGGGTCATGAGGGGCCGCTCCAGGTCATCGTAGCAGATAGGGCACATTTCATCCGCCCCTGTTACACGCTCCTCCACGGCCTGAATCGACTCGTTCGCCTGCTTGATTTTCACGCGCAGAGCCTCCAGTGCAGCCTCTTTGGCCGCCGGCGTAGCATACTCCAGACCCGATTTAAACGCATAGGTGGATTCCAGGCGCGCCAACTCCTTTTTCATGCTCGCTGTCAAGGCTTCCACCAGGGTGACTTTTGTCTTGGACTGTACACCGAGCTTTACGAGCGCCCCTGAAATATCCCCCGCATGAAGAAGTTCGGCCACCTCCCCTGAAACAAAGGAACTCACAATCTTCTGAGTAATCGGCTGCTTACAGCGAATCACCCGCTTGTAAAGGGGGGGCAGATGAATCGACTCCTCTATAAAGGTAGGATTGCAACGAACGACCAGTCGCCCCCGCGACGGATTCACGGAATCAATATATCGGTGAAAAAAGTTCCTTGATTGCATGGCAAACTGCGTATATCCATAGGTCGTGTGCGCGGATAGATTAAAGAGTCCCTTAATCTGAGCAGCCAACCCGTGATAAGGGGCCCCAGGCGGGGCTATAAGCGAGTTGTAGAGTCCAGTCGACATACTGCAATACATATGTAAAAAGAGTAGATTCATCCAGGAGGCCGTGATATACCATGTAAACCGCGCAGTTGGCATTGCATATGTGCCAGCAATCACAATCGAGTCCGCTTCGTCTACAAAGGCGCGTTTCCATTTAATATTGTTGTGATACATCCAATCATACAGATATTTATACATTGTATTGCTGACAAGGACGACATCGGCAGCAAGAACGTCCTGTGTAAACGTGGGGCTCGTAAACGCCCCCGCTTTATCGAGGAAGACAGCGCGCAGGCGCGTTTGGTCTTTGATGTAGCTCGCCCATTGGCGAAAGAGTGTATGAGGCACAAGAATCAAGCTTCCCGCCTCTGAACAATCATGAAACTCTTTTTGCACAAGACTAAAGGTATTCTTCGTATACCCGTGAATAATCTGTGTACACCCCTTTAAAGGGGGGAGCTGGGGGAGCCGAGCGATATGGCCAAGAACCATCAAGGATTTCCCCGCACCGACGGAATCCCCCAGGATTCCATAGTTCGAATACAGGGTGGAGGAGGGGGGGGAGGACCCTGAGCAGTCTAGGCCATTCAGAAGGGCCCGCTCGTACTCTTCCATACGGTGAAGCACCGCTGCTTGATGCGCATGAAACGGGAGTCGAATCGTGTCTGGCACAGAGGTGACGCGAGGGGAGTCTGCATCCAAGGAATGAATAGATACATCTCGCATACAATCTAACATTTTGATTGTGTCCGAGTTGTATTGACTTGTCATTTGGGGGGGTAGAACTGTTCTAGCGTTTCATAAGGCGTGCACCCTTAGGCATCTTTAAAGAACTCGCGCAGAGCTTTGTCTTTGATAAATTGATTCAGTTTCATGGCCGTGCGTTTCACGACGGGCGATTCCACTTCGCGCATCTTCGTCTTATCAAAGGTGTTTTCGCTGTGGCTCATCACGAGCATCACCTTCATAGGGTCGAGCTGAATCATGGGATTTGAGTAGTCATTCAGAAACGATTTTTCTTCTGCATGTGTGACTGTTTCGTCATAGGTGTTATTCTTTCCGTAACTTGAGCGCCAGGCCATTGTGCCATTCGTCGCATGATTTGCATTGTAGGGCCCGAGTTTGTAAATCGTCTGAATATCAGTGTAATACATGTAGATTTCGGAGGCCCCTGCGAGTTGTACACGAGGTTGTTTCTTGAATGCGGTCACCACGGTAGCCACGCGGTCAGGGGTGTAGTAGTCGTCATCGTCCATGGCCACACAAATCTCTCCCCGCGCCTCCGCATTCAGGCGATTGCGCTTGGCGCCAATCGTGAGCTTCTCAGGGAGACGAATGTAGCGGAGGTTGGGAATGGCAGCACGCAGCTCGGCAGAGGAAAAGACATCTTCTACACTGTCCGTCCCATCGTCGAGAATAATCCATTCCATTCGGTGGCTCGGATAGGTTTGTGCCTTGTAGCAGGCAATCAAGGCAGGCATGAACCGGCGGCGATTGTAGGTAGGAGTCAGCACAGATACAAAGGGATATGTGATGGCTTCTTGTTTGGAGCAGGCGGAGGGTGTAGGGGCAGGGGGCATTCTCTTACTAAAGAGGAAGTGGGGTACGCTTAGGCGACTATCCACACGTAGCCCAGGATAGATAGAATTGAGGAGACGATAGCTGCAACAGAGGACCAGCGTAAAAGGGACTTGCTTTGTTCCAGAGACGCCTCGCCTGCCTTGTCAACTTCATTCTGGCGGAATATACGGTAAGAGAAGAGTTTACTCATGGTTGAACGAGGCACGTTTCCTAGAATAACCTGAGGACTCTCTTCGCCTGACCAAGGGAGGAGTCCTGCCTGCCAGACAGGGGGGCGAATCGCTCCATAGAGAAGGGAGAGGGGAAATCCGAGTGCCCCATAGATGAAATAATAGAGGCGGATTCCCCAGAATACTTCGGTGATATAGGCATTGGCAATGATACTTCCTCCTAAAAGGGCGGAGGCGACAAGGGTAAGGATCATGATACCGAGGGCGACCCAACGAATGCCTGTCTGAAGCGCCCGCACACCTCCTGTGCTCGTGTTATTTTCAATATCCGTTCGCCTGGCTTGTAGGTCTTTCAATGATGCAGAAAGTGAGGCCCCTGTCTCCACAGTGGAAGGCAGGTCCTCCTTGGCGGCGATGGCCTTCTGCACAGCTGCTAGGGATGCCTTCGCGGATGTATCGAGCGCCTGTACACTCGTCTTCAGGTCTGCAGGAAAAGTCGTATTGGTTTCCACGAGTGTACGTTCTGCTGCGATTGCAGTCACCGCCTCTTGTACTGCCTTGAGTTCATTCTGTCGAGTCGCTGCGTCCTGTTCGGCCTTGGCTTTTGCGAGCTCCTGTTCCACTTTCACACGGTCTGCCTCGATTTGGGCCGGTGTCTTATTCGTGGCATCCGTTAGAGTTTGCGCCTTTTCCTTCAAGGATTCTAACACGGAAATATAGTTGCTCGAGATACCAGCTGACTTTGCAGAATCAATCGCGAAGTTAATGCCAGTTAGGGTGCTACTTGCAGCAGTTTTTGCCATGTCAAGTTGACCAGACACTTCCTTTTGATTTAAGAAGGCTGCAGGGTCGGGGGTGCTTGATGTCAATCCAAGAGAGGATAAGAGATCCATACTAACTCGCTAACCTTATGCAGGATTTTTGCCGCTCTTACAGAGCGTACTCGCGGGGCTCGTAGTTCCGCTCTTAGAGAGCGTACTTCAAGCCGCCCATACCTGAAGCCACTTCGAACCAGTTGAGATTCTCCACATAAACTGTCACATTATAGGTATAGTTCGGATTCACAGGTAGCGGGTAGACATCGAGTTCCAGTTGAAACACGCGGATTTTGCTCGAGTTAATCGAGCCCGATGGTTGAATCGGATTCTGGTCCAGTTGGAAGGAATAGAGCAGGAGCCCATCCTGTCCCACCCCTTTTACGTATTGATAGGCACTGAGCCAGTTGAAGAACTCGGAAGGGCGTGCTTCCTGAATCTCATTTCCATCACAGAGTACGCGCAGACTACGGATTATATCACGCTGGGCATTGGGAATCAGGAGGCCGGATGTCCCACTTTGTTGACTTGCCGCTAAAATGCCTGGCGTGGGCTGATAGGGAGCATTTGGATAGTTGACCCAGTTTGTAAAGTTGACAAAGTCATTTCGATTTAGAGAATCGGACCGGCGTTGCACAACCAGAAGGCGCGTGATAGGGTTGTGTGTCTGGAGGTCCACGACCTGTCGATTGATGAGACCTGGAAAGGGGTAGGGCGTAATCTGTCGCAGAATATACGCAAGGGGGCGACTTGCAAAAATGGTCTGCTCATCTTTTGGCAAATACACGAAGTTCCCCTGCAGCCTGGCATTTATAAAGATGGAGTTAAGAGGGGGAGGGGTCACACCAATATCCGTCAGGAAGTTTCGAATCTGGGGCGACGTATCCGAGTTCGATGCATAGAGGGGGTTGTTCGTTTCGAGTTCAGTTTGCGTGGAGTTACTCTTAAAATCAGGGTTCACACGCAGCCCAGTGTCATCAAGAACTGTATAGAGTGTGTTGAGCGGGGCGAGGGTAAGTTGGACTTCGCATTCATGCCCTTGCAGTCCCACAAGGGGGACCGCTTGAGAAGGAGACTCTGTAAACCAGAAGGACAGGGGCACATAGATGGTCTGGCCGAAAATGGAGGGGCGATTCGTCTGGGGAGTCCCTGGGGGGAGAGTCGGATTTGTAATGACCGTGGGATAGCCCGTACCCGATGTGCCACCTGCATAGACACCTTCCGAGGGGTTGGTCAGCTCCGCATTGTCGCCTACGAGCGTGCGCCATTTAGCAAAGCTGTCCTGGTCCATATCCAGTAGGGCGCGACTCACCAAATAGGAGCCGTCGAACTCCTGGATTTTCTGGCCACCCACAAAAAAGGCGGCATTTTGAATCATGGCCGCACCGATATAGCGGACCCACTGGAACTCCCATTGGTTGATTCGGCCACCTGATGTGGGCGGAATATTCTTACTGAAAATGTCTGGAAGGCGGAAGACGAAATAGAGCTCGGATAGGAGGTCACCATAGCGTGGGATTTTTGCCCGGAGACGAATGGGTGTATCATAGGAGACTTCATTGGGGCCCTCAAGAGGAATGGCAATATTCTCCATGGCAAAATGGGTGTACCGTTTGAAGGCCTTGTAGAAGTAGGTCATTTGAGGATTGCCGCTCAGAATGACGTTCTGTGCGCCATAGGCAACGAGTGTTAGGATACCTCCTCCTGTCATCTCTTCGTCGAATCGTTAATTGAACCGAAGAAGATATGCTTAAGGTGCGGGGCGCGGCGGGCGCGAGCGTGAGCCGATGGGTCGATTGGGTAGCTCTGCGCCGCAGGCCGCCCACCAACAGGACTCTCTAGAGTCCGCCATTGGTGGGTCTGGCACGAATCCCGCCAAAGGCGGGATTACTGGTTGGCCCACCAATCGTCCGCTAAATAGGGAGGTTTGTCCATGGACTTTTGTCGCATCTTTGTGCTGGCTCCAGCGGCCATCAGTGTCTGGATTTCCGTGACGGAAAGTGCATACCGGGTGTAAATCAGATTCGACAAATACCCTTTAAAGGCGCCGTCGATGTGGAAGGTATTCTCGGACCCTCCTAACGCTGGCATCGTTGATCCGGTAAAACTACTGTATCGTGCATTGGAGAAGAGAATCAAATCCTGGAAGTTCTGGTAGGGAATCGTGTCCTTGAAGGAGAGGCGTGTGGCCAGGTTTCCATTCACGAAGACATCCAGGCCAGACTTGTAGCAGTTGAGGACCACATGTACCCACTTATCCACGGGGATGTTGCGCACATCCACAAATGTGTAAGGATTCTTGTAGGTATTCATGAAGATACGCATAGTATTCGTATCACCCTTCATAAATACACCAGGACCCATGAGGGGCCACGGGCACGCAAAGCCCTTGTGGAACACATGCTTGAGATGGTCCTGTCCTGTAAAGGTGGAAGGCTGGACGTAGATATAGAAGGAATAGGCGAACTCAATGCCCGTGCGCTCATTCATAGACAGACCAATCGGCTTCGCATCTGGATATTTGGAGAGGTCCTGGCGAATCGTAATCGGCATATCTTCTGAGCCGGCCGTATAGTCAAGAAGCGTCATAAAGCGATTCGCATTTTTCGCCGTTGTCTTGTATAAGAGTTCAAGAACGAATCCTGCAACGAATGCAATCAGAATCATCATCAGGCCATATACAATCTGGCCGGACGGTGCGGGACTTTGAAGTGATGAGTCCATCCTAGTTACCTAACGCAGAATTCGGATTTTTCTCTGTCTAGGCGCCTGTGAAAAGAGACCCGAACCATTTCAGTGCATTATTGGTTGTGCCTTCAGGCCCTGAAATATAGGTACGATAGATTTCGCCAGGGTTCATGGAATAGTTTGCAACAGACAGCCCTGTAATATATCCATCAAATCCACCCTTGTCGCAAATGACGGCCTTCACGCCGGTTGGGTCTGCCTTGAAATAGCTGTTGGCCACACAACTGCGGGCCAGCTTACCATCAAGGTAGACATCGATTGTGCGACCACTTATGACAACGGCCAAGTGCACCCAGCGCTGGAGGTCAATCTCGGCCAAGTCACACATTGGTTGCACATCGGATGAAGAGGATGTCGTATCTGCCATTGCGGCAAAGAGTGCTTCCACTTGTTCGCCGCCAAGATCGGGTGTTTCCGCCACAGTCGTAGTAGTATAAAACCCCTCTGTAGGTTTATTCGGCGCCCCTTGGAAGTTGTCCGCCACATCCGCCGTGTGAACGCGCACCACTACTGAGTTACGCGACCCTCCCAAGCCAACCAACAGAGTGGAGAAATGGTCACCCTTCAGTTGGAAAATGTGCTTCACCTTATTCTGATTGCGCATGTAGGAGCTAATATAGACCCATGTGCTGAACGAATACTCCCCCCCTTCAAAGATGGGGGGCACCTTCGCTGGGTCTTTGACCATCTCCGTTGCCGTATGACGATTTGGCACCAAGACTGTCATGTTTGAGCTGCTTCCAGAATAGAGAAAGTCATAGAGAAAATAGATTGCGACCAAGCCAGCTGCAGTCAGAAGCACTGACATTGCGCCAAATACAACACTGCCACCACTGTTTTCCATGTCTGGATTCTATCTATCCATCATATTTCCCTTGAGGAGTTATGCATAGTTTGTGGTCCAATCGTATAGGGGGGATGCTGGGCGAATCACAGGACTATTGAAACATCCGCCAGGTGGACAGAGATTGATGGAGGGGACCATTTCAGAAAGGCGAATGGATGAGATATCTGGAGAGGCACTTGGAAGAAGACCCATAATATCCTCCTTTGCAGTTGTCACATAGGGGCGCCCACGGGTATCCGATGTGCTTGTGTAGAGACCTGCCACGTCTGCACTGGAGTAGCGCGTGGAGAAGACCTGGAGCAGAGCAAGTTGACCGCCCAGCCCAGGTGAACCGGAAACAAGCCCACTAAAGTTGGCGGCAGTCGATGTATTTGAGGGCATATACATTGTCTTTTGAGACAGAACAAGGCGGTCATTGTAATAAATATCAAATCGGCGACCTTCCCGTGCAATCGTCACCATTGTCCATTTCTGAAGAGGGAGAGGGGGGAGAACCATTGTTTCCATGTAGTGTTGCACCGATTGGCCGGCCATGCCTCCACTCGTAGGGGCAGGACCTTCCGTTTTCACAAGGAGGTGTGTAGAGGCAGTTCCTTGGCGGCTCGCATCCGGGGCAGTCAGTACTTCGAGCCCAACAATCCCGTCGAGATTCACTACACTTGAAAAGGACTTGTGTGCGCAGACGGAGCAATCTCCTGTTGCAGCGCATTTACAGGGTCCGTACTGGCCATTTGCGCAGGATGTTTGGTTCTCATTCACTTCGCACGGAGCATGTACGCTAGTGCGATTGGAGGCGCCGAGGAATACATACGCGGAAAAGGTTCCCTCGGACCCTTCATAATAGGCCTTTACAGTGGCACGTGGAAGGATAGACTCTTGTTTGCTGAGCTCGAAAGGGCCGGTGGCTGCCGCGAGCACTTTGCCTTTGAACTTCGGGAACATAAACATGATAATCACCAGAGTCAATAAGACTGCGGTGCCTAACAGTATCCAAACGTTGGACATCTCTATCGTGTCCTTCTATTAGGTTTTGGGTGGAGCTCTAAAGAGGGTATCGGCTGCAACAGGCATTCCATAGGCGCGCACATCACGGGCCTTGAGAGGGCGGGGCCAGAAACTTAGATTCGCCACTTTCATATTGGAACCGAACATGGCAGGTACTGTATAGAATACAAACCTCGCATCTTGTGGAAGCGGGGGTTCCGTCAGAGGCATAGATTGCACGAGACGACCATTCAGATAGACCTCCACGAATGTCTGTGTAAAGATAATCATGGTGCGGAAGACTTTGCGAAGGGGGACATTCTCTATGGCAGGAAGCTTGACTAAGTGTTTCGGGGCACCGGCACCCTCGCTACTTGTGACAATCGCAACCGTCATGTCGTTCTTAATGGGGTCGAGGTAGACTAGGAGGTTCGTCTGAGAAAACTTTGTCGTATCGAGAAGAGTGCTTTCTCTGTCCGTCGATGCCAGTGGTACAGGGACCTGTGACCGATAGAGGAGTACACGAGGCACTTCTGTTGCGAGAAAATCTCCACTCAGGTAGGTGTCAAATCCAATCGTATAGTCACAGTTTGGAACCGCCACGAAGTTGCCAGCTATATCCGGTGTGGCAACTTTGTCTTGAAATGCCTTCTGCTGGTCGGAGGCCGTGGGAATGCTAATGAGTCCATCATCTTCTTCTGAAAAGGAGAAGATGGGGTAAATCGTAAAATGAATGGAGATGAGAATCAAAAAGAGCAGGAAGGCAGTAATGGATGTATAAAAGAGAAGGCTAATCGCGGTCTGAAACATTGTGGAGACTCCCTGTCCCCCTAATGCGCCGATTCCTCCTAAGACGGGCATGACCCATGATTTCCTTTGGGGGGGTTGTGTTGCAGCGTTTGTTGGAGTCGACATTGTCTCACGTAGTCCTATTGTTTAGAGATCTTTCTTAGACTGGTCAACCCGTCTAGAACGAAAGGGGTTTCGGAATGCTAATGCCGGTTTCCCCTTTGTTGACCCACCAAAGGGTCGCTCCCGCTGCGAGGACAATGCCGGCCCCAATCAGCCCCCCTTTTATCATCGAGCGGATATCCACTTCATCCAGGTATTCCTGATTCACGACGGGAGACACCCCGCGCGCCCCAATCCGTTTGTAGAAGGTCAGTGCCTCCAGTTCGCTCACGGCCGCCTTTCCGAGGGACTTATTTACCTCATTATGAAGACCGACGGTCCACTTGAACAGGTCCGCACGACGGTCAAGGTGCGGCGTGAGGGGTGCCTTTTGCAGGTGCTGTTGATAATGCTCTCGGCAAATCGGGCAGGGAATGAGGTGAACGAGGCTCTCGTAGAACTCTTTGGCTGCACGTTTATGGGCATAACTTGGCTGAGCTGGATAGGCCAGTGCAACTATATGAATCGTGTGCCAGAAAAAGGGTCCCCAGACGGCAGGCTGCAACTTCATGTCGTCGCTCTCTGACGGGGACTTCTACATTTGACCCGATGCCTAAACGCGCAGTACAAGATGATAGGTAGCAGTGGGTCATCGACCAGTATGACATCAAAACAATCATATAGCCATTTTTTTCAACATTCTTCTGCGCTCGACTCCATTATTTGCACCAACTGTTCTATGCAAGGCCACACGTCAAAACACTGTCCGAAGCCCATTACAAGTTATGGAGTCATTCTCTTTCGAATCCGTGAACAGCATGCCCCTTTATGGAATCAGGCCGATGCACTCATCCATGGGAGTCCTACCGGCATTGACACTGAAAAATACCGTCTTGAGTTTCTTATGATTCAGCGGCGCGACAGCATCGGGTTTATTGAAATCATGCGCGGAAAATATAAGCCGTCTGAACATGCGTATATTCTGAAGAACATCGCGGGCATGACGGGGCGGGAGAGGGAGAAACTTCTTCATGAGCCGTTCGACCGACTCTGGGAGGAACTCTGGGGGCCGATTCAAGAGGGGAGCCATTCGTATCGGAATGAACGCGAACAGGCGCGGACAAAGTTGGAGGCTCTGCGTACAGGGACTCCCTCGTTAGAGGAGTTGATGAGCCGCGCAGGGGATGCATGGGAGACTCCAGAGTGGGGATTTCCAAAAGGGCGGCGCGACATGCATGAATCGGAGTTTACCTGCGCCATGCGTGAAATGTGGGAGGAGACCAATATACGCGAACGGGATGTGTGTGTTGTGCGCGGAATGGAGCCACTCGAGGAGGAGTTTCGCGGCTCTAATGATGTTGTCTATTTGCATAAGTACTATATGACGTATGTCCCACCTGGAAAGGGGGGGCAACCTTATGAGCAGATTATCCGAGAAAACAATCATGTTCGCCGTGAAATCGGTGATATCCGCTGGTGTAACCTCGAAGAAGCCCTGACTCTTATTCGTCCTGAAAACGAAGAAAAGAAGAAGGTCCTGCTCCGGGCCTCGCATCTTCTTTGCCATTTCTGCCCCATCCTCTTAGGGGCATCCCCCAAGGTCTCCGTACTTGGAACATCCCCTGGATTCGGCGCACTGTCTGGCCTCCCTGTGTTAGAGTCGAGTGACTCGGAAGAGCAGGCGGAGAGGGGAGGGAGCTTATAGGGCATAGGCAGCGCTCAGTTTACACGAAATAACTTTAGCAACCAGCGGTAGATGGCTGCTCAGAGTGTTGAGGCCGAACCAACCAAGGATATAGACAGCGCCGCCGCCGCGCCGGCTGCCCAGCCGACAGGTGCCGATTTGCTCGACCTGTGGAACAGCAATCGCCTGCCCTTTTCCGAGCGCGACGCCCTCCTCGAACGAATCGAACAGGCAGGCCTCCTGCCTCGCATCGCCACTGCCATGGATGAATGGGAACGCGAGGGGGGGCTCTATCCTGACACGGAGGACCCTCGATTTATTGAGAAACTTATGGCCAAGCAGGAGTTTGCCGAGAGCCGACAAGACAGTATCAAGCAGCAGATGGATGAGGGGGTTGACCCCTGTAACCAGGAGTTCGAGCTTACGCCTGTGCAACGATTTGTCGGTCGATTCCTGTCTCCTCAGTGCCCCTATACATCGGCCCTCCTCTTTCACGGGGTCGGTGTGGGAAAGACCTGCGCGGCGATTACCATCGCTGAAAACTACCTCCGAGCCTTTCCGCGGAAATCCGTGTTTATTGTTGCACCACGCAATATTCAGCCCGGATTTCGTCAGACCATCTTTAACGATGACCCTGACACGTTTGTGATTCCTGACGAGGAGGCTGCGCCAAGTCAGGCAAAGGGGTGCACGGGCTCCTCCTATTTGAAGCGCACAGGCATGGAGTTCGAAAAGGACCGTGCAAGAGCGGTGCGCGCCGTGCGAGACTCCGTCGCGTCCCGCTATACATTCATGGGATACATCCAGTTCTACAACTACATTCAAGAGGTCATCAAGGATATTCCCAAGACGCTCGATGAGGATGTCTATCGGGCCGAACGTCTGCGACGTCTTCGTCGCGAGTTCAGTGGGCGCATGTTGATTATCGACGAGGCGCACAATCTGCGTGATACACCTGGAGAAGTGGAGGGAGATAATCGCGACAATCCTGGAGGGGAGGGCGAGGTCAGTGAATCCACGGCTGGGAAGCGCCTCACGCCGGCGCTCGAAGGGGTGCTCGATGCGGCGGACGGAATGAAGCTGGTGCTCTTGACCGGTACACCGATGTACAACTCCTATAAAGAGATTGTCTTTCTCATGAATCTGCTGCTGCGCAATGACAAGAAGGCGCTGATTTCGGAGCGCGACATTTTCACTCCACAGGGGGAGTTTCGGCCCGCCGCGGCTGGGGGCAGGGGCCCCTCACGCAGTGGGCAAGAGATTCTGGGGGGAATCGCGGCGGCCTACGTGAGTTTTATGCGCGGAGAGAATCCGCTGTCCTTTCCGATTCGTTTGAAGCCCCAGGGAGTGCCTCTGCTCGAGGAGTGGCCGGCATTTACTCCTACAGGGGCGCCGATACCCGATGAGCCCCCCAAGGAGGGAGAGCCGACGATTCGCCAGCGGATGTTGAAACTTCCCTTCGTGCCCCTCAGTTACGAGGGCGACTCCATCGAAGACTACAAACAGCTCTCGGATGAAATCGTCGTGCGCGGAGGAATCGGTATTAACAGCATCGACGAAATGGTGCAGGCAGGAAACTGGCTCTTCCCAGCGCCATCCGGTCGGCAATCACGTGATACAGGGTTTGACGCCTGTTTCGAGACGACAGGAGGACGTGACATGCCCCCTTTTCAGTCCCGCACGGCAGATGCCAAATGGTTGCTGACGGACCAGCTCGGCACAACGTCGCCCAAGGCGAAGTTCATTCTGCAGAGGGCAGCCGGCGCAAAAGGGCCTATGTTTGTGTATTCTCGCTTCATCAAATCAGGTGCCCTCCCTCTTGCGCTAGCCCTGGAGGCAAATGGCTATCTCCCATGGGACCGGCCCCCTATGCTGGTAAATGGGGTGCAGGACGGGCTAGGAGGGCAATGCGCGCTCTGTCCACGGCGGGCAACCAATCACGGAGGGGCGAATCACAAGTTTGTCCAAGCCAAATACTGTCTTATCACAGGGCGCTCCACGATTTCCCCCAAAAACAAGGAGGCGATTCGGGCCGCACGAGGAGTTGATAATCTCCTGGGGAAAGTCATCAAAGTGGTGATTGGCTCTCAAGTGGCCTCAGAGGGTGTGGACTTTCGTTTTATTCGCGAACTTCATTTGTTTGACAGCTGGTTCCACTTGAATAAGATGGAACAAGTACTCGGTCGCGGGGTTCGTTTCTGTTCGCACTCCCTTTTGGATGAGGAGAAGCGCAACTGCACAGTACATCTGCTTGTTCACAAGGTGGAAGGAGAAGAGGTGGAGACGGCGGATTTGTACATGTATCGCGAGGCCATGGTCAAAGCTCTGCAGGTGGGGCGCGTGACGCGGGTCTTAAAAGAGTATGCGATTGACTGCAACTTGAATCGTGACGCCATTATTGTGAGCGGCCTTCTGAAGCAGCGGCACACCGATTCCCAGGGGGAGTCGCGCGGCGAGATTGATGTGAATGACACGCCCTTTACCTATGTATGTGACTGGATAGAATGTGACTACACATGTGCAAAGCCTGTCGATAGTAAAGATGCGGGGGCGGACCTGTCGACCTACAGCGAGTATGCCGCACGATGGCGCGAAGCCGACTTGAAGCGGGCGATTCGCGCCCTGTTTGAGTCACGAAAGCAGCCCGTATTTCAACTCGAAGAAATCCTGGACATGATGTCTGCTGTTCCTCCACGGGCGATTCAGGGTCTGTTAGCGGAGATTGTGGGGAATCAGGCGTTTCGGGTTCGGCTCGGCAATAAAGAGGGCTATATTGTCTATCGGAACGGCTACTACATGTTTCAGCCCGACTATTTGGCCGATATACGGGCGCCGCTGGCGCTTCGTGTGGCAGATGTGCCTGTCAAACGTGATTCGTTCGCTCCTATCAAGTTCCAAACGGAGCGGGCCGAGGCAGGAGCGCCTGCCGCTGCTGTCGCTGTGGCCGAGGCAGCTCCCAAGGCAGTGGAGGCTGCCCCCGCTGCCACGGACGGCCTTCGACAGTTCTGGGCGGCTATAAAGCAGTGGGCAGTGGACCTGGCAGCAGCCTCTGCCATACGAGAGAATATCCCTCCTGCCTGTTGTGAAGCCATTGATGCCCGCTTTACAGGGGATGAGCGCACGCGTGAACGAGAGCGTCTGATTATGGTGAACTGGCTCTACGACTACATCGCCTCTTCAGAGGACTATACGGAGGAGCAGAAGCGCAGCTATTTGCGCGGGCTATCCGATGCGCTCTTAGAGTTTGTGTGGGATGAGAGCATGCAACCGATGGAGCAAAAGGCCCTTCTTGACTCTGGAGATGAGACTGCCCAACACGTTGGGCGCGAGCAGACAATGAAACGAGGGACCACAAGCGTGTTCCGCTACGTGGATGCGACCACAGGGGCCATTCGATACATCTGCGGAGAGAAGGAATGTTTCGAGTCAGTGGCCCGCGAGTTTGAGCGTGATTCGACGGACCCGCTCAATACATTGAAGGCCGATAGGACCACAACGGGGCGGACCTACGGATTCATGGTGCCAAAAGCGAAAGAGGGAAGGCTTGTATTTAAGACCAGCGATGCCCCTTCGGAGCCTGGAAAGCCGCCTGAAAAGGGGAAGGAATGTACGATTGTCAGTACGATTTCCTACCATATTACGGAGTTGAAGGCCATGGCAGCTGTCTTGATTGACGAGGGATATCCGAAGTTTATTCTGACGGAGGATGTGTTGGATGAGAAGGCGCGCCGTCGACGAGAAAAAGAGGAAGCAAAGATGGCGGGGCGGAAACTCCCTCCTGTTGTGGTGGAACACAAAGTCTGTGGAAGTCATGAGCCGAATGCAAAGGGGACGCGTAGTTTTGAGAACTCGACGCGAGCCTGTGCATTGAAGGATATTGTTCTGCGGTGGTTGGATGCGATGATTCGACACAGGGGTGCTACAGGCGATGGTGGTCGTCGATATTTCTATCGCCCGATTGCTGCTGCGAAGACGAAACACAAAGGCACAGTTACGAAGGTATAGGGAGGGTGCAGCACCTAAAATTGAGACTCGCCTTCCATGAAAGGTGGGTAGAGAACAGAACAGATGCAACATACAGCCATCTTCGAAGAACAAGTTACACTTGAACCCAGGGACCAAAAACGGAAGATTACGTCGATTGAGTCGATTCTTCTGAATAAGTTACAGGCGAAACTCGAAGGGCGGTGCTCTCGCCATGGATTTGTACTTCCAGGAAGTGTAAAAATCCTCTCCCGTTCGATGGGCACTCTTGAAAAAGGGCGATTTACAGGGGGCGTGCTGTTCTATGTACAGGCGGAGGGGGAGGTACTGAATCCACCGGATGGAGTTGTTGTGGAAGGGGAAGTGATTCGAAAGAACAAGATGGGGATGTACGTTTCGTATGAGAATGCCATTCGGATTATTGTTCCGCGCGACCTCCACATTGGGCAAAAGGAGTTCGAAGATGTGGAGATTGGAGAACGGGTCCAGGTGGAGATTAAGAAGGCACGCTTTCAGGTGAATGATCCGTATATTCTCGCCGTTGGTGTCTTCTTAAAGGTGGTTGGAAAGGGAGAGGGGAGGGGGGAGGCGAAGGCCGCTGTACCTGCAGCAATAGCCCCCGTCGAAGAGTTGGATGGAGAAGAGGGGGGCGAGGCTGAGGAAGAGGGGGGCGAGGCTGAGGAAGAGGGTGCCGAGGCTGAGGAAGAGGGTGCCGAGGAAGAGGAAGAGGAGGCCGAGGGAGAGGAAGAGGATGCTGAGGGAGAGGAAGACGATGTTGAGAGTGAAGGGGCCGCGGCTTTCGACTTATAAATAGGAACGCTGTCTGAGTAGATTCGTATGAGCCAGAGTGCTGCTGCCCTGACAAATGAAGAATACGAGGAACGAAAACAGGTATTAGTCGAGTTGAAACTACTGACAAAATATGAACAAGGGGAGGTGTTTAAACGTCTAAAGATGCACTCCGCAGAGTTTAGTGAAAACAGCAACGGAGTTTTTTTTGACCTCTGTAAACTTCCGGCAGAAGCCTTCCAGGATATGAAGCGATATGTCGAGTTTTGTCGAAAAACTCGCCAGGACTTTGCCCAACGCGAAGAGGATGAGCGCAAAGCACAAGAAGCTCTTAGTGGCCCCGAACTCGACGGCCAAGTCTACTACGCATCCTAGGCTAAAGCCCGATGACATACCTATAGATAGGACCACCCCAGCAATAGAAACCATGTCACACACCCCTGCCATGACTGTTCTGAAGCAACTTCAATCATGGATTCAAGAGAATCCCAATCGGACGCGCGAAGTGCCCCCGATTGAGATTCGTGTCATTTCCGATACCCAAGAGGGCGAGGATGTCCCGGCCACAGTGGCTGGTGGCCTCGTACCTACTCCTCTTGAGCCCCCTGGACCGGTCAGCCACGTCCTTTGGAAGACCGACCCTGAGTTCCGCGCGGCCACGGCACAAGTGCGCCGGTCTCTCCTTCGCGAGGCGATTCTGCTTGTCACGGAGCGGGCCGATGCCGAGTTGCGCGGAGTGAAATGGCAGCGAAAGAAGGTGATTGAGCAACTCGCCGCGCAACAAACTGCCGCCGTGAGCCCCCCTATGGAGACGGCTGAGCTGGACCGTGCCCTGGCGCATCTCTACAACTACCAAAAAGTGATTGTAGACGAGGCTGGAAAGAAGGTGAAGTTTGTGCCTGCTGACCCGCGTACCTGGTCCGCGGAGTTCCCTATTTGGGGGGCCACCACAGGCTCGCGCGCGGTTCTCCACCGTAAAGGGGAAGAAAGTATCGGTACAGGGCTCGCTCAGTGGTTGGAAGCCCGTGAAAAGGATGGGTGGGTCGTGTCGTGGCCTGAGGCGGAAGGGACCTTGGACGATATTCGCGGGAAACTTGCGCAACGCGGGATTAGTCACCTGCCCCGGGTGGACAAGCCGAAAAAGGCGGATTGGGCGCTGGCCCTTGGTCGTGCGGAATCGATTGCACACCTTCTTGCGATTGGGGGGACCGTGGGGGCCTCCTAAAATTGGCGTCTGGAAAGGCTGCCCGCCACCGCCCAAAGCAATAGCTACACAGGTGAATAGAACCTGAGCCCTCCATGGAACTTTTCTCTGCAGAGGCCGAAAGTATTCAAAAGCGGGTGTCCGAATGGATCGGTCACCCGAACTTTGAACTCGAGGCAACCTTCGGAAATGCGGCTGGAGAAGTGGACTCGACCACCTTTCTCAATGTCGCCAAACGACTCCGTGCCAAAGGATACGTGGCACTCCCTCAAGAGGACAGGCTGACCATTACGACTCCGGATCATCTGCGTGTAACGCTGACAACGATGGGAGTGATTCGGACCTACTGCGAAGATGATAGTCTCGCAGGAAAACCGTTTACTGCCATTATTAAGGACCGTGCCACGGCGGAGGCCCAGGTCGACCTCGATGACTACGGTGCGCGCGTGAAGATGCGGCGGGAGATTCCCCTTGCGCGCGAGGATGCGTTTCTCAAGGCGGCCATGGACAGCTGGCCGCAGCAGCGCAAGGCCTTTCGCATTATTCGTCGCTGGTCCTTCGAGGCCGACGGGATTCGTGTCGACATGTCCATTGTTCGTAGTACGCCAAAGGATAAGCGGGGAGGATATCGCTGGCAATCGAAGTTCAAAGACCAGGCTGTCACGTCGGCCAAGCCGACGTATGAGATTGAGGTCGAACTTCTGCACAAGGAGGGGGATACTGCGGAAGCTGCCATGAAGCGTCTCATTCGCGGCATGGGCGAAGTCCTCCGCGGCATCCAGAAAAATACGATTCTCATCCGCAAGTCGGTGAAGGAGAAGGTTCTCACTGGCTACAAAGACATCGTTGGTGCTGCCCAGTTCCGTGGACCGAATCTCCGTGTACTCCTGAAGAAGAACTTCACCAAGGAGCGCGTAAAAGGGGAGGCGAATATCCGCGACGGGTACAACGTGACAGACAAGGCCGACGGTCTTCGTGTGATGTGCTATGTCGACTCCAAAGGGGATCTGTATATGATTGACATGGCACTTAATGTCTACAAGACGGGTCTACGTCGCCCTGAACTCCGCCTGTCTCTTGTGGATGGAGAATGGGTCACGCAGACGCATGATACCCCCCCCAAGCCGATTCAGATGTTCCTTGCGTTCGATATCTTCTACGCGCCGGATAAACGTGACGTCAGCCAGTTCCCTTTCCAGCCTGGAGCAGTGCAGCGGGTGGTTGCGCGAGCCCCTGGGGCCGCAGGAGAGCCTGATGCGGCAGGGGCAGCAGCGGCAGCTTCTCAACCGAAGGAAAACAGTCGCCATTTCCAGCTGACGCAGTGGGTGGAAACCTGGAACAAGGGCGACGGACCGAAGGTGACTGTCACAGGCATTAGCGAGCTTACCAAGCTGCGCGTGGCCATGAAAGAGTTCATCTTTGCCCGTGCAGGTGACGACAGCATCTTTCGCGCGGCGGAGCGTGTACTTGGGACCTATCGTGCCTACTACACCGATGGTCTCATCTTCACGCCCAATGCCAGCCCTCTCCCGCGCGAATCCGAAGCCACCTTCTATGAACAGTTCAAGTGGAAGCCGTCGCAGGACAATACCATTGACTTCTTGGTCGTGACGGAAAAGGAGGGGGAGTCGAAGGACATCGATAAAATCAGCTATTCAGAGAAACCCGATACGCATCAGCTTGTAAACTATAAGACTCTGCGCCTATTTGTGGGTGGTCGCGCTGAGAACCCGCGCGACACAGTACTGGAAATGAAGGAGTTGCCGCGCGAAGGAGGGCGGGGGGCGAAAAAGGGGGAGTATAAGCCGATTCTCTTCACGCCGAGCGAGTTTCCCAACCCGTCGGCAAGCATCTGCAATCTGGAAGTACATCGCGATGAGGATACTGGAGAGGAGTATGTGGCAACGGAGGATGGCGAGCCTATCCAGGACAAGACCATTGTGGAAATGGCCTATGACCCGTCGCGCCCACCTGGATGGCGCTGGATTCCCAAGCGCGTGCGCATGGATAAGACCGAAAAGTTCCAGCGCGGTGTCATTCTGCGTACACTCAACGGTCAGCGCACAGCCGAAGAGACATGGAACAGTATCTACGACCCCATTTCGATGTCGATGATTTGCCGCGGCACGGAGGAGCCGAATGCGGAGGAGCTGGCGGCGATTGGTCAGACCGCGGAATCGCGGAAGCAGATTGCCCGTCGGTACTTTGACCGCAACGACCAGACGGACCAGGAACATCATGCGGCGGGGCTGAAGAAGTTCCACACGCGCTGGATTAAGGAGCGCATCCTCTATAGGGTGGGGCTGAGTGGGCAGCCCACTGCGGGAGCCCCAGGCAAGTCGCTGCTTGACCTCGCCTGTGGGATGGCAGGAGACCTCCACATTTGGCGGCGCGCGGGGGTCGGATTCGTCCTCGGCGTCGACAATGCGGCGAAGAATATTATGGGGACCGATGACAGTGCCTATAAACGCTATGCATCTGTTGCAGCGGATGCAGGTGGTCTTGATGTCGTGGAACCGATGGTCTTTGCCATCGCCGACGCCTCGCGCCCTCTTGTGAATGGGTCCGCGGCGGGAGACAATCAGGCCGAAGCCGATATTCTGCGCGCCGTCTTCGGACGCCAGATGCCGGTGGGACCTGTGCCCCCCTATATTAAGGAACGAGCCGCTGGACGACTCAAGACGAAGGCCGACTGCGTGGCCTGTATGTTCGCGATTCACTACTTCTTCGAGAGCAAGGAGAAACTCGACGGACTGCTGCGCAATATCGCGGATACCTTGAAAGTGGGGGGCTATTTCATCGGCTGCTGCTTTGATGGGGAGCGGGTCTTTCGTGCCCTAGAAGGAAAGCGCAAGGGCGAATCCCTGGCTGGCATGGAAGGCGCCACGGAACTCTGGCGCATTACCAAAGAGTATGAGGCAGATGAACTGCCTGATGGCGAAGTGGGCTTTGGCCTTCCTGTCAATGTCTATTTCAAGACCATTGGCAGCGAGCACCAGGAGTACCTCGTGCCGTTCAAGCTCCTCGAAGACAGTATGCGTCTGGCGGGGTGCGAACTGATGAGCCAGGAAGAGCTGCGCGAAGTGGGTCTTACACATTCGACCGCCCTCTTTGATGCTTCCTATGCAATGGCTGAAAAGGCGGGGCAGGTGTATACCATGGGGAAGGCTGCGAAGCAGTTCTCGTTTATGAATCGCTGGTTCGTGTTCAAGCGGAAGCGCGAAGAGGCGGTTGCTGAGGCGGCCGTGGCGGAGGCGGCGGCCGCCGTGGAGGCGAATCGGATGCGGGCGAATATGGCTGCCGCTGGAGCGACGGCGGCTCCAGAGGCAGCGGGACGTGCTGCAGCGGCAATCCGTGCGGCCGAATCCACTGTGGCGGCGGCGAACGCGCTGAATGCGGCGGCAGCGGCACCTGGAGGTGTGGCCACTCCTGCGGCTGCGGAACTGGCGGCCACGGCGGCTGCGATTGCCAACTCGGTTGGCTCACGCCGTGTGAACGTGGCTGGCCCTGCGGCGGCTGCTGCACCTCCCACCGGCCTCCCTGCGAATCGCACAGTAGCTGTGGAGCCTGGAAGTGCAGCGGATCCTGCTGTACGTGCAGCCGCTGGAAAGGTGTACATGCAAGATGAAGTATTCCTCTTCTATCAGGGGGCCGCCACGAGCAAAGATATCCTGAAGATTGGGGACAAGGGAGCAGGTCGTTGGCTCGCCCCGTCGAGCCCCTTCCCTATTGAGGATGAAGGCGTTGTCTACCCCACTCTTGAGCACTACATGGCAGGAATGCGGGTAAAGATTGCAGCGAAGCGTCCCGACTTGGCCATCAGTCTCTTCAGTCGCGAAGGCAGTATTCACCAGAAATATGCAAGCATGCGTCTTCTGGAAACGAATGCGGGGACGCGTCCTCTCAATGAGAAACGGGACCAGGAAATCATTGCGCTCGAGTCCGCCGAAGTGCGCGATGCCCAGCGTGGCCCTGCTCTGAAGAAATACAAGGCGACCGTGGATGAGACGGCCTGGGTGGCTGCACGCGATGCTGTGGCGGAAGAGGGGCTGCGTCAACGCTGGACGAAGGATGCTCGTTTCCGCAGGATTGTGGAGGCGGCGCGAGGACTCGGAAAGTATCTCCTCTATTACACTCCTGGCGCGTCGACCAGTAACGTGGGCGGCGTGCGTTCTGCAAAGACAGGGCAGATTGAAGGAGACAATCGGATTGGGAAGAGTATGATGAAACTGGCTGGATATCCTGAGTATGCCTAGGCGGCGGGTTTCATGCTACACGAAGTCGCATGAGGCCAATCGCGAACTTCTCTTTTGTATCTTCATCCTCAGAGTCCACCTGAACAGTGGCCCATCCATAGACAGCAAATCCTGTTCTTGCAAGTTCTTGGTCGAACGTGATATTCTCGTACGGATACGCTTGACCATACGCAACAGGCACAAAGGCCTCAAACTTTTTCACGAGCACCTGCAGGGCCCGTTTGGCATCGGCGAGGGAAAGATACACTGTGCGCGCATGCACAGTCTCATGTCCTTCGTCGGGAACTCCAAAGGTGTAGAGTGGGGAGGCATTGTCCCCGTAGACGAGTTGATACAGGTCGGCTTGGCGGCTCATTATTTGGTGGCACGGAAGGGAAATTGAGTCGCCTGAACGCGGGCCTTAACCCTACACACAGCGTTCTTACTAGTAGAGACAAGATGCCACAGGCAAAACTCACAGCCTTTACAGGATTCAAGGGAGGCGCCGCTGCTAAAGCAGCGGTCGCCACCACTCCTCCTGCGCGCCCCGCACCTAAAAAGCCGCAACCGCAACCCTGGCAGACACTCACTGTTACGAATCGTCATCCGCGCGACGACAGTATCGTGTTCGATGAGCCCACACACACCTATACAGTGAATGGAACATACGAAGGCTGGACATCTTGCACAGGCTTTATTCACGACTTCTTCCCTCATTTCAATCCAGATGCGGTCATTGCGAAGATGATGGCCTCTCCTAAATGGCCACAGAGTAAATACTATCCAAAGACAGCGGAGCAAATCAAGGCAGAGTGGAATGCGAACGGTGCCGCGGCGTCAGGGGCAGGCACGGCTATGCATCTCGCCATTGAACAGTTCATGCATGGCCATCCTGAAGTGATTGACCCTGCTATCTTCCCCACACCTGAATGGCGCTATTTCGAGAACTTCTGGAAAGATATGGACGGTGACCTTGTACCCTATCGCAGTGAATGGGAAGTCTGGTCCGAGGCCCACAAACTTGCCGGCTCCATCGACATGGTCTTCTATCGCAAATCCGATGATTCCTATGTGATTTATGACTGGAAACGTTCCAAAGAGATTAAGATGGAGGCATTCGGAGATGAGAGCGGGTATGGACCCGTCTCGCATCTGCCCAATGTAAACTATTGGCACTACACTCTTCAGCTCAATATCTATCGCTGGTTTCTCGAGACATTCTATGGCCTCCGTATCAGTGACATGTATCTGATTATTCTTCACCCAGACAATAAGAACTATAAACGGTTCCGCCTCAATCGCCTTGAAGACGAAGTCCACGGAATGCTTGACTGTCGACTTGCAGCAGTCAAGGCCGGCTCGAAAAAGAGGGTTATGATTGAGGGATACGACGAGGGGGCCGACCATCATTAGACATTAAAGGCATTGACGGCTTCAGGGGCAGCAGGCGCAGCGGCAGGCTTGGGCGCTGCGGCAGCAGGAGGACGAATGCCAAGCACTCCTTTTGCCTTCTCCACAATCGTGGCTAATCCAGCCGGCAGCTCCTCTTTTGTCAGAAACTCAGGCTGTGCAGGGTTGCGCACAAGTAAGGCAGGCCCCTCCGCCGTCACAATAAACACAGGAATCGTAGGATAGGCGATTCGGAACGGCTTTTTTGCGGACACGGTGGGCGGGTCGGCAGTCAGATTAATCTGTACAACTACGCGCCCAGACATACGATTCAGTTCACGAAGTTGTGCTTCCTCTAGAGATGTGGCATCATCTGCTAGAGAAAGTTGTTTTGCACTGATTCCAAGCGGGGCAAGAAGGGCGGAAAAGGGGGCACGCAGGAGACGAAGAGCCCCCACCTTTGGGTCCGTGGCGGCAGCCTCCGCCCCCCCTGCGAGCAAGGTCTGAAGAGGGAGGGGAAGGGCGCTGCCTTCCTCCTCTTCCGCCGCCGCTGGAATGCCAGGCTCGGCAGCCCTCGACATTTCCTCCACGAAGACCGGCTTCTCGTCGGCCCGCTTTGCCCAATCGAGCCGCAGCAGTTCAAACCACGCCGTCGATTTCTCAGGGTAAATCCGCTGTCTGCCTTTCCCTCCATCGGTCGCAGGCAGAGTAATCGGCTTCTCCAGCGCCGCCATTTGACTGACATCCTGATTCAGAAGTTGGCGCCGGCGTTCTCCGTAGCGCAGGAGCTCCTCAATCAGGCGCAACAGGAGTACACGCGGAGCACTCACCTTTCGAGTGTCTTCTCCCAACTGTGTCTCCTCTGGCGAATGCAGGAGGCACACCCCCTTCTCCTTTCCAGCAACTTCTCGCCGACGCCAGACACATCGCCCGCTACAGCCCGCGTTATCCTTCAATGTACAATCCGCGCGGAGAATGGACACTCGCTGCTTTCGCGCGGCATCCTCAGGAGAATCGTCTGTGGCAATCCAACTCTCCACAGGCGAGGCCAGCAGGATTTCCATGCGTTTCCGTTTTTCATAGAGGGGAAGACGCCGGCTGAATAGCACATCTTCCAGCTGTTTGCGGAAGGTTCCTCCGTTTGGATTCGTCGCCAGCCAATTGGAAAAGGTGAGGCGCAGATGTTCAAAGATTTCTTGGAACTCGAGAATGTCCATTCGCTCCTTCTCTCCAGGAAGTTCTCTCATGTCGTCGTCGAGGGCAATCGTCCGATTGATGGCCCATTCCATTTCATCCACTTCAATGGTAGGAAACTCCGAAATCCTGCGCGCGGCCTCTTCTGAAGAGGGGGGCGCACAGGGGACAAAGAGACCGTTACGAAGTTGCACGGCGTCTATGGTTCCAGATGTGCGTGATTTCACGACTCGCACGGGCGACATTCCAGGGTAAATGCGGAACCGGTCTGCCACGTAGGCTTTATAGAAGTCGAGTACAGTCTCAATGGGCGCGCGAGGATACGCAGGGTCATCCCAGTCAAGAATGAGAGGGGTCGCCAAAAAGAGTTCGCCATCGTCAATCACAGGGAGAGCAATGCGCCCCCCTCCTGTAGCCGCCTTTTCTCGAAAGAGGAGGGCGGCAATATGATTATAGGCATCCCGCACGACCCCCTCCAGCACAACACGCCCATCCTTCATCATCAGCCTCCTTGCTACACTCGCAGGAATCATGGCAAGCGGGTGCATGGCACTCTGGTCCGTGTAGACTCCACGCGCAGACGAGTTACACTGTGCCATGTATTCCTGTACCCTCTTCCGTACGACGGGGGGCCACTGACCCTGCACACTGTATTGGAAGAGCAGAGTAAAGATATCGATGCCGCGCTGCTCTGGGGCGCGATTGTCGACGTAGAAAATCGGCTCCCAGATTCCGGACCAATGATGCAAGAGAAAGCCAATATCATTTGTGCCTGTGAGGTCGGCGTTCATTCCAAAGGGCGGGCAACGAGTGGTGACCTTCCCATCGCGACCAATGTCGAGTACGATAAAGGTGATGCCTGAGCGCCCTGGGCGGCGCATGAGACCCGATTGCGCAAAAAGCAGGGCAAAATGGCGGAACTCCTTTTTCGTATCCGTGGCGGCGAGCCAGTTGCGGAAGGATTCGTAGGACATGTAGGCGCGCTGCACGGCCTGTTCGTTTTCTTCCGAAAGGTCGAGGTCGAGTTCGCTGGAGGCCCAGTCCGCCAACGCTGAACGAGGGAGAGGACTCACGCGCATTCCCGCGCGGTCACCCGTTCGATAATACAACTCTGCACGGTCTCCAGTGGGGTCAAAGAACTCAATCGCAAAGGTTCCGTAGTTGAGACCCAGGAATACGCGCGCGGTGAGTTTCTCATCCAGAAGGTCCTTCATTTGCTGGGCCGTATTCTTCATATAAAAGGGGGCGATGGCGGCAAGAAGACTGTCATTCTGGTGGCGCAGACGATTCTCCACACCGATGCGGAGAAATCCTTGTCCGTCAGGCTTGATTTTCTGCGGATTGAAGGACCGGCTCACGAGTTGAGTCTGCTCCTGGTCAAAGTATTCGTCGAGTTCCTTCGGGAGGAGACCAATCTGGGGCTCTCCGCGCGCATCCTTTCCTGCCTCTCGACGCACTGTGCCGACCTCAAGAGGGAGTTTCTCTGCGCCGACAATGTATTTGCGCGTGACACCTGCGAGAGTGACAAAATAGTCAAGAATGGGATAACCGGCCTCTTCACGGGGACCCATCGTTCCTTGCAGAGCCTCCTCTCCCCCTTCCTCTGCAGCAGGGGCTGGGCCCTCTTCCGTGGCGCCCTCCTCCCCCTCTTCCTCTGCGAGTCTCTCTGCAAGTGGAACCGTGACACGTTTCTCCTTGGGGACAGCAGGCATCCCCCATTCCCTGTATTTATCAAAGGCAGGAGCACTGTATTTCACAGGAACTTCGTCGATAAAACAACAAGGCAGATAGAATCCCTCAGGGTGCGGTGTCTTTCCAAGCATGCGGATATAGAGGTGGCGTTTGTCGCTCGCTCGTGCTGTGCCACGCTCAAGAATCGTCTCATTCGCTCCAGGGTATTGCTTGTTCTTTACGATGGTTCCGTGGCAAAAAGGGCATTCTCCACGTTTTTTGGGTGCCCCCTTTGGCCGGCGCATTACGGTTGAGTCGAGGTCCTTCTCGAGAATCACAATCTCGTCGCGTGTGCAGAAATAGCGGGAGCAGACATAGTAGTTCTGATTCTGGGGAGTCGTGCCATACCGCAGGACAGTAAAGTAGTCCTTTTCGACGACCCCCTTGGGTACTTCAGCTTCACCAGGCTGAAGAGGATACACGTGGAATACGATACCATCTTCGGCATATTCTTCACGCATGGCCTGGAACTTGGCCTCGCTGAGGGCAGCAGGCTGTCGTCCATAGGTCGGCTGACACATGGACACATAGCGCTTGAGAGAGGGATGGGTCTTATCATAGCGGAAGAGACGCGCATCGGCTTCTTGTAGTTTTCGGCGAAAATACTGGGCGAGACCGGCATCTGCCTCACCTGCCGTGGCCTCCTCATCGTCTGCTGCCGGCGCGGCAGCGGCAGTGACAGGAGCGGCAGTGGCGGCAGGAACTCCTGCCAGTTCTTCTTCAGGGCGGGCCACTCCTGCTGCCAGTTCCTTGCGAATCGCTTGAACCGACGTGGCAGGAGGCAGGACGGCAGGAGCAGCTGCCTGCCCCTGCCCCCTTTCTGGATAGGGAGTACCCTCCAGAGCGGCAACGGCTGCTGCCTCATTTGCTGCATGTCCCTCCTCTATCGCGCGACCAGCGTCTACGTCATCTTCCACACCCATAAACCAATAGTCTGGAATATCATCCATTCCTGTGCCTTCGAACTCCGCTATGGCGGAGCCTGGCTCTGCGGCCGCGGGCGCGGGCGCGACCTCCTCCCCTAGATTCTCCCCTACATTCACAAAATCGCCCAGATTATCTGCTTCCGCAGCGGCATTCGCCTCCACAGCAGCGGCAGCAACATCTGCCCCAGGGGCCATATTTCCAGCCCGTGCCTCCGCCGTTTCGGCGGTATGCAACTCTTTTGCAGCGCGTGTACTTACTGCCAAATCACCCGATTCTGCACTAATCATCATGGATAGAATAGTCACAATGCGACGAAGATGTTCAAGCGAGTTTACACGATACAGATGGAATGTATAAAAGGGGTGCTGTGCATAAATCGCAATATCAATGCCAGGATTATACTCGAGCATATAATCCTTCGTCTCAGGTACGACCAGTGCAACTTCCGAGTCATTTCGCAGTTTATCGCCTACGCGTCGCCGCGCCGCATCCATATCCATCTGAAACTCGTCCGCAACAAGCTCGACAAGTTCACGCGTGATTCCTTCGCCTTGCACGAGCTTTCGATTCTTTACCTGGGTGATAAAGGCCTGGATTCTGTCCTCTGTAACAAAGTTGCTGACTAACTTATAGCGTAACATGATGAGTGGCCGTTCTCCTGGCAACGGTGCAATCTCTTGAAAGCAGGAGGAAAAGATGGGGAGACGGTCACGGATGGAGCGTGTGGTGAGTGCCTTCGACGCATCCTTTTGAAGCTTTACACCAAGAACGAGACCTGCGTGGCCGATTTCAGGGAGGCTCGACAAATAGGGGAGTCCCTCGAGGCCTTCGAGAAGCAACTGCCCATAGTTGTGCAGGTCCGCGCGCGGGTCCAGCTTTCGAATCCCTCGCGGCGGTTCCAGAATCGCATCAGCCGTTCCATCGTTAAAGAGACGTAAGGTCGCATACAGCGGCGGCACATTCGTGAATCCCTTGCGAAGAAGAATCTTTGCAAAGGCAAAATCCTGCTCCGCGGTTGGATTATGCTCCTGCGCCCATGATACAAGTAGTTGCGGGTCCTGGATGTCAGGCTTTCTGCCGTCCACTAAATAGACCTTCGAGATACCCGTCCCCTCTGTAGGGATGAGTCGCATGAAAGGGCGGCGCTGGGTGACAGCGGCCTCGTAAAAATGGGCCTCAATCCCAGGAATCTGCTTTTTGGCCGGCCATGTTAAGCGCAACAGACGCACACTTGTTAAGGTAAGAGGCAGTAGGGGGATATTTTCATCCAGCAGCTCTTCCATGCGCGTGAGAAACTGTTGCCGACGTGTGAAAATCGTGGCAAGACGTTGGGCCCTTGCACGAAACTCAGCAATATTCGGCTCAGAGGTTGCGGACAGGAACGGAAAATAGGGGGCCAGGCGACCATTCCAGGTCGCTTCCCCTACTGGGCGTGGTCCCTCAACTGCGGCAAGCAAATCTTTATAGAGATAGGCGTGTAAGGTCGGCAGATTGCTATCGCCGCCACCGCGTTTCAAGAATGCATCCTCGAGTGTGAGCCGTTCGCGACGCACGGGCTCCAGAATCCGACGTTCGCCTGTGGCATTCACAAAGCGCCCATCAGGGTTGGGGCCTGACACCAACTCAAAAGGGGGGTAGTTGAGGAAGGGGCTGCCTGCAGCGAGTCCAGGGTCATTCCATGAAAAATCGACAGGGGCATTGCGACCACCTAGGTAGGTTTTTCCAGGGCGCGCACCGTGCGTGGCCAGATAGACAAACTCGGGAATGGCTACATCGTCTTTTCCGAGCGCCACATATAGGGCCAGCTTGATGTCCTGCAGAGTGTGAAAGGGAAACAGATTGGACAGGATTAGTTCGCGGGGTTCGGCATCCTTGCTCGTATGAAGCATGACCTGAATGAGTCCTGTGGGCATTGATTCGCGCAAGGAAGGTAATGCACTTGGATAGAGAATACTATTTACAAATGCTGGAAGTTCAGCTGTATCTCTGCTTGGCGGCAGACCGGTTGGGGCGGCCATCTCTATCGTCGCGTGGTAAAAGTTATTTGCGCATCAGTACCGCAGGGTGCTTAAATTAAGCACCCTGCTCTGCTAGCTAGAGCGATACGTTCAAGATACTTCAACGATATAAGCCGCCACAGGCGGCTTATGCTATGGAAGTTCTTAACTTAAGCACTAGACGGTACGCGCGCGAGACATCTGGACTGTCCAGATAGTCGCTCTAACTTGCGATATAGTATACTCAGCCTACGGAAAAGTCCGTCCCATCCTTTGAAGCATCATAGGAGGGTTGGTCCGTGATTTTCATCCCACAATAGGAGACAGGGTGCGCGCGGAAATCACGATGTTTGTAGAGTCCAATGCGCTCAGCCTCCTGAAGGAGCCAGGCAAAGTTGTTCCAAAAGTCCGGGCCATGTCCAATCGTCTTTGTAATCATGTGGCCCATTTCATGGATGGCGACAAAGGTAATGATATCTTCCTGGACCAGAGATTCGTCGGACCCTTCTCGTTGTCGGAGGCAGAAATAAACTGATTCCCCTTTGTTGACAGAATAACTTGTGAACTCGGCCTCGGGTGTGGCTTCTTCGAACCGGTTGGCCTGTGCTTCAAAGTTGCGCATGAGTTGTTTGACCTGGGGCTTATCTGGAAAGGTGGTTTCAAGATGGAGTTTCAGCTTGTTCATCTTAATGCGCACACGGGCCATCATGTCCGCTGCCGCCTGCTTATCAGGCATATCACGTACTTTGTAGGTGAATCCATCCACAGAGCTTTTTACCGACACAATGGGGTATTCGGAACCACCGAGACCGACGGCTTGTAATGCATAGGAGAGCGTATGTTTTAAATCATCCATTGTTGTGGGCCGGCTACTCTATCGTGGAGCGAAGAATGTAACTGGGCGACACGCCGCGAACTCTTTTGCTGCGTGAGTTAGTGGATGTTGAAAGCATCAGCACCGTTTGCGTTATTGGAGCCGGATTTCGACCTAGAGGGACTGTTAAAGGGATTTGGTGCACGCTTCTTCGGCGAAGAGGCGCGACCCTTTCGTGTACGCCCTGCAGGAGGTGGCCGCAGTTTTGGAATCGGTTTAACTGGTTTGGCCTGTTCACCAAAGAGCTCCGCAAGATTGCGCTCAATCTCTGTACGCCCATACGCTTTATTCGCCTTTGGGGTCGGTGCAGGTTGTACAGGTGCTGCCCCCTTCTTTTCGGCACGGTTCATTACGAATGGTTCCCAGTCATTCTCCTTTGCGCGGATACTTCCGCGACGAACAGACGAGCGCGAGGGCGACTTAGACTTGCTTCGCAGGCGCTTCGATGTATGTATCGCTCCCCGTTTTGCAGATGCAGGTTTGAAGGCTTTTACACGTTCCCCCTTCTTTAGAGCACTTAGGCTAGCCCCAAAGTCACGTTGAAACTTGTCTGTCGAGATTGCTTCGCGCCCCAATTTTTTCCCCTTTTCTGCTGCGACCGCCTCTTTCTTTGTCTGTTTCACCTTCCATGCATTGGAGCGCTCTTGACGCGCCTTCTTTTCAGCCGAGGAAATACCCGTTGGAGCAGCCGCGCGACGCCGCCGCGTGACACTGCGCTTTGCCTCTTTAAAGAGGGGGGCAGCAGCATTGCGCGTCCCTTTGAAAAAGCGCTTGACTGCATTGAAAAATCCCATGACGTCTTTCTATTTACTAGTTGATAAAAATATGAAAAGATGCACAATCATATCGGTGATATAAAACTATCACACAAATCATTGTGCCATCTAGTGCTTAAGTTAAGAAGTTCCATAGCATAACCCGCCACAGGCGGGTTATGTCGTAGAAGTATCTTGAACGTATCGCTCTAGCTAGCAGAGCATAGTGCTTAACTTAAGCACCCTGCGATGTTTAAGCAATTTCGAGACTGCGACGGTTGACGTCGGGTTCAATCGTGGGGATGTTGAACACAGACACGGGGACCTGGGGATTGGGGGGCTCACTGCGGAGCTGGTAGTTTGCGTTACGCAGACTCTGGCCCACGGTGTTGACACCGATGAGGGCACCCGCAGAGAGGAAGTTCTTACCCTTCAGGGAGCCAGTACCCATAGGGTTCTGTTGTGCCCAGATGCTGTTTGCATCCTTGGGCAGCAGTTCACCAGGGGTCAGCTGGTCACGGGGGTAGCATCCAGCGGGCTGTTCGGCGTTGCCAAAGTCTGCCGGGCCAGACGAGGGGGTGGGGGCGACTTCAGGGGCCTGCTTCACGATGGCTTCACGGACAGGACCAGGGGCGGACATGGCACCAGCGGGAACGGAGGAGTTGGAGGCGGCGGACAGGGTGGCCTGGAATCCTTCACGACGACCACCGCCGAAAAAGCCAGGCTGCAGATAAGACAGGGCGATTACGACTGTGGCTAAGACTGCAATCGCTCCAAGGGCTTGCATACTTCCAGAGGTTGAACCGGCCATACTTGCTTCTGGTATAGCAGTAGGCTATATTTTTGTAGATTCATTCAGAATCCCCTTCATCTGCGAGCGCGGCTCGCAGCAACTTCGCCGCATCCTCCTCTTCAGAAAGTTCAGAGTCAGAGTCATCCAGTTCCTCGAAGTCGCCATATTTGCGGTAATAGCGGTCTGCTAGGCGCTCGGCCTTCAGTTGCGCCAACGCCGCACGAAGCCGGGCCTGGCGAATCCGTTTCCGTTGCTCGTCCCGTTTGCTTCGTTCGGCCTTGGTGAATCGACTGGAAAGGGGAATGGCCTCGGCATCGAGAGCGCCCAGAGGCTGACCCGGAAGTTCATCCGCCCCGCCCTCCAGGTCCTGCCCAAGGCCGATGCCCAGCCATTCATCCGTGGCAACCTCCTCCTCATCGCGCTCCAGAAATCCGGGAGGAATCGTTGGTTCGGCTACGTAGTCTACGCGGAGAAGGGACCAATGAATTTCGTATCGAGTCGGGTAAATATGAAGTTTCGCCGGAGTCCAGCTTGCACAGAGAACCTCCTTTCCAGCGTCTACCTCAACATGCTGGGTTTCCCAACAATGAGACAGCCGCTGATAGAAAATAGTCTCACTCATTTGTTTCGAGAAGTATTTGGCCGAGTCACGAAGAAAGGACTGAACAATCCCCTGTAACGTGTGCTGAAGAGCGGTGTCAACTGAAAAGGGGATGAGTGTGGCGCTCGAACAGTCGATGACGGGCGCATTCGTGAATGTGAACTCATAATATCCTTTGGAACTCTCTTGCTTGGGTGGAGAGACCTGCATGCGGCTCGCTTTGCCATATCATTTGAGATTGCAAACTAGAAAATGCCGCTCCCTGCAGCAGGAGGTGGCACACAAATGACGACAGATAAAGGATTTATGCAAAAAGTCATACAGTTTTTAGGGAAACAGGAGATTCAGGAGCGACTGAAACAGGAAGTCGTGGATCCGATTTTGAATCACGTGATGAAACGTGTATTCCCGTATATTATTTTGATTTGTGTACTATTTGTTCTCCTTTTGCTAGTTGTATTATTGACCCTCGGAGTCATTATTTTCCAACTGCGTTCTATACCCGGTGCGGCGGCGGTGGTAGCCCCTGGCGTTCCAACTCTCTAAAAAGAAGTATGACCCCTAGGGAAGAGAATGAATCCTCCCTCGCGTGGACCGATCGTTCCTCACGGCGGCAGTGGCGGCGCGGCGAACGGCGGAGATGCCAGTCAACCCCCTATTCAGCAAATCGGCAACCTCGTACGGTACTGGGTGCATTATGATAATACCCTTCAACAACTCAATAAGGAAGTAAAAGAGGCGCGGGACCACCGGAAAAACTATGAAACACAGATTTTACAGGGGATGCGAGCTGCGCGGCTCACCAATCCGGTCATTCAAATCACGGGTGGGCGGATTGTTATCTCAGAAGAGCGGCATCATGCGCCCCTGAGTCTAAAATCGCTCGAGCAGCTTCTTCATCAGTATCACCGGATGAAACCAGGACGGCCAGATGAGACGAGGGATATTATGAACTTTATCAAGGCAAATCGGACGGTTGAGACGGCGGAGAGCTTGAAGCGCATGTACACCCCAGGTGCAGCGGGGCAGAATGCCTTGGTCTAAAGCATTGGCAAGACATCTAGATAGACAGTGTTCTTCCTATACGGTATCAAACCCCTTGAAATGCCCCGTTGGTCTGATTGGCTAAATGAATGGATTGACTGGGACGGGGCACATCTGCGCCGACGCATGGCGATTCACCGATTTGTCCGGGACGGGTTAGTTCCATTGGTGGAATCAAAGGGCTACGTGTGGGCGTGCACCCCCTATCAGCTCCAGTCACGTATTGCGACTGGGCTCTATTATAATGGTCAGGTCTCGACTATGGAATCTGACTGGGAGATTGCGCGTGAAAATAACAACTATATTGAGCATGATACTGACCACTATTGGCATGTCATGCATGACGATGTGTGGGAGGCGTTCTGGGACAAATGGGGGCGCTGGACAGATGTTGACGCTGATAGCTGGAGAGGGCCGGATAGGCGGATTGACATTCAACATTATGTCTGGACACAAATCAGTCTGGAGAAATCTCCCCAGACGCAAGTTGTGAATGAGTTGGCTGGTCTCGCAGGGGATGACCGTGGGGAAGACTGGTATACTCACCAGATGGTCGCAGCGGCGCGAGACGATGTGTATTTACGTGAGGCGATGGAGTCGGGGGAGTGGGGCGGCTATCGCAGATAGCCACCCCGCAGTGCCCCTCACTTCGTTCGAGGGAGTGGGGAGGTTACCGTAGATAACTGGTACGCTTAGATGCTTTCCCACTTGTCATTGTTAAACGGCTTCACAAAGAGGGAATCCGCCTCCTTCTTAAATTCGTTCACCATCTGGTCCACTTTCAAGCTCTCAGGAGTGCGGGGAACTTTTCCTTCCTCCATCAACTGCGCCTCATCATGTGCCGATTGAGCCGGCTTTTTGCCGTAGCAATTGACACCAAAGCGCATATCCGGATTTTCGAAATATCCTCCATTCAAGCCCGTTGTTCCGCAGGCCCCCTGTTGGTCCGCCGGTCCTGCTTGGAGTTTGTCATAGGTATCCTTTTGCGTCGGGTAGACAGCCATCTGCCCCTTTACCCAGCCATAGTTGCACCAATCGGCCCCCTTCGCCCACGCATCCTTCACTTGTTCATAACTGGCCAGCTCGGCCCCTAACGCCTTACAGAGGGGCTCCGCATCATAAAAGTTGAACTTGTTCTGTGCAACATTGAACACCTCATTTCCACCAGGGGACGGCAGAATCTTTTCGACAATGTTCTGCTGCTGCAGCTCACGTTCGGCAGGAAGAACACCCTGGGGTGGCTCAGGAGAGACCGTCAGCTCCCGTACAACTCCGTCCGCAGGCATAATCTGTGATGCCACATCCGTGGCAGTCGAGAGCCCCAGTGCACTGCGAATATTCTGTGCAAAATAGTCATACCCCCTCTTAATCTGCTCATTGAACACAGCAAATACGACTAAAAAGATGGCCACCAATGCTGCAAAGATGGCCAGTGGAGTGGCCCATGAACTTTCACTATTGAGTGCATTGACACTGAAGTTCTTGCTGGCAGACGATACGTTGTTCGTCGATGCATTCACTCCATTGAACACATTTGCAACGGGCCCCACATTTGGCCCTTGATCCGGCGACATGGTCAGATTTTTCCACACACTCATATTGCCCCCCGCATTGGCCGCGCCACTTGTACCGGCACTCGCACCATTGGTACGTCTTCCATTTGCCCCCACGTTCCCTATTGCTCCTGCCCCCGCATTTGTTCCAAGTGGAATCAGGCTGTTCAAGATAGGCACATTCTTTACGACACTGTTTGCGGCACTTGTTACATTCTGAAATACATTTGTAGCTGCTTCGGCAGCTCCTGAGGCAGCGGAGTTTACAGCTTTCACGGCCTGATTGACAGCCTGGTTGGCCGCCTGGTTCACGGCTGCAAACATTCCTCCTGGTTGTGCTGGACCTGAGTTCATCTCTCTAACGGATTGTGCCAATTTATGGGGCATCCCTTTCTTCCTTCTCCCTCTATGCCTATAGCGCGGCGGCAAGAACAGCAGGCATCTGTGCCTTCATATGCGCCAAAAATGCAGCCACGCTGACATCCCAATGCACACCATCCGGGGCGCGATTTGGATATGCAACGCCAAATCCCCATGCTGCGGGAATATCCTTTAGCGCCCCCGTGGCTCCATCATAGAGACTCGCATCCCGTTCTACCCCATCCACGTGTAAACTGAGACGGCGCGGTTGAAATCCCATCGCATAGACGACCCAATCTGCCGTTGCACTGGCCCGTATCACGGCGGCCGTATCCTGTACGTGAACAAGCTCCAGCTGAAGCTGCTTGGCCACAATCTTGTCCGCAATCACAGCGGCATCCCCTTTCAAGCCATCGTACGCCCCGTCACGGTCCCATGTGAAGGGCTGCGCCGTATTGTAAAGCCCTACCACGTTGGCAGAACAGTCGACCCCATTTTGCATAACGAGCGTTCCACTATGCATCGTTCCAAAGACAAGAATCCGTTGTCCAGGGGACACATATTGGCGGAGTCGTCCTGCGTCGAGGGCAATCTCAAGAGGAATGGAGGGAATCGGCAGATTCATTGTGCGCGGTTCGGCGCCATGGGCGAGCACGAGGACCTTTGCCTGAATCGATGCGGTAGAGCTCACATGTATGCTCCACCGCTTCTCTGCTTGAGAATACTCGGTCCGGGTGGCCCAGCCTTGAACTTGCCTACACTGGCGGAGGAAGGGAGCCGCAGATGTTCGCAAGAGTTCGGCAATCTTGAGAAGGGGGGTCGTGTGTTGCGGCGGAATCGATACCATAGAGTGTGCAATCGCTAGACTTGGGCAAGCCTGTCGAACAGCATCCAGCGATTTCGACCACGGCGTATTTGAATTCACAGACATCCATCGACGGGCCAAATCTCCCCCATCAAAATGCGGGTCGATAATGGCAATCCTGGAAAGAGGTACTTTACCCCCCTCGTGCAAAAGGAGAAGGAGCGACAGCCCCGTGATTCCTGCGCCAAGTATGCAAATATCATACATCCTATATGAGTCTACCACCTTTTAAGAAGCTCTCAGCAGCTTGAAAGGGGGTGTTGATGGGAGCGCATAGGCTGCGCTTATGCCGAGTCTTCGGGTGCGCTGCGGTTTCCTCCACGGCCAGCGATATACTGGCGCTGTTGGGGGCTCGTGCAGACACAGCCACCACCGCAGCTGAAGCTGGCTCCGCAGCATTCGGGCTTGCACTGGTTGTTCTTGAAGATGAACAGGCTGTCGGGGCCAGGCTGGAACTCGGCGCCCATGAGAGGTTCATTGGGGGCCGTGTAGCGCCATCCAGAGACATTGTTGCCGGTAGACAGTTTTACACCATCATAGGCGCCCATTGCCTGGTACCCGTCCTTGGCTCCTCCTGCATTCTCCAAGAAGTAAGAGGCAAATCCCTCCATCTGTTCAGGGGCAGGGGCGGGGGCCGCGGCCGCCGCAGGAGAGGCAGCGCCAGGCAGTTCAGCAGTCGGGGGCATGACAGGGGCGGGGGCACCAGGCATTGCCTTCTCCTCCTTTTTCATAGGAGCAGCGGCATCCGCCTGGAATCCCTCCATGGCGGAGAGACCGTAGGGTGCATAATACATCATCACGAAGTTCGCGACCAGGAGTACTAAGAGGCCAGTGATCAGTACAGCAGTCTTCATCTGAATGATTCTTCTCTATGCTTTGGTTTTTGCAAAGGCGGCGGCGGGTAGGGCGTTACATGGAAAAGCGTGAGCGCACCCAGTTGCGGTCCGCCGCAAACGTCTTCGCCGCAGAGGGAATCGTCCGCATAGTTAGCTTCGCCACCGCATCCAACTTCTTATAGACGCCACTAGGCCCGTAATGCTTCACGGCCTCCTGGAGAGCAGCATGCCGCTGGGATTCCGAAAGGCGGAAGGAATACCCGTAGCGCTTCAGTTCCCCTTTGCGCAGAGGTCCAATCCCCTTTCCAGAACGAGCGCCCTTTCCAGGCAACCCCAGGTCCTTCACGCACTTCGCCTCCACCAACATCTCTTTCGCCTTCGGATACACACGATAGACTTTCCCCGTGCTTCGACGAACTGTAAATCCCTGCTTACGAACCGCTGAGGTATATTTGCGTGTATAGGCCTTGCGAGATATCATACCGGGGGGACATTCGCGCCTGGAAAGGGACCGTATCGTGGGCAACTTTTCCATCAGTCGACGGGTTAGCTTGCGCTTATCCGCACTTGTGTGTTTTCGAGTCGCAGAGCGCGATTGCCTGAACATATCACACCTTCTATTTAATCATCACGATTATTATCAACAAGCTCAGCCTGATGCGATGTAATCGCATTTACATCGAGTGTACTGATATGGTCAGGATTCAGTGTATACGGGTAGGTGATGAGGTCGAGCGTTAAATAGCGCAGCAACCCCTCTTTTAAGACCGGATTTGCCCGCAAAGCCTCCAGAATCCCCTCTTGTTCAAAGACGGCGACAATCGTTGCCTGCTCTGACCCTGCCTTCAACTCACTGGGTACTTGCCCCCCAGTCTCAAGAATCGGCTGTAAGAAGCTATACAGGGTGTGAATATGTTCAAAGACATCTTCCAATGCGTTCATCGTCTGTGATGCATGGGTCGCCGGTTTGTCCGTAAGTTCAATATAGGGGCGTTTAAATTGATTCAGTACGTTTCTGAACTTGGCTATCATGGCCTGCTCGTTTGCTGCAACAACGGCAGCGGGGCTGTCGCCGCTGATATCAGGGGTCTCCTTTGCTAGTGGCGCGGTTGCCATTCTCTTTTTGGGTGAGCGTAAAAATAGGCAGACATAATTCCACGCGGCTCACAAGAATGTCATCCGGCGGCGAAGAGACTCAGACCGATGCATCGGGAAGCAGTGTGGCACGAAGCGGGGCGCGCTCCAGGCGTCAAGGTCCTCCACAGGATACAGGGCCTAGTCTGGAAGACTCTATGCGTGAGGCGGAGTCTCGTACCCTTGACTTTCCAGCAGCCGATCGCGCCACCTATGTGCGTGCCATGGTGGCACGTGTTGCCGACTTGAAACGACAGGGGCGTAATACGGAGCAGATTCGTGAACAGTTGCCCGAGTTTGCTCGCGATTACCAACACTTATTTGAGATGGTAACCGCCAGGGAAGGATATGATGCTACGCACCTGAATATGATGCTGGCAATGCTCGATAGGATGGGGCAAGGAAGCTTGAGCCACCACCAGGCCACTATGATTGTAGGGGATCGGACGATGAAGAAGTTCGTTCGCCCTGCGGGGGGACAAGGACCGGCCCAATAAGATGGGCCGGTACGGTCAGAGGAAGAGGCCGGCTGTAAAGGGGAGGGACACGGAATGCATGACACCACTTCAAGGAAAGTTCAAAATCCAGAGGAAGTTGGTCTCGATACCAGGCCTCAGGAGAGGCAATAAATCGGTCCGCCTTCTCTAACGCCGCCAGTTGCAGGCGCGTATTCGAGCGAATATGGGCCTCAAAATAGGCCTCTTCCTCTTCCGTCGCGAGGTCACGAAATCCAGTGGGAAACTGTCCGCGCAGACTCTCCTCTTGCATTTGCTCGAGTGCTGCAAGGAGCCTAGGAGTCGTTCCTACAAATCCCCTGCCGAGAAAATAGCGCTCCGAGTTGCACGGGCGACTCAGGGCAGGCTTATAGAACATCCATTCTTTGAAGCATCGACTCAAGAAGAGAAGGAGAATACGCGTGGACTCTGAATACATGTCAAAGACTTTCAGCACCATACACCCATCCTGAGAAAGGGAGCGAATCCCAGTAGTAGCGGAACAGAGAAGCAGATGAAACACACGCTGTTCCTGAATCGCATAGTTCACACTGAAATCGAAGCCACCATCCGCTGTAAAGAGATGGACACCAGGAGTTACGGCTTCTACGAAGGCTGCCTGATTGGCAGGCTGATAGACGTCCCCAGTATTATCTGCCCCAAAGATGAGTTTCACCTCCTTGTGTTGATGAAGAAAGGAGGCCGCGCGCCGCCATCCAGGCACATACGAATCGGTGGGGCGCAACGTCATTGCCGTGGCCCTTGCTAAGATTCGCCTCTGCCGACTCGCAAGTTCGGCCACTGCCTGAATAAATCCGCCAGGCCCCTCGGCCACATGGGCTGTGCGGAACTTTGGATTTTGCTTGGGAAGTCCCTCAAAAAACTGCATCACATGGAGCATCTCAATCATCTTAAAATAGGAGCGACTGAGAGGGCGAATCATGGAAATGGACGGATGAAAATGGGGGTCCTCGTGCGTATAGACAAGTTCATACGGATTCACCATCTTTTTGATGAGCTCCCAGCGTTTGGAGGCCTCCAGAGCCGAGATTTTCGACTTCGCGGCAGTGAGGGTGGATGCTTCTGTATCTTCGGCCCAGGATGAAAAAGAGAGGGGGGGCGCCGCAGCTGTAGCTCCACTCGCAGCCGCTCGCCGTGGCCGCTGCCAAGCACTCGTAGGTACTACCCAGGGGGGCTTGATCGCTTGAGTCGGTTCCATACAGGAACCTAGTTCCGCAGCCTTATGCCGTCGCCGGCCGCCTAGTCGTCTTCATCTCCGCTATCCGCGTCAATGATTGCCACTTCAACGTCAGGCTCTTCCATCAGCACTGCAGAGGTGGGCATACTGACATTCATACGGAGACGGGCAGGAGAACAGATATCCGTGCGGTCTTCAAAGAGGACTGCCGCACGTTGTTCCTCCGTGAGGGTGTAGTCCTCCTCCTCTTCTTCCTCTCCCTCTTGAGCACCGAGGCCTTCTTGGAGTCGCATGAAGGCCGTCTCATCGAGGAGCACATTGAAGAATCCTGTACCTCCACGAATGGGCTGGCCCATCATAATATTCGCGGAAATACCCGTGACAGGGTCCATCTCTCCAAAGAGGGCTGCACGCAGGAGAATCTTCTCCGTTTCTTCAAAGGAGGCTTTGGCAAGAGGACCGATGTCCATCTTGTTAATCCCGTAGCGGTCCACCGACATGAGCCGTCCTGCGCGCGTCATCACGTCGCACAGGAGCCCAAGGTGACGGTAGTTCACGCCCGCTTCTTCAAAGAGGGTGGTAATCTCCTGGATGAGCGTGGCGCGCGTTGCCTCAATGCCGAGGTTTTCGTAGATGTCGTGCACGTGACTGGAGGTGAGTTTGAGCCCATCAACGTAGGGGTGGTTCATCACCGAGAGGAAGTTTGTCCCATCCGTGTCGAGTACATACTGCGTGACTTGTTTGTACACCCTCTCTTCAGGGTCGAACTCCACGAGGTCCTTGTCTTCGCGGAACGTCACTGCCTTAATCCCAGGCACACCGCGAATCACGATGCCCGTGAGGAGACGATTCTGGAACTTCTTGAGGGCGATGAGGTCGTCCATTGCTTCCAGCTCAGTGCCGGCGGGAGTGTTCGGAATACGAATACGCATGACGAGTTTCTGCGAGTTGTAATCAGTGTAGATGAGCTGGATGTCTTCGCCGAACTTCTGGCGGAGCACGAACGCAATATCGTCCATACTGATGTTCTTCTGGAACATGCGCTCACGGTCGAGGCTGAGACGGAGCATGAGCGGACTCCATTTTGTGGCCCCCTCCTCTCCAGCCACCGTGGCGGCATCCGCCTCTGCAGCTGCAGCCCCCACCGCAACGGCCGCATTTGCTGCGACATCCTCCTGTTCCGCCTGTTCAAATGCCTTGTAGAAGGTCACGAGGTTGCGGTCTTCTTCGACCACCGTCACAGTATCATCGGGGTCGTAGTAAATGGCAGCCTTGACCGTGATGTCCTTGAGAAGGGTGAGCTCCAGATCCTGTGCCACTTTACGGGCCTTTTCGCGCGACCCGCGGAACTCGGGTCTGAGCGTCACCGTCAGCGAAATCGCCTTCGGATTCTGCGTGACCTTGAGGAGTTCCTTCAGACGGGGCACACCTCGCGTCACATTGGACTTGGCAGCGACACCGGCCAAGTGGAACGTGTTGAGCGTCATCTGGGTAGACGGCTCACCAATCGACTGGGCCGCGATAATCCCCACCTGCTCTCCAGGTTGTGCCCAGCCTTGCCAGTTCTTGATGAGAATCATCTCACAGGCCGCATCAAACGCCTTGCGTGTGAAACGCTCCTTCACAATGAGCTTGTGCGGGGCCATATAGTAGCGGAGGAGAGCCGACCAGAGCTTATGATAAGGCTGCGTCTTAGCAATGAGACGGTCAATACCCGCGAGGACATACGTGGGAGTGAGGTCCGTGCGCGCAGCAGGGTCGGCCTTGAGGCGGAACGACGTTGCCACGTTCACCAAGATGCGCTCAATGTTGACGGACGCATAGAGCGCCGATTCTTGGCGACTGCGATTCATACCTTCCACGAGCATACGGCGATCGTCGAGGACCGTCTCCGCAAAGGCCGCGAGGGCTTGGCTGTCTTCGCCACGGAGCGTCCCTTCCGCAAAGACACTGGAAAGGTCGGCCCCCTCCATTCCGTAGTCACGGCGGATTTCGCTATCACTCAGCTTTGCAGTACCCAGGCTGGCCGACTCAATCTTCGTTGCATTCACACCGTCCTCGCCATAGCGGAACTGGACGACGTTCATGCGGCTGTCGCGCACCGTGCCATCATACTGAACCGTGAGGTCCTCCATCGCCTTCACCAGCTGGCGCTGAATGTAGCCAGTGTCCGCCGTCTTCACGGCCGTATCAATCAACCCTTCACGCCCTGACATGGCGTGGAAGAAGAACTCCTGTGGCGAGAGACCGTCGATGAAGGAGCTCTCGACGAAGCCGCGCGCTTCCGCGCCGTCATCATACTTCTTGTAGTGGGGCAGTGTGCGGTCCGTGAACCCATAGGGAATACGCTTCCCCTCTGGAGCTTGCTGACCGACACAGGCCATCATCTGCGAGATATTAATCGTGCTGCCTTTGGAGCCCGCACGAACCATCGCCACCAGACGATTTTCAGCTGAGAGTGCGCCAAGACCAATCTTGCCTGACTCGTCCGTGGCCTTGTTGAGTTCCACGAACACACGGTTTTCAAACTCGGACTGGTTCGACTTCCCCGTGTTATTGTCAAAGAGCCCCAAGTGAATCTGGAGAAGAATCTTCTCAATCGCCTCCTTGCGCTCCTTCACGACCTTTTCCATCCCCTTTCGAGTTTCCTCATCGGCAATCAGGTCGGAAATCCCCACGGAGAAGCCGTTGTAGACGAGGAACTGCTCGATCGTATTCTGCATGCTGTCGATGAAGTTCACCGTGGCCGTGGGACCATGGTCACGGAACGTCACGTGCACAATCCCTTTGGAGGGCTTGCTGAAGATATCCTTGTCAAAGACACCTTGGATCACTTCCCCTTCGCGAATCTTCACGAAGTTCTCCTTCTCCTTCTTGTCTTTATAGAGGCCGTTGCCCATTTCCATGTTGATAGGAGGCATGAGCTGGGAGAGGACTTGCTGACCCGTGTAGCGCGCCGGCCGCGCCTCTTCTTGAATGGCCCCAGGCGGAACCACACCTTCAAAGCGCTTGTTCCACATCATCATATTCATAAACTCACGGCGGGTGAAGTTGACTTGGGGGCGCGTGATTCGATAGGACCCCACAAGGGTATCCTGTACAATCCCAATCAGCGGTTTCGCGTGACGCGGGGTCACGATTTGGTGAGGAACCGCCGCAATCTCAGAGAGTTCCGTAGACGCCTCATAGGACTGCGGAATATGTGCATTCATCTCATCTCCATCGAACCGATGATACCCAGCGTATCACGGCCTATACTTTCGCATAGGAGTAGACTTTATCTTATGCTCCTACCCCAGCGGTAGAAACCGACCCCCGTCAAGTCGTTGCACCTTCTCCATAGGGGGACGCAAGCCTCCCCCTCACCCCCTGTTTATGGGAAGTGAGGAAGTCTTGTTTCACCCGTTAGGAGCTTGGTTCAGGATTGCCCATTGTTTGCATGTTGGCCCAGCACCAACAGCTCACATCCGAATAAGTTGTTACCATATCCATACGGTCTTTCTCCGCGGCCCTCAAATGCTTTCGCATCCAAGTTGGTATTATTCGACTTTAGGGGTTTCCCTGAGTTTGAGGGTCTTGCCCTTCGCTTTCGCTAAGGACTAGATGGTTATATCACACATGCTGAGAGATGAATAGCAGCACGCGTCGAGACGATTACACTGTTTTTCTTCTAAGGCTCAGTCTCAGCCTTAGAAGCAGCCACCTGTTGCGGACTTCGATATATGTCCTCTAGAATGGTTGATTCATGTTTTGGTAATGCTTGGATAAAGAGCTGGGCAAGCTCATATGCGACTTGGGGTGGGATTGCTTTTCCTCCGAAGCAGATTCGCATTTGGTCTTTATAGGATTTCGCTTCAGAGGTTGTTATGTAGACTGCAACTAGACCGCTGGCCGTTGTTACGCGAATACGCGTGATAACCTTTTCTTCGAACTGTTTGAGTTTGGTGGCGTACCTTTCAAGGGGGTCATAACTATTCGATGTTTCTTCTTGAAACGGACAACCCAACTCTGTCACGAATGCGAATGCCTCATCCTTTGCCGCTTGAAAGGTCTGCTCCTGTTTTTGACCAAATGTAATCCGTTCAGTTTCCCCACTATGTAGGGTTAGCATCGCATACATTAGTTTATACTCGCCATCGCGACGTACAGGGCGTAGAATAACAGAATCTACCCGCCCAATATAATGCTTTGCTAGTGAGCTGGATGTTCTGTGGCGATTTCGTGAGTGTGTACACACGTTATACCCATTCGGAACAACACTACCAGTTCTCTCAATCCACTGTGCTTCTAAGGCATCCAGTTCAGACATAGGCGCTTGTTGTAACTCCTTTACTTCAAAGGACGTTGCACCATATGTTTGGATTGCCTCGCAGAGTGGCATCGTACTAGCACCCTGTTTAGCATTTGAAAGATGGTCGCTCCACCGTCCTTGAATTCCATATCGGAACGGTTTCCCCTTTTTACTCTTAAACTCTTTTGCTTGCCCAATATATTTTTTACCCGTTTCCCTGCATTTTATTTCATAAATGAATCCTTGTTCCATTCTACGGTAGTATTGTATTCTACCTTTAGACTATATTCCCTTGTTAATCCGCATTGTATGGAGCCGTTGTACTAACATTCAGCCGGAAGGTGTTGTAGGGAAGCACCTTCACACGGTGCCCCATCATGGACATGCGGTGAAGCGTCGGCTGACGGTTGAAGAGCACGATGTCCCCGTCATTGAGGTGACGATTCACCACGTCCCCGTCATGCAGGACGATTTCCCGCGTGTTGACGTGCTTGAGCGAGACCATGCTGCCGTTCGCCCGCACAATCGTCTTTGCCCCAGGGAACTTGTCCGCCCCGTTCTGCACGAGCTTGTACATCTGCTTCTTGTTGTACTGCGTCACCTTCTCAGGCACGGTCAGATTCATCGCGATTTTCATCGGAACACCGAGCTCCGCGATGGAGAGATTCGGGTCCGGCGTGATGACGGAACGGGCGGAGAACTCCACACGCTTGCCCTGGATGTTGTAGCGAATACGCCCCTCTTTGGAGCCGAGACGCTGTTGAACCGACTTCAGAGGGCGGCCTGAGCGCTGAGCCGAGGGCGCAACACCAGGAATCTGATTGTCCACGAGCGTCGCCACGTGATACTGGAGAACGGTGTGTTCGTCCTCAATCAGCCCCTTTGCAGCATTGTTCGCGATTTTCTCCGCAAGACGCTGATTCGTGCTGATAATCTCAAAGAGCTTGTGCGTGAGGTCATCTTCGGACCGCTGGTTGTTGTCCTGGATGACGGAGGGGCGCACTTGCGGAGGCGGAATAGGGAGCACGGAGCAAATCATCCAGTCGGGCCTGCACCAGAAGCGGTTGAGACCCATGAAATCGACGTCCTCATCTGTGATACGGCGGAAGAGACGGAGGACGTACTCCACTTCGAGCACCTGGGTCACCTTTTCCGTCTTAAGAGGGACGCTGGTATCGCCAGGCACGGGCATACTCGCCCACTCGGCCGTGATGCGGGCAATCCCATCGCGCGTGTAGCGGTCGGGCTGCACAGCACCACACCCATCTTCCGTATCCTGGCCACAACGGGAGATGTTATTACAGAGGCCAAGGACCGCGCGGAAACGGGCCTCAGGCGTCCGCTTTGCAACGCCCTTGTGGAACTCCTTATCAATCAGGAGCTTCGAGCAGCGGACACAGACACAGTTGAGGACATTGAGGATGTAGGGGAAGAACTGGATAAAATAGACAGGGCGCGCGAGCTTGTAGTGGCCGAAATGACCCGGGCAGCCATGATTTGTCTGTCCACAGCTGCGACATGTCTTCCCATTGTCGAGAACACCCATGCGCGGGTCAAAGAGGCCTCCAATACGCGGCTCATTTCCATCGTAGGTTCCACTGTTCGTGATTTGCACGACGGAGCGGTTTTCAATCTCTTCAGGGCTGAAAATCCCGAACTGGATACCCACCACGGGTTGGATATCCGAATCTGGACGGTGCATACCAGCGGGCATCTCTTATCTGTTAGATAGGAAGGGTTCTAAGTGCCCACCGCCGCTGGCGCGGCGGGCCTCAATTTTGAATAACGCGTGGGACGGTTTAGGCCTTTTCTGCGACCCCCGTTGTAAAAATCCCAAGGCGTTCTGCATTTCCCCCCCATGGCTCATAGCAGACTTTGCGTTCCACCCTGGAAAGGTCGAGGTGCGACGCGAGGCAGTAAATCGACGATTCAATCATGTGCAACTCGGCCGCGCCTTCCAAGAGGAATGTGTAGTCAACCAGGGGCTTGTTGACCACGGACTCTGCGATGGCCCAATCAGGATGGTCCGCCGCATAATGGTTTTCATTCAAGTCGAGAATGAGCTTGTCGGCTCCTCCCTCTTCAGCGCGCAGCTTCTCATAGATGCCCAACTTCTGCACGGAGGATTGTTGATGCACAACAATGTAGGAGCGACCCGCGGCAGCGGCTTGTACGGACGCAGCCAGTGCTGTCGCCTCCTCTGTACGCGGGACGAAAAAGTAGTCCGTGCGCACACTGTGTGGGAGACCAATGTCCTCATAGAAGGACTGGGGCAGATTGTAGATATCGTCTTGCTCTCGACCTGCATAGAACCCACAGCAAATCACGGTGAATCCACTTTCTTCAAAGCGACGACGCGTAATATGCCATGGCATCAAATCGTCGTCATCTTGGACGAGTAGCAGCTTAATCGCAGGATCATCCGCATACATGGCCGCCGCATTGGCCGCGTATTTATGTTTGCACGTCACCAAGACCTCGTCAAAAGCTGTGGCGAGATAGCGCACGGCGCCATTCATCCAATACATATCGCCGAGCCCGAGATGCCCACAAAAGATTGCCTTCTTTGCCGCGTAGCCCTTTTGCTCTTTGAGGACCGAGTTGGCAAGCTGGTTGAGTTTGAGCTTCACGCGGAAACGGCGGTCGTTTTCCAGAAGGATTTGCCGCGCCGTGTCCAGCCCATTTTCCAGCGTCATCTCTTTTCCATGAAACTGGTCCTGAATGTCCCAGAGCGTCTGATTGATTGTGCGGAGGATTCGGTAGTGATAGGGGAAGCGCTCTACATAGGTCTGTAGGAGGCTGAAGAGGGCATCGTATTCGGTTTGCACATCCGCACGACGGTGGTCCTGGATTTTCTGGAGCTTGATGTCGAGGATTGTGAGCTTGTCTAGAGCTTCACCGAGGCTTACGGGGAGGGTGATTTGCGCAGAAGAGGACATTATGTTTCTGTCTGCTAAAAAGGGCGAGGGCTTTGAGCCGCGCAGCGGCTACGCAAGCCAAAATTGCTCGGCCGCCAGGCGGCCCGTAGGAGGTATAGTCACTCCCCTTTCCAGATGTCTGCTCCTACTTCCTCCTCCGCTGCCGCTGCCCAAGCCGCTGCCCAAGCCGCTGCCCAAGCCGCTGCCCAAGCCGCTGCTACTGCGGCAGCAGCCGCTACTTCTGCAGCCACTTCTGCTGCTGTTGCTGCTTCTAAACGTTATAAGCTCTGGCTCGTCGTGGAGGATGACGAGTTCAAGAAGGGCCCCTACTACGATTACAGCGTGGAACTCAACGATGAGAATCTGAATGCGGGATTCGACCTCTACACGGCGGAAGAGTTCAGCGCGCCTGGACCGGCCCTGGTCAGCCTCGGCGTGCGTGCCATGATGACGCGCCTGGGTGATGACGAGCCGGTGCATTACTGGCTCGCTCCTCGCAGCTCCATCTATAAAACGGGTTACAGTATGGCGAACTCCCTTGGTGTGATTGACCGGTCCTATCGCGGTGTCCTCAAGGCGCCCGTTGTACGCGTGGCTGGAGAGGGGGCTGCGGCTGGCATCCTCAAACGCGGCGACCGCCATTTCCAGATTCTTGCACCGGATATGGGGCACATTGCAGTGATTGTGCGCTGCAGCGAACTCCCTACGACGGCGCGAGGCGATGGCGGGTTTGGAAGTACGGGAAACTAATATAGTGCCTAATACTTAGCGTTGAATTCTAAGAGTATTTTTAATCGATTGGTTCAAGCTTGGTAAAATTGTGTGCGTTCCCGCTGCGAGGCGGAACCCTCACCACGCACCAGAATGTCCCTCGACCTCTATCTCGGCCCCATGTTCGCCGGCAAGTCCTCCGCCATCCTCGGCGTCGTGCGACGCAATGAAATCATCGGGCGCCGCACGCTCTGCCTCACGTCCGCCCTCGACACTCGCTACAGTACGGAAGCCCGCATCGTCAGTCACAACAAGGAATCCTATCCTGCCGTGGCTGTCAGCACTCTCATGCCCGTCATTTGCATGCCCGAGTTCACGGCCTCTGAATGTATCATTGTGGAAGAGGCCCAGTTCTTTCCCGACCTCCGTGACTTCGCCCTTGCCGCTGTAGAGGGGTGTGGTAAGCACGTGATTTGCGTCGGCCTCGACGGCGACTCCGAGCGCCGCCCCTTTGGCCAGCTCCTCACCCTCATCCCCTTTGCAGACAATGTGCAGAAGTTCAAGGCTCTCTGTACGCAGTGCCGCAATGGAACCGAGGCCATCTTTACTCTTCGCAAGGCAGGGGCACCTGGGTCCCAAATCGCCGTAGGCGGCCAAGACACCTATACTCCCCTCTGCCGCCGCCACTATATGGAGGGACACCGCGAGGCGAAACTGGCCGAGTTTATCGCCACCCATGCCAGCTCCGCAGAACTTATGACAAATCCATCTGACCTGCTCAGTCGCTGCATTTCCAGTTTCGGACTGGTGGAAGGAGGAGAACTCTACAAACAGATGATTGCAGACCAGGGTACTAGCCCCAGCGCCCGCTAAAATTGGATGGGAAAGGCCCACTGTACTTTTTTTCATACGATTGTCGCTCCCACGCCAAGATGCTCCCGCTGATTCTCAAGACTACCGACTACGAGCACTTCTGCGTGGGTTCTGAAGAGGGGGAGGTCGCTTACGAGTTCGACGGTGCGGCAGCCGCAGGGCGCGCCTTTCCAGGAGATGAAGTCCGCCTCGTGGAGGGTGGCATGCATGGCCGCCGTGTAGCGGCGGTCGAGCTTGTTCGAAGGGCGCATGCGAAGCTGTTCCTTGTGGGGACCCTCGAGCTGAACTCGAAATCCCGCTACGGAATCACAAGTCGCGGCGTACTCCGCTACAAGTTCCTGCCCTATGACGCAGCCTACCCGCCCTTCTTTGTAGGATGTTCCTCCAAAGATACGACGCGCAATCTCCTCGTGCGCGTGCAGTTTGACGACTGGCCGGCGAGCTCGACATGCCCCCTCGGTGTCCTCGTGCAGACCTTCGGTCCCGCGGGGGATCTAGCTGCAGAAGAGGAGGCGCTCCTGGTCCACTATGGACCCATGCGCTGGCGGAGCCAGGATGGACCCGTGCTGCTTGAGGCAGGGGGCCTCCCTCCTCTTACACCGAGTTCCGTTGGCTACGTCGATTCCACTGACCTCTGCACCTTTCATGTGGACCCCCCTGGATGCCGCGACATTGATGACGCCATCAGTTTCAAGTCGGTCACGGGAGCTGCAGAGGGAGTGTTCCTTGTCAAAATCCATATTGCGGACGTGGCCTCATGGCTCAAACCGTATCCTGAGCTTGCGGGGCTTGCTGCTGCGGCTGGCCAAACCCTGTATAGGGATGGGGTCGCTGTGCGACCCATGTTTCCTGCCGCCTTGTCGGAAGGTGCCATGTCTCTTCTGCCTGGTGAACTCCGTCGTGCCTGGACCCTTAACTTCCTCTGGAGTAGCGGAGCATGCCAAGGGGCGCCCTGGTGGACCCACGACGAGATTCGTGTGAAGGAGTCCTATACGTATGAGTCCATCCTAGGGAGCCCCCACGCGGGCCTCCTTCGTTCCATTGCGTCTGCCCTCGCAGGGAGGGTGCTCACGGACCCGCACGAATGGATTGAACATATGATGCTCTTCTACAATCGGACCGCTGCGGAGGAGCTCAAGAGGTGGGGTGTGGGCGTGCTCCGTCGTCACGCGGGACCTGACGTGGAGCGGCTGGAGGCCATGCGCCGGCTCGACCTTCCTGCGTCTGTCAGCGACAGGCTCGCCATGCGCGCGGGGTCCTACTGCTTGGCGACGGAAGAGGATACGGTGCACTGGGGGCTCGGCGTGGCAGTGTACTGTCACGCGAGTTCCCCGATTCGGCGCTGGGCGGATTGTCTCAATCAGATGGCTCTGGCAGCGGCTTTAGGGGGCGGAGGAGCAGAGTCCACGCCCTCTCAAGCCGTGGCCGCCCTGAATGCTGCCGCGCGGCGTGCAAAAGGGTATGAGCGGGACCTGCGCTACGTGCGGGTACTTCTTGGTGCGGATGCTGCAGAGGCGCATGAGGGTGTTGTTGTTGAGCCGTCACGGCAAAGCCGCGACGGCATGGCGTTCGCCGAGCCTGGACAGCAAAGCCGCGACGGCATGGCGTTCGCCGAGCCTGGACAGCAAAGCCGCGACGGCATGGCGTTCGCCGAGCCTGGACGTGTCTGGGTGCCCTATCTCGACCGCCTCGTGCGCGCGGACACAGGGGAGTGTCAAGCAGGAGAGTCCGTGCACGTGCGCTTCTTCTGTGATGCGTCGAAGCGGAACTGGAAAGGGCGACTGGTCGTGCGCGTGGCAGCGGTGGCGTGCCCCCCTAAAATTGAGGAGCCGGCGTGCGGCTAAACACGCCACCACAACCTACACGGAATAAGCAAGATGGAGCTTCACGGCACGGCCAAGAGCCTTCTCGAGATGTTCGTCACGGACCCGCGGATGACGTGCATGAGGCAGCCCGATGGAGGCAAGATTCATGTGCACATCGCGGTCGTCGTGGGCCGCGGCGGAAAGATTCTGGCCGCTGCGCCGAACAAGTCGGGGTCCAGGAGCAAGGGCTCAGGCTACTCGGATTACAGCATTCACGCCGAGAAGAACGTCATCAAGCAGCTGGGAGATGTGTCCAAGCTGCGTGGTGCCGATATGTACGTCATGCGGATTTCATCGGACAGGGAGAAGGAGGGGCTGGAGAAGTTCATGTGCTCGAAGCCGTGCCACGACTGCACCCTCTTTCTGGAGAAGTGTATGCGGGAGTATGGCCTGAAGAATGTGTATTATACGTCCTGATGCCACGCCTTTTTCATTTGGCCCCAGCGGCGGCCCCAGCCAGTTCGCGCTTGGCTTGACGGAGTTCTTCTCCGTGAAGCTTCTCGCCGGCCGCATCGTACACCTTCTTTCCAGCCACCAGGAGCACATCGGACACTGCAGAGCCTGCCGAAGAGGCCACGGACGCCACAACGGAGCCTGCCGCACTGCCTGCGCGATTCGCCTTTTTGGTCTGTTTGTGGCTGGCCTTGCGGGCGGCGAGTTTCTTGCCGAGACTCTTTGCGCTTCTGTTGCTCGAATAGTTGAACAGACTGTTGGTATTTCCACTGCGACTACGGGCCTTGCCAAAAGGAGAGGGGAGGCCTATGTTTTCCGCCAGTTTCCTACGCACTTGCGCGACCTCTTTTAAGTTGAGAACACCGTAAATGGTGCCTTGTGATATGGTTTCCTCACGCCCGGCGACAATGATTTTTTTCAGCTTCGCATCTGTAAGCACATAGTCGTCCGTTCCAATGGCAGTCGCCATGGTGGCATTATGAACCGCGCGCCCCTTGAGTTTCAGGGACCCCAGAATCGGGATGGAACGATAGATGTTCCCCTCATCGTCCTGGATGGTAAACCGACCGCCGCCCATTTTGCCGATGACTTTTGCCATAAAGTAGTCTTGGCAGCGGCCCTCTCCGCGCAGGAAACATTCGAGCGCGAGATTCGACGTACGCTCGGAACGCCTGCTTTGACGGGCACGTTGCTTCTTTGTTTTATCACGCACTGGCTTCTGGGCTTTCTGTTTCTTTTCAGCGGAGGGCATCGTTCTACTTGGAGAGCAGATTTTCAGGGCGAACTGTAGAAGAAAGCGGGCGATGGCGACACTCGATATTCCTGTGACGAAAACATATATTCAAACGCAAGAAACAACAGCTGTTGCTACAGTAAATGCAAAAATAGCACAATATGATGCTGCCATTATGAGTGCTACAGATGTAGGTACTGCTAAACAACAGAAAATTAACTTAGTTGGGCAATATAACTTGAAATGGAATATACATACAGATACAAGTACAAAACGAGACCAGATTATTGCTGCGGTCGAAGCACAACGCGATGGGTTCCAATCCCAGGTCACGTCTCTACAATCACAAGTGACCACTCTTTCTGGGGACCTTACTCGTAAATTAACAACTGCAGATTTACAAAGCAAACAAACTCAAATTAATACCATTTTAAACTCAACAGATAAGACATTATCATCGAATCTTATTACTGCGATTAATACTACAAAAGATATGGGTACCGCTATAGCTGAGATTACAACGGTAGCCAAAGCAAATGAAGCCTTGCGACTTGCAGAGATTGCGTATACATCTGCAAATACGGCGGTAAGAAATTTAATGACAGTTATAACGAATCAAGTATTAACAGGATCACTCGTATTACAAAGAGATACTATTCATACGAATCGATTTCAGGCTGCATATACTCTTTATCTTATTGACAAGAAAAAATCAGACCTTCTTACTACTGTAGTTAATGCATCATCAGATATAAATAAAGACCTTAACAGCAGTTTAAATCTTCAAACTGGCTCTTCTCAGAACGTAATCAAAGAAGTCTTTGGTCTTGACTCGAGCATAACTGGTCCAAGCGCACCAACAACAACAAAAACGCCTCAAGAGGCGATTGCAGAAATTAAACGCATCCGTGGCAGAGTTACAACCTTGGAAGGCGAAGGCAGAACCGCGAGCGGAGCGCTGAGTACAGCCACAAGTGACGCAGAAGCTCTTCGCAGTAGGATTACAACATTGGAAGGGGAGAGTCAGGCCGCAAGCGGGGCACGTGCATCCACTCTGGAGAAGATTCGAAGCTACAAGGCTGCCCTCAATCAGAAATCGGCCCCTAATACATCAAGAGTGACTGCAGTAAAAGAAAGGGCTGCAGGGGTGAAAACAAAGACGAGCTCTTCTTCCGCATCTAGCGCCAGCCAAGTAGTAGGTCCTACAACTGGAGCTGCTCCAGCAGCTGCTGCCATGAAAGGTGGTGCGGCCACAACAGGTGACCCTATTCTAGATGCATTCAATGACTTACAAGAGAGAGTCGACCAGCGAGAAGCTGACTTTGCGACATATCAAACGGCCGCCGAGGGGGCCGCAGCAGAAGCCGATGATACGATTACCACTCTTGAAACGGAGGTGGCAACTCTGACTGGTCAGATTCAAAAGCTTCAAACTGGAGAAGGGGGGGTTCAGACACTTCAAGGCAAAGTGGAAGAGCTTCAATCCGCCTATTCATCTGCTATTAGGGATCTGACTCCTCTCACGAAAGAACTCACTGGAAATGATGCGCCAGCAAATCTATCTGAGGCTGTAGGAAATGCAAATACACTTGTAACGAACCTTCACGATGAGATTCAAACACTCAAAGCGGGAGAGGGAGGTGTCGAGCAGCTTCGTGGGCAGATTCAAGCGCTTACGAAGGAACAGCAAGATGTCGCTCAAACGATGGGCAAGTATACGAGTGTACTGTCTCAACAACCTCTTCCTAGTTCGGATATACTCGGCGCACTTCAGCAAAAAGCCTCTGCAGTAAAGGCTCCTCCTGCCTCCTCTGGTGCTATGGTGGGTGGAGCAGCATCAGGGGCTGCTACCGCAGATGTAGACCTTCGCAGCCTTTTTACAGAGTTACAAACCACAGTAGACGGGCGAGAGGGCGCCTATTCCAGATATGAAGCAGCGGCCCAGGCGGCAGCTGAAGCTGCAGATAAAGCCATTACAACACTTCTCACGACTATAGGGGAGTTGACAAGTAATAAGGGAGGATTGGCGGAAACAGTTGGAACCTTAACAGCAGAAGTTGCACGCCTCCAACCCTTTGAAGGACAGGCTGCCACACTTCAAACAGAAGTTGCACAACTCCAATCCTCCTATCAAGCTGCCATGCAGGCCCTCAGCAGCCTTGCCAAAGAGATTACTGGAAAGGAGATTGATCTGGCGAATCCAAATCCAAAACAGGCGGCGAACAACTCACTCAGTGCAGTCGGCGGGCTTCGCGAACAGGTATTAGCCCTCCAACTCTCCTATCAAGCTGCGATGACAGAACTCAGTCGCCTTTCCAAAGAACTCACTGGAAAGGAGCTTAACTCGGTGAATCCAAATCTAAAACAGGCGGCAAACAACTCGCTCAGTGCAGTCGGTGGACTTCGCGCAAAGATTGGCGAACTTACACAGGCCGTTGCATCTCGAGGGTCCAATCTGACTGCGGCGGAGGCTGCAGCTTCCGCTGCGGCAGAACAGGCCGCTGGAACGATTCAACAGCTCCAATTGCAGTTACAACAGAAGAATAGTAACAGTGCCGCAGCACTTAAGGCAACAGCCGACGAACTGAATGAGCAAATCAATCGACTCGCACAGGAGTTACAACAAACGGGGGCAAATCTGGGACAAACTAAGAAAGAGAGGGATGCGCTTACCAAATCTTTGCAAGAGGCACAAGATGCTGCTACAGCCTTACAGGGAAATCTTGCGCTAAGAGAAGCGAATATTACTGCGATAGAGAGTGCGGTAGGCGCAGCTACAGGGAATGCGCTCAGACAAGTACAGGCCCTGAAGGAATCCGATGCGGCAAAAAATACAGCCCTTTCTGCAGCGCAGAGTGCAGCGACAGCCGCAGCGCAGACAGCGCAAGCAAAGATTGACGAACTGAACGAGACTATAAAGGCGCGGGAGGCAAATGTTGAAAGAGAACAGCTATCTCTTCAGAAGGCCGCAGCAAACGTTAAAGAGCTTGAAGCACTCTTAGACAACGTCCCTCAAGAGAAGGAGGCGGCTGTTTCGGCAGCACTTGCAGCAGCTGCGCAGGAAGCAGCGAACCAGCTTGAGGAGGTGAAAGCATCTCTTCGAGCCCAGAGAAATGCGAATGTACAACGGGTCGAAGAACGAGCATCAGGAGCCATTGCAGCAGCGGAGGCGGCTACGGCGGAGGCAGTTGCTGCTGCTGCCGCGCAGATTACCGCATTCGAGGGGAGGTTAGAGGGGGAAAGGGACGAAGCAAAAGCAGAGGCGGCTGCTGCAAAAGCAGACATTGAGAAACTCAGAGACCTTCTGGAACCAGGCAAACAGACCAACATTAGCCGACTGGAAGGTGTTGCACAGAGTGTTGCGACTCGTATTCGAAATTTGCAAGAGGCTGTTACACAGAAAACGAAGAATCTGAATGCGGCGTCAGGGGCGATAGTGGCGAGAAATGCGGCTGCGTCAGAGGCTCTCAGGCAGATTGAGGAGCTGCAGGGGATTGTGGCCGCGAGGGAAAGGAATCTGGTAGCGAGCGAAGATGCGGCCCGTCAAGCCGCTGTCACTGCTACAAAGAGCATTCAGGAGCTTGAGGAGATTGTTGTAGCGAGGGATGCAAATCTGAGCTCCGCGAAGAATGCGATTCGACTGGCAAATGAGGCTGCCATTAAGGCTGCGGAACAGATTCAGCAGCTTCAGACGGCTGTCACATCAAAGGATGGTACTATCAAGGAAATTCAGGAGGCAGCGGCTGCTGCGGCAGAGCAGGCCCTAATTCAGATTCATAAACTTGCGGGGGAACGGAATGCGAAATCGAACAATCTGAATGCGGAAAAGAGGGCAGCGGATGCGGCTGCTGCCACAGCGGTGAAGCAGATTCAGGAACTCCAGGCGGCTGTGGCGGCGCGAGAGGCGAATGTGCAGAAAGAAAAGGGGGCTGCAGATGTGGCTGCGGCAGAGGCTCTCAAGCAGATTGAACAGCTTCGCCAAGAGGTGCTCGCGAAAAATGGAACGATTGAGTCTGTGCAAAAGGCTGCGAATACGGTAGCGGCAGCGGCTGTGAAGGACATTGCAGCACTCCAGGCAAGCCTTGCTGAGAAGACGACCGCTGTGAATGCTGCAAAGGAGGCGGCAGATGGACTTCTAAAGGAGGCGAATAAGCAGCTGGGTCTCCTTACGGCTCAGTTGGACGAAAAGAATACGGCGATTGAGAAGGCACGAGAGGAGGTGCAGAAGGCGAAGGACGCGGCCACTAAAGAGATAGATGAGTTGAAACGCTTGGCAGGGGCAAAGAATGCAACTATGCAGAAGGCAGAAAAAGACACCTATGCCCTTATGCAGGAGGCCGCCAAAAAGATTATAGCTCTGCGAGAACAGCTGAAACAGAAGTCGAGTCAAGCACAGGCGAGCCTCCTGCAGGAACTTGCGGGACTCAAACGAGAGTTGGAGGAGGAACGGCGTACTGCGCGTCTGCCCAGCGGAACCGTGGTCATCCCCTCTTCCGATGCGAAGACCATGCAGGATTCACTCACCCGAGTGGTTCTGGAGTTACGAAAGCAGTCGTTCGGAACCTCCAAGTCTCTTCAGAAGTTGTTGGCGAAGATTGTCCTGGGGATGCAGAGTAGGGCGGGCCAGTCTTCTCGATACCAGACCGTAAAAGTGGGTGGAGGAGGCGAGGCTCGTGGCAAGGGTGGTAAGCTGCGCCGAACACGCCGGCGGATGACGTAATACCGCAAGGGCCTTAGAGTAAGCACTCGACGGTACCGCGGCTTTACTACGCGCTGCGGTATGGTAGGGCCCGGTTACAGCAGGGTACTTAATTTAAGCACCCTGCTGTATTTTCTACTCACATTATAAGGGGAAATGGCATCTGGAGCAGGTACGCTACAAACAAAAGCAGAACAAGACTTTGAACGGGCTGAAACCGCGTTACGTTCAGATGAAGCAAAACTACCTGCGTTAGATACTAAAATAAAAGAGTTAACTGCCAGACTTGCAAGTTTGAATACTACAATGTCATTATTATCAGCAGACCCAACCCAACGAGCATATAAAACTGCTAAAGATCAAGTACCTATCGTAACACAAGAACGAACAACTGTACAAAATGAGCGCAATGCTATTGCGAATACGATAGCAACCATATCCTTACCAAACTATATGAATGCCCTGAAAGCGGTTGTTGAAGATCGTCAAATGACTCGTGGTCGGATGGGCGGTCCTTTGACGGCTGCTGAAATCAAAACCATATCGGATAAGACGACTGCCCTACAAACAGAGCTCGCTGCATTGCAAGCAAATGTTGGGCGTTCTAAGACAAAAGCAAATCTTAATATGAAGGCCATGCGTAACTTCAAAAGTAAAACTACGATGAAACCCTCAATCAATACATCGAAACTAGAGGGATTGCATAGAACAATAAAGAGTGGTGGTGCCCGTAGAAAAACTAGAAAGGCGCGACACCGTTACGTGCTTCAGTGAAGCACCCTGCGGCAGGATTCTTTTATGATACATAATCAAAGATGTCTACTACGACTGATTTAAATGTGTGGTATAATGACATAGTAAAAAAGGGGGTTCCTTCCGACACAAGCACGTTAGCAGCTGGGTTTACTCCTGCACAGATGGCAGCCTATCGAAAAGATCCTGATGATTGGTATTTGCTTAAATTACATGAGAGGATTGCTCTGCTAGCAGCGGGTCGCGGCGGTGTAACCGTGACCGCCGCTACAACACAAATAAAGAATTTTCAACCTGCGTACAAAACAATCCTTGAAAAGAGGGCGGCGGCTCTTAAAACACAACTTGATGCCTGGATGATTACTACGACTGTACATGCGGGCCTTCAGTCACAGATTGATGCATTAAAACAGGAGAAGCAGACAATGAATGCGTCACGTCAGGCGAGCTTGACCGCGATTCAGACTCTAAAGAGTCAGGTCAATTCAAAACGGTCCGCTACAAATCGTTCTAAAAATCGAGTGACATCTATGATGCGTGGTGGCCCTCCCTCTACAGCGTCTGGGGCATCGGCGGCTCCTCCTGCAAAAGGGGGTCGATACTTACTATCGACTGCTTAAGATAAGCAGAGTTACAAATATCACTTCTACGGCATATCGCAGGCTTCTTACCTTAAGCAGCCTGCGGTATACACGATTTTCAACCTATAGAATAGAATAGAGCATCACAATGAGTGCCGCATCTCTTGAGGCTGAGTTGGTAACAAATGATACAGACGTTGCAGCTGCATTAACAAGGTTTAATACGGCAGTCGGACCTATGCAAGCAGATTTCGGACGAGCTATCAATCTTGTCAGAAATGAGTTTGTGGCTGCTGCTATTAACCGTGCAGCTAGACTTGAAACTGCATTAGCGACTGCTAAAAAGATTATAGCTGTTTATAAGCCACAAGCCACTTCAGCTGCAACCCTTCAAGCAAGGGTAGACCAATGCTCGAAGGATGCGACTGCTTTACAAAATCAGATTGGACCTTTACAAACGAAATCCAATACACTTACAACTCAAGTGAATACGCTCACCGCTGATTTAACAAAAGCACAAAATGAGTTAAAAGCGGCACAGGCAAAGGCCCAAACTGACATAACAGCAGCAGTGACTGCAGCACAAACAAAGGCCCAAACGAACACAGCAGCAGCGGTGACGGCAGCACAGGCAAAGTTGCAGGCAGACGTGAAGAAGGCGCAAGATGATTTGAAGAAGGCTCAGGACGATAAGGTGGCAGCAGAAAGGACCAGGGATGCAGTGATGAAAGAGCGCGACGACACGAAAAAATCCACGAATGCTGCGAAGGCTGCTGTGGCCAGCTTTAAAGACAAGGTCGCTGCCAAACCGTTCCCTGATCGGGCAAAGCTAGAGGACCTCAAAAAGCGAACTGCTGTCCCGACCCCTCCTAAACCAAGTGGACCGATAATCTCCGCTCAGGGTAGATCGATGAAGGGTGGTGCAGCGCCGACAGACGATATTTCCGTCTTTCTAGCCGAGTTACAGGCATCCGTTGATGCACGCGAAGCCGCCTTTGCAGCGTATCAGACCGCTGCCGAGGCGGCAGCGGCAGATGCAGCGGCAAAGATTAGTGAGTTGCAGACCGCGATTGCATCCCGAAACACGAATCTTGCCACCGCCTCGCAGTCCATTCAAGGTGCCACACAGCAAATCCAGCAGTTGCAGGCAACGGTTGCTGCACGGGAAACGAATCTTGGGACTGCCCAACAGGCGGCGACCCAGGCAGCGGCGGCTGCGGCGCAACAGATTCAACAGTTGCAGGCGGCCCTCGCAGGAAAAGACCGAAATGTCGCCGCCAGTAAACAGGCGGCCGATACTGCCATTGCAGGCGCGGCGCAACAAATCCAGCAGCTGCAGGCGGCTCTTGCAGGAAAGGATAAGAACTTGGCGAATGCGCAACGACTTGCGAGTGCGACTGCAGAGGAGGCGAAGGTACAGATTCAGCAGTTACAGGGTGTAGTGCAAGCACGCTCTGCCAATATGAATGCGACAAAGCAGGCGGCGGGGGAGGCGGCTGCTTCTGCAGCCAAAGAGATTGAACAGCTTCGTGCCATGGTCGCGGCGAAGAACGCGAATGCGGCGGGCTCGAAAGAGGATGCAGCCGCGGCACGAGCAGCTGCGTCTCAGGCAATGCAACGGATTCAAGAGCTACAGGCACTTGTCGCCGCACGTGAGCAGAATGTGGGGCGTGCACAAGAGGCGGCGGCGGCGGCAACTCGAGAGGCGGCCAAACAAATCGAGGACCTGCGGGGAGCATTGTCCTCGAAAAATACGAATCTCGATGCGGCTCGAAAGGCGGCGGCGAATGTGGGTGCCCAGCTCCAGGAGTTACAGGCGGCTCTTCAGGTGCGCGACCGTAACTTGGCGACAAGCAAAGAGGCGGCTGCTGCGGCGGCGGCAGAGGCGGCCGCGCAGATTAATGCCTTGCGCGAAACAGTTCTTGCGCGGGAGACAAATGTGAAGGCGGCCCAGGACGCGGCGAATAAGGCGGCGGCCAATGCTGGAAAGCAGGTGCAAGAGTTGCAGGCGATTGCTGCGGCAAAGAATACGGCGATTGCTGCGGCGGATCAACAGGCGAAGGAGGCGGCAGAGGTGGCGACCCGTCGAGTGCAGGAGCTGGAGGCGCTCGTTGCAGCACGGGAGCAGAATGTCGCGCGGGCGCAACAGGCGGCGGCCAATACAGGGAAACAGATACAGGAATTGCAGGCGGTGATTGCTGCACGTGAGACGAACTTGGCTGCCTCCAAACAGGCGGCCAATGTGGCAGCTGCAGATGCGGGCAAACAAATCCAGGAGTTGCAGGCGGCTCTTGCGGCCCGTGAACAGAATGTGGCGGCGACACGGCAGGCGGCGAATGCGGCAGCGGCGAATGCAGGCAAGCAACTGCAGGAGTTGCAGGCCGTTGTGGGGGCGCGTGAAAAGAATCTCGCGGGAGCTCGTCAAACGGCGGCAGAGGCCGCAGAGCAGATTAAGCAGTTGCAGACGGCCATTGCAGCCAGGAACAGCAATCTGGCGGGGACCAAACAGGCGGCCAATGCGGCGGCGGCCAATGCGGCGCGTCAAAAGCAGGAACTGCAGGAGGCGATTGCAGTACGCAACCGAAATGTGGCGGCGACAAAGGAGACTGCGGCGGCAGCCATGCAGAAGATTCAAGAGCTGCAGTCGATTGTGGAGAAACGTGGTGCAAATCTGGAGGCGACAAAGGAGGCGGGTGCGGCAGCAGCTGCAGCGGCGGCGCAACAGATTCAGGAACTGCAGGCAGTTGTGGGTGCGCGCGAAAAGAATGTGGCAGTAGGTCAACAGGCGGCAGCGGTGGCTGCGCAACAGATTCAAGAACTGCAGGCGGTGGTGGGTGCACGGGAAAAGAATGTGGCAGCGAGTCAAGAGGCGGCAGCAGCGGCGGCAAAGAAGATTGAAGAGTTGACACAGTTGCTGCAGTCTCGTAATACGGATTTGAACTCGACTCGAAAGGCGGCAAATGCGGCGGCTGGAGAGGCAGCGAAACAGCTGGAGGCGCTGCAAGCTGCTCTTGCGGCGAAGGAGGCAAATGCGGCAGCAAGACAGCAGGCGGCGAATGCCGCAGCTGGAGAGGTGGCCAAGCAGTTGGAGACCCTACAAGCGGCGTTTGCGGCAAAGGAGGCCAATCTGGCCAAGACACAGCAGGCGGCTAACGTGGCAGCAGGAGAAGCAGCCAAACAACTGGAAGAGTTGCGTAAGGCGTTGGAGGCTCGAGAGGCGAATGTGGCAGCGAGCAGGCAGGCGGCCAATGCCGCCGCTACATCTGCCGCGCAACAGGTGGAGGAGTTACGCAAGGCGCTGGAGGCTCGAGAGGCGAATGTGGCAGCCAGCCGGCAGGCGGCAGCGGCGGAGGCGGCAGCAGTGGCGCAACAGGTGGAGAGCCTTCGTGCGGAACTGGCGGCGAAAGATATAGAACTGGCGGACAAACAGAAGGCCATGAATGCGGCAAGGGAAGGTGCACAGGCGGCAGCAAATGCGCGCAATCGTAATGTGGCGGCGACGCGACAGGCTGCGAATGCGGCAGCGTCTGCGGCTGCCCAACAGCTGGACGAGTTGCGGGCCATGGTGGAAGCCAAGCAGAAGAATGCAAATGCGTCTCGACAGGCTGCGAATGCGGCAGCGGCGTCTGCGACTCAGCAGCTGGAGGAGATGCGCAAACAGCTTGAACTCAAGGATGCCAATCTGGCGAGTACACGGCAGGCCGCCAACTCGGCTGTGGCAGGTGCAAAGGCAGAGATGGACGAACTCAAGAGGGTATTGAACTCGAAGTCGGTGAATCTCAATACGGCACAGAAGGCGGCGAATGCGGCGGCAGTCTCTGTAGCACAGGAACTGGAAGAGCTGAAGAGCCAGTTGCAGGCGAAGAATATGAATCTCACGGAAGCTCGCAAGGCGACGAACAATGCGGCCTCGTCGGCGGCAGAGAAGATTCAGGAACTGGAAGCATTGCTGCAGGAGAAGGACAAGAGTCTCGCGGAGACTCTGCAGGCATCCGACTTGACTGCCACGGATTTGGCAAAGGAGTTGGAGACGCTGCGTGCTCAGCTCGAGGCGGAAATGATGGCGCCGAGGTTGCCTCCTGCCACAGTGCCTCTGCCGGTCGATGACACCACCACTCTTAAGAATGTGCTGACACGCGTGGTGCTCGAGTTGCGTAAACAGCCGTTCCCCACCTCGAAGACGATTCAGAAACTGCTGGTGCGCCTCATTTTGAATTTGAAAGATAAGGTGGAAGAGGCGGCACCGTTAGTGGAGGCTGCGACTGCGGCCGCTGCGGCGGCTGCGGCTGTGCCTGCTAATGCGGCTAGGGCGAATACATCCACCCCTGCCCCCTCTGTAGGGGGTCGCCGCAGGATGTCGCGGAAAAGGGGGGTGCGCAGAGGGCGCATGAGTCGTCGTAGACGCTAAAAGGTTATTTCCGGCGATTAGATACTAGTTTAATATACCGCAGAGTGCTTAAAATAAGCACTCTGCGGTATATTTTTCGAATCAGACTTTAGAAGAAGGATGATGGCGACGAATGCGGCGGCAAATCTCAGAAGTATTCTTGCTAGCCCCAACAATGGTTCTAAAGCGTCTGGTGCCCCAGTACAGGCAGCAACGCTGCCGCCGAGGCTGATGACACCAGGGACGCCAGTACAGCCACCAACGCTGCCACCAGGGACACCGATGACACCAGGAACGCCGCTGACGCCCGCACCACCAGGGATGTATGAGGAGCCAGGGATATACGATGGCACATCAACGCAGCCCCAGCCGCTGTCCTCAGATATATTCCGCCTACAGCCGCTGCCGCCATCACTGAAGGGCCGCAGCTTTTCTGATATCTCTGGTGCCCTATTACAAGATATAGCTGGTGGAGGTATAGAGAGATATGCGGATGCACGTATCACATCCCTATTAAAAGACTTTTTAAAAGAGATATACGAACCTCTGCTAGCATTTGAACCCTATATTGGTAAGACGAGTACTCTTACAAAAGAGAAACTTATAGATGCGTTTATACATGCAGATGGTCAGTTACCTATGTTACTAAAAACGTTAGGATTTGAAGATGCAGTGAACAAACTAGTGAGTATTTTTATGACGTATAAAACGAAGGTACAACAAGAGATTGAAACTGCTCTCTCTCAGAATCCAGCAATCATGCCGTATGTCCAACAACGATATTTAGGAAAGAATCTACCGAATCTTTTCTCTTTTCTATTTTCAACGAATAGACTTTCAGTACGACATGTAGCAGGATTCTATTCATTATTTTATGTACTGGGGGGTTTATTTACACCATCGGACATACAAAGTATGGCTCCAAAGGGAACATTGAGAGCTCTGAAACCAGACGAGATTGTAATAAGCTCCTATTTTGATAAGCCTATTATTCGACTCGTGTATTATACACTTTTTGAATATATACGTGGGTTTACAGGTCAAAAAAATCCAATTCCATATCCAAAACTCTCGTTGGCAGATATTCCAGATATACATATGTTAGCATTGGGCTCAAAGTTAGGGGGTCCACATACATTCGATATTAAAAACCTAGTTCAGGGACAAGTTGACCGACTCAGAACCCCTACCATGTCAGGGGGTATGAAGCCACCCGCGACTCCTAGACAAGCAACGCCTGCTATGATATTTAACGATATTGATGATATATTCAGAGTAAATATGACGCCATACTTTACATTCAGTGGATTGGGGGGGCCTCGTGAACTACAAGATATATGGCTGCTATACGCTAATGTATTTATACTGTATATGCTGCGAGATAATTCTATTATGACATCTGTACGTGATATATTGTTTGGAAGCAGGCGCTTGGCTGTCCCAAATGCTGAGATGCAACGATTCTTAAATGCACAGAGACAACAGAATGATCTGGGAGGATTCAGCCTTGGTGCCCAGGTGCAAAGAAACTTAAATGCACAGCGCCAACGGAATGAACTGGCAGCCTCTGGTGCTGCCGCTGCAAAAGCAAAGGCGGACGCTGCAGCCGCTGCAAAAGCAAATGCAGACGCTGCTGCCGCAGCAAAAGCAAAGGCAGACGCTGCAGCCGCTACTGCCGCTACTGCCAAAACAGCCGTTGAGACATCTCTTAAAAAAGTTCAGTCTCTTATGAAGGACTTACAATCATCTGTGCCTCTTGGGAAACGGGCATCACCAGCAAATCTCGCAACATTAACATCTATAAAGACAGAGTTAGAGAATGCTTTAAAAATTCCAAATATATCTCCAACAGATAAATCTCTCGTGAATTTACTAATACCTGTACGAACACAACTAGAATCTACCTTTTCAAATAAAACTTCTGCTAAAACCGCTTTTAATTATATAATGACTAAAATCAACCCCCGCCTCCCTCTTTCAAAGGGTGGAGCCCGCCGCAGTACCCGTCGTCGTGGCGGCCCCCGCAGCTGTCGCGTTAGTCGCAAGAGCTCCCGCAAGCACTAAATCCGTAGATAGAGGGAGTCGCACACGGCCACATCCCGCATGAGCCGCAACTCTGCGCCCCGCATCGTCTCCAACAGCTCCACATCCGCTGCAAGAGTCGCCATCGTTCGCAACTCTTCCAACAGATTGACAGTCTTCAGAAGCATCCGCATGAGGTTCCCTTCGTAGAATCCATAGTCGCTGCAGAGTTCCGCGGCCCCAGCCGGCTCCTTTCCATCTCCTCCCAGCCAGCGCCAAATGGGCTCAACCCATGCGGTATTCACATCCCAATACGCCGCCCGCGGCGCAAGGGCCGCGCCCACGTCACGTTCCACGGCCTCTGCCTCCCGCCCCACGGCCTCCACCGCCGCAAACACATCCTTTACAGTACGCGACACAGCCAGCCCTTCAACTCGCCCAGTGGCATCCCCGCCTTCTCCGAGAAATCCCGCAAGGACGGCTAGCACCTCCTCTTGCGACAGACCCTTCAGGAGCCCGCGGCTATAGACAATCGGCATGAGAATCTCGTGGCCTTCGTTGACTTCTGTGGCCATGACCCCCAGAGGAGTGAGCTGGAAAGGCCTAGAGGCCGCAGGGGCTGCGGCCTCTGGAGGGGCAGGGGCCCCCACTGCTTCCACAGCACCCCGCACGAGGAACCCCATTCGTTCCAGCACGGCGAAGCTCGGCCACACTCCCTCTGCAGGTTCCTCCATGGCCACCACATCCCGCTCGAGCTGCTCCGCCTCGCGCGTCAAGGCGAGCCAGCGCGGCCACAGCTCCTTCTGCACGGCCGCCCAGCGCGGCCCCATTCGACCATTCTCCCACGTCGACCACGCCTTTTGCGCCTCCCGTCGCGCGGCATTCACCGATTCCTTGAGTCGCGCCGCGAGTCGGTCCCGCTCCTCCATAGCCACCCGCTCGGCCTCCGTCAGCCCTACACGCCCCAGCTCCGCCCGTGCCGCCGCGAGTTCCCGCCGACATCCCTCCACTGCCATCTCATGCCGGCGATACCAATAGGATTGCCGCATGAGCCGCAGCCAATCCAGAGTTCCCGCCTGCATCGTCTTAAGAAGGAAGTCATAGTGGAATGTCATGCGCGACTGGAATGTCGCCCGTGCTCCTGTCATCATCCGCTTCACATCCTCCATGGACTCAGGCTCGCGATCAGGGAGGTAGAGCACCAGCCCTTTATCGTCCTTGCCTCGTCGTCCTGCCCGCCCTGCCATCTGAATATACTCATCCGTATTGAGCATCCGCATTCCTCCCGTGGCGTCATCATACTTCCTGTAGCCAGTGAACACGACTGTCTTCGTCGGCATATTGATGCCCACGGCAAAGGTCTCCGTGGCAAAGAGGAGTTTCACGAGTCCGCGGCTGAAGAGAATCTCCACCACTTCCTTGAGAATGGGGAGCAGACCGCTGTGGTGAAAGGCCACCCCCTTTTCAAGAAGCGCAAGAAGGGTATGATACTGGGGGAGGCGTGACAGTTGCTCACCATAACGATGGAGATGGAAGCTGAAGATGTGGCGGACGGAAGCTGCATCGCTGGAGTCAATGAGCGTGTGCTCCACATTCGCCGCATAGCGCTCACAGTCCTTGCGCGAGAATACGAAGAAGAGGGCAGGGAGCAGTCCCTTTTCTTGGAGCGACCCCACAAGCTCGTTCATCTGGTGCTTGAATGCCTTGGGCCCCGCCGCCGTGCGCGCAATCGTTCCATCCTCGTAGCCTCCACGACGCCGGTCGGCCACGCGCGCCCTGTGGTCATCCGCCGCTTTGACTTGCCCCGCTCTCCAGAGGAGCCAGGCCTTGTACAGCCCCCCTTCGAAGCGCTCCTTGTTGTCCATGACCGTCAGCAGCTCTGCGTCAGTGCCATGACCACGGTACACCCCATGCTGAAGAGGCACGATGCGGTACTCGGTGGAAATCAGATGAATCGGCTTCTGCTTCAGTTCGCCCAGCCAGCTGGCGAAGATCTCGGGTCCCTGAATGGTCGCAGACAGCAGCACGAGATTGACTTCGCGCGGCAGGAGAATCATGGTCTCTTCCCAGACGGCTCCGCGGTCGCGGTCATTAATATAGTGGCACTCGTCGAAGACAACGGCGTCGAGGTCATCGAGACTGAGGTCGGCGGTGAGGCCAAGCTGGCGCGTGGCCGTCGAATCCCGCTTGAAGAGGAGATTGCGGAGGATTTCCGTTGTCATGACGACGATGGCGGCATCGGGTTTAAACTTGAGGTCCCCCGTCATAATGCCGACGCTGGGGAACATCCCTTTCAAGTCGTGGAACTTCTGGTTGGAGAGAGACTTAATAGGGGTGGTGTAGAAGACCCGCTTGCCCTTAGCGAGACTGTGGGCGATTTGGTATTCCCCTACGAGGGTCTTCCCCGAGCCCGTCTTTGCAGTGACAAGGACGTTCTCATCGCGGCTAATGGCGGCGACTGCGTGCTGCTGGAACGGGTCGAGGGGGAACTTGAAGTCCATCGCGGGGGTCTGCGGCAGGCTGCGGCAGGGCTCCGAGGGTTGGACAATCTTGAGAAAGGGGGATGACATCTTTGCTGCTAGGTATGTCGGTCTGTTTAGTATGGCTGCGTCGGCGGCGGGCGGTCTAAAGCAATTTTAGCGCCCCGTCTTTTTGGCCTTCAGCCGTTCACGCTCGAGCCGCAGTTTCTCAATATTTGCCTGTGTTTTCAAGCCGACGTTGACTGCAATGGCATTGTCATTGCGCCCCCTGCGGTCCTTGAGAGCAGCGGCGACGTTGGCCTGTTTGGCCTGGACCTCTTCAGGTGCGCGACCCTTGGCCCATTTTGCGAAGGGGGCGGCAATCTTCTGCGAGATTTTCACACCGGCTTGTGCTTCGAGACCCTTTCGTGCTTGAACAATGGCCTGTTGTCCTGGAATCACTTTGCGTGTAGGTGTGCGGGATTTCGTTCGGGCAGGAGGAGTGGCAACCCTCTTTTGCGTCATGCGGCGGGCAGAGGGGGGGCGGGCAGCAGGGGCCGCGGCGACAGGAGCCCCTTCTTCCGCACGAAGGCTTGTCAGGACATTCTCGAGAGACCCCATGATGGATTCTAAGGAGCGAATGGCGTTTCTGCGCGTCTTGGCGGAACGAGTAGGGCTTGCAGGAATCGGGGGGGCAAGCGGGGCGACAGGCGCGGCGGCCGCGGCGGCCTTCGTCCGAGGTCCACGTCCTTTGGCCGTGCGCCCAGCCACATTAGAATATCCGTAGTATTCATTTTGCTTCCGGGCAATATACTCTGCCATCGCGTCTTCATATGCCTGTTCTCCTTGCTCGCGTCGTATCTTCAACATTGTACCCGCTGCTGTAAAGTTGGGTTTGGGTGCTTTGGCGTTGTCTCCAAATATCTTTTTGAATGCCTCCACCATTTCTGTGTGCATTTTCGCACGTTCACCGATTTGTTGTTTTTCGGCGACTGTGCGAGTTCGACCTGCGGCATCGGCGGCAGGAACAGGGGCGACAGGAAGAGAGGCAGAGCTGTTGGAGTTGCTGGAGCTGTTGGAGTTGCTGGAGCTATTGGAGTTGCTGGAGCTATTGGAGTTGCTGGAGCTGTTGGAGTTGCTGGAGCTATTGGAGTTGCTGGAGCTACTGGAGTTGCTGGAGCTATTAGAGTTGCTGGAGCTATTGGAGTTGCTGGAGCTGTTGGACGCAGCAGCCGCAGGAGCCGCAGCAGCCGCAGGCGCATCGTCAGGAACATCCACAAAGTTCCCATAGTCATTTTGCTGTCCATCCATCTCGTTGTCTACGTCCATCTACTTTCTTCCGCGAAGAAAGTTCCTGGCCCTCCCCCTCTTAATAGCGTGGGCCATTCCAGTCCTTCATTCCAAAGCTCTCCTTCTTTTCAGCAGGAGGCGCCGGCGGAGGAGCAGGCTTCGGCCCAAAGGTCGTAATGATAAACGGCATGGCATATACCGCTGCCAGTGTAATCATAACCCCCGTAATGAAGCTCGACTCTTTCAACATCATCGCTAAGACCGCCACGACTACTAAAAAGATGGAGTGCGCGCCGAGTGCCCGGGTTCCATTCTCCCTCGCATACTTCTTCAGCATATCAATCATCTCATTCCGCCCACTCGGTAACGCATTAATGGCCCCGTAGTAAAAGATGAGGTCGTGTACCAGCTGAATGCCCACGAGGATGCAGAGAAAGACAAACGGTGACCATGCCTTGGACCCTGCTACATTGTAGAAGCTCGTGTAGCCCCAGCGCGCGACTTGAAAGAGAAGGACAATAAGTGCCATATTTGCCAAGTATCCCTCGATGCCAAATGTATCAAAATAGGTGTTCAAGCTGAATCCACCCAACCCACCCATTCGCCCTCCAACGAGGGCTAAGTTGATTCCCACGAGCGAGGCCGAGGCGACAGACCCCAAGTCGGAGATATCTGTATAGTCACCAATGTCTCCCAAGCGGATTCCTCCTTCTGTTGCGCCACCTCCGTTCATCTGATTTGTACCCGTATTGTAAACAATGGACCACGGCAATGAGGAACCAACAGCTCCAGGCCCCGCCTGGAAGTGTTATCTCCTTGTAACGGCCGACGGGGGCCCGCTGAAAACGTATGTGGGGGTTACACCCGACCTCAACCGACGTCTTGCCCAGCACAATGGCGCCCAGTCAGGTGGCGCAGCGGCCACACGGGGGCGCTCCTGGCGCCGTGCTGCCTATGTCCACGGCTTCCCTTCCTACACAGCCGTCCTTCAGTTCGAATGGGCCTGGAAACATAGGACCAAACGCTATCGGGGCCCCCCTCTTGCCCGCCGCTTTCAAGCACTTCAGGAACTCTTGGCTGATTCCCGCCCCACTGCCAAGGCAGACCCGTATACCTCCTATCCTACCCCTTTAGAGGTCGTGATGGAGGCTGAGACGGAGGTGCCGACGCTTGCATGATGGCCTCAAACGAGGCGCGTAGGGCAGCGGCGGCGTCCTCTTCCTGCTTCGGATTCAGGTGTGGATACGTTTCATAGAGCTCCTCCAGCTTCGCCTTCGCCTGTGCCAACTTTTCCTGCAGACTTACCAGTTTCGAACTCGTCGATTTCCAGAGAATCCCCTCTGTCTTGAACTCAATCGCAAACCGGTCACGATGATATCCGTTCGCATGCACATACCAAATATGCGTAGGGATATCGACCGGCTTAATGCCCGAGGTGCCAGGAAGTTCGGTCGTGCGGGCCTTCTTTGCCGCCGACGTCGCCGCTGCCACTGCCGCATCCACGAGACGGAGATTGGCCCGCCGATTGTCCAACCCCTGTTTCGAGATGTGTTGTACAACTTTCCCCTCAGGCGGCTGCAAAAGGAAGTTGTGGAGGTACAGCTCCTTCTTTTTCTGGACCGTGGCCCCTGAGGCATCCACATGCGCCACGCGCACAGACGTTGCAATATAGGCATTCGATGCATAATGCCAGCAGACGCCTTTCACACGCTCGTAGTCGGCGGCATCAATTAAGAACTCCACCAACATTCCTTTAAAGAGAATGCTGCCGATTGCATGTGCGCCGTCTGCTGTTAGGCGAAACTGTGCTTTTCCCATCAGCTCCTATCGAGGCGACCCGGAAGAAGTTAGGCGCTGTGGGCGCAGAGAGCTGGGCGGCGGTTCATAAAAATTGCAGGGCGTAACCGAGTGGAACCATGTCTATACACGCCACGGTCACGATGTCAAGCTCTCCCACCCCTCCCGATGAGTTTCTCTGTCCCATCTCTTATGAAGTAATGGAGGACCCTGTGATTCTTGAGGACGGTCATACCTATGACCGGAAGTCTATTGATGCCTGGCTCATCATGCGCCGCACAAGTCCTCTGACCAATCGCTATCTCACTTCCATGACAGTGAATCCGAACTATGCGCTTCGCACTGCGATTGAGCGGTGGCGAGCGGCAGGAGGCGCTACAGAAGCTGCTCCTGCTGCGCCCAGCCCTGCGACCACCCCCCTCTTTCACCATGCCGGGGCGGACGGCTGCCTCGGAATCAGTGCGGCGACCGATGCCCCCCCTCTCCCCACGGCGGTGATTGCGGTACTTGATCGCAGTGGCTCCATGGGAGACACAGCCGCACCCATCTCCCAGCGCTCTTCGGAAACCGCCCTCTTCTCGCGCATGGACCTTGTCAAACACAGTATGCGCACCGTCGCTGCCCTTCTTGCGACTCGCCAGGCCAGTCTCGGCATTGTCAGCTTCTCCGATGTGGCCGAGACGAATATGACGGTAAAGATGATGGATGCGACTGGAAAGGGGGAGGCTGAGCGCGCAATCGCTGCTCTCCACCCTGGAGGAGGGACGAATATCTGGGCGGGGCTGCGGGCGGGGCTTGAGCAGGCAGCGGCATGGGGACTTGCGCATCCTGGGGCAAATGTTCATGTGATTCTTCTTACGGATGGCGAGCCGACTGCTGACTATCTCCCTCTTCATGGTATCCCCACGGCACTGAAAAAGAAGTTGGCGACTCTTCGAGCTCCCGTGACACTCAGCTGTTTCGGATTCGGATACAATCTGGACACGAAACTTCTGGAAGCGGTCTGCACAGAGGGTGGTGGCACCTACGGATACATTCCAGACTGCACGATGGTCGGCACAGTCTTCATCAACTACTGCGCGGCGGCTCTTACGGCTGTGGCGGCACATGTGGCAGGGGTGGGAACCGTCCATGCAGGACAACGGAAGCTTGGTGTGGAGGCAGCCGCTGCGGTGGCCTGCAAAGGGGGTGCAGGCGACCCTCTCACCTCTGAAGAGGGCGTGCAGGCGCGTCGCATGGCGCAGCTGCGGGCGGCTCTTGCGAGGGCCACGCGCAGCAAGACCTTTGCGGCCATCGATGCTGGGGGGCTCCAGGCCCTTGCAGAGGAGCTTCGTGTGGGCGAAGCCCATCTCACACCCTTTGAAGTGGCTCTGCTCGACGACCTCGACCACACAGACGACTACAAAGGGCAGCTGCTCAAGGCTGTGAGCTCGGCGAAGTATTTCAACACGTGGGGGCTCAACTACCTCTTGAGCTATTCGCGCGCCCTCGCCTGTCAGCAATGCGTCAACTTCAAAGATGGTGCACTCCAGTTCTTCGCCAGCGAGGCATTCAAGGGGATTCAGGAAGAGGGCAATGACATCTTCGATACTCTCCCTGCTCCTGTGCCAAGCTGCGGGGGAGGGGTCGCATTTGGGGGAGGAGCAGGCTATCCCATGGTCAGTACCATCAATCTCAATATGGGAGTCTTCAATCAGGTCGGTGGAACCTGTTGGGACCAGTGGGCCCTCATTCGGATGGCTGATGGGGGTCACAAACCTATGAAGGATATAGTTGCTGGAGAGCGAGTGTGGGGTGGGCATCGCATTCGCGCCGTCGTGCGCACAGCTGTCAATGCCCGCGTGCCGATGGTGCGGATGGGTTCAAAAAGGGGAGGCGTCCTTCTTACGCCTTGGCACCCTGTGCGCCTGGGACCAAACGCTCCCTGGCAGTTCCCTGCAGAAGTTGAGGGGTTCACCGTTACGGAAGAACTCATGAACTTCTACTACAACATGGTGCTCGAGTCTGGCCACGTCGTGCAGTTTGCCCCTGAAAGGGGGGCGGAGCCCTGGGAAGCCTGTACACTCGGTCACGGCTTCACGGATGGCCCTGTCATTACCCACCCCTATTTCGGGACGGATGCAGTGATTTGCGACCTGGAAGGAGCGCGCGGCTGGTCAGACGGCCTTGTTCTCCTCAACGCCGCCAAACACGTGCACCGCGACCCTAGAACGGGGCTCGTCAATGGCCTTCTGTAAGGATGGCTGAGGCAGCGTCCCTGGCGGAGAGAATGGCAACCTTCTCGTAATCGACGTGTCCTGCAAAGTGGGTGACATAGAACTCGTTGATATGTGCATCTAGAGTAGCAATACTCTCCTGTTTTTTATAGAAAATCCAGATGGTGTTCCACGTATGTGGCAGCACATAGACGAGACCACGGCGCTGCAGCTCATAACTGAGAACAGTCTGTTCATAAATGGCCCCGCGATAATGATTCACTGCCTCTTCAAAGTAGGTGTTGTAAATCTCCTGCATGACGGCGGCATGCTTGGCCGGTTGAAGCACAATGAGGCCAGAGTTGAGGACAACGTCGGACTCGAAGTCGATGCTGCAAAAGGAATAATACTCCTTTCCAGTTGTCTCCCAGCCTTTGTACATGTGAAACTCAATACACTCGGCGCGGGTAGGCTGCGAGTATTCGTCCACCATTCCAATGGCATCTCCAAAGGGGGCTGCAGTATGGATAGGGGGTGCATGAGCTCCGATGATAGTATCAGCATCGAGGAACACCACATAGTCGTACGCGGCGCTCCAGGGCTGGCCGGCCACAAGGAACTTTTGCATCGTAACGAGGCTGCGGTGCTGGTAGTGTTGGTCAAGGAACTCGGTCACCACACGGAAATCATAGCCATGGCGGGCGGCATAGGCCTCGTGGCTGGACCGGAACATCCGATTGTATTGTTCAAGATACTCCTCACCAATGGCAAGAGTCACAAGGAGCACACGGGGATCTGCAGCGGCCATTTATTGTGGAGGCTGGAAAGGGTGGAGGCGCGGAGGGACGCGGCGGGGACGCTATAGTTCAGGGTCTCGACCAACTGCGCGCTGTTTCCGCTTCTTGAGCGTCTGTAGAAGAGTCTGCAGCATACCAACTGCATCCTCTTTTTTCATCCCTTTGACATCTACACAGAGCGTCGCATACTCCTTTACAGTATACACTGCAGAATAGGTATTATAGAATGGCCCAGCTGTATCTGACAAGATAGCGTAATACAGACCCACTGCCTTCCAAACTTTACGTTCCTTAGGAACTTGAACAGATGAATTCACTTTGTAGGGATTTTCTGGCACAGGAATGGTAGCAAAGTGCGGGCCGCCTGACCACTTCTCGGCCACTCGTGTGCAGTGTTCCACCAGGACTTCATAGGGTAGTCCCCCCTTCATAGAGTTACAGGAAGCGCAACAGGGGCGTACATTTGTAAGCGTATAGGCGCGAATCGTATTATCAAATCGGTCAAGTCCAATCCCTTTTGCGCTTGCATACCCGCACATATAGCATGGAGAGTGTGTAAGAACATCCCATTGCTGTTGTGTAAGGTGAAATTCGAGGCCTCGTGCTATGGCTTCTTGCTTATATGCAGTGTAGTTTCGGTTATTCGTTCGTGAATAATAGGTATCCCATTGATGATAAAATGCGGCTTCAGCTGTGCACATCTTTGCAATGATTTTACACTTCTCAAGAAAGAAGTCAGGGTGATAATAGGCTTTCATCATATTACAAGATTCACAACATGGCACACAGTTATCCACCTCATATCCTTTTGCATTATCTCTGCGGTCGATACCATTTACTTCATTCTCTTTTTGATATCCGCAGTAATAGCAGGGGGATGTAATAAGGCTGGTAAAGATCTCAAAGTTGATAGACATTTCACGCCCCTTTTTGGAAGCACTTTTAATATACTCTTTGAAGTATGTATTCATATATTTATAGTTTTCTTTCTTATAGTTTCGTTGGCGCAAAGTACGTTTTGCATCTTCCCTAGCTTGTGCCTCGTTACATTTTTTACATCGAACGGAGTCATTTCCTTGTTGGGTTTTATATGCTTCAAAGTCGGCTTCACAATGAACACATACGCGTTTATCTGATGAGGTTGCTTGAATAGCCTGAAAGACTTGTTTTCGTTTTGCATACCGCGCTGAATCATTTTCTCGCGCCGTTTCAAGGCAGGCTTCACAGGATGCCTTTCCTTCTTCACAAAGAGTGAAACAACCTCTATCAATATCACAGTATCGGATACCCCGTTCTTGTTCTTCCAACCGATAGGTATCGCGCTCGTGCTTTTTACAGAATCCTTTCTCCTTTACTTTAAAGGCACAGCCCTCATGTTTGCATGCATGCTCTTTCTTACCAAGGCGCGCTCTGCATGCAGTGCAGCTCACTGTCTTCGTAGCAACCTCTTCTGCACTTAGCTGGCTATCACATCCGCGAAAGAAGAATCGGCACCATGTAATACCAGATCGAATGCCTTCATCATACTTCTTATTTCGCAGATGGCGACCACAATATCCAGTTTCTCCTGGAGTGAACTGGCATGCCTGGCCTTTGCGAGGGCCTTCTTGAATGACGGCTTTACACTGGTCCATTTCTAAAATAGACTAGTGTAAGGTCTTTAGGCGGTGTCCCCACTTCCTTTTATTTTTTAATTTTTAGGAGCGGAGGTAGTGTCACGTTATTTTAATAAAATAAAGACCGCGATGATACAACAATGATATAGCGGGATGTCCCCACTTTCTTAATTGCTATAGGCCAAGCCACCCATTCCGGACATGACGCGGAGCACATTGTAGTTGGTGGCGAACACGTACACGCTGGAGCTGGTGACGGTGCCAACGGCGTTGTTGGACACAGTCAGGAGGAGCGTGGTGTTATCAATACGGGACAAGTTGCATGTGCCGCTGGGTTGGTGTTGTTCAGGCTGCAGCGCGAAGCTGTAGACGTTGATACCGACCGCAGGGATGTTGGTGTGGTGTTGGTAGGGCTGCACTTCGTTGAAGTAGCGTCCCTCGCGCACCTGGAACCTGTCGTGACCGTTGAGCTGGAGGAGGGCAGTCACCACGGGGTTCTTGCCGGCCATACCTTCCACGCGGGTCACGGAGTAGCCAGATTCCAGCACGGAGCGGTCCCACCAGTCGGAGAAGTTGAAGGGCTGTTGTCCCTTCCAGGGGTTCACGACGGTGTCATCGCAAGACACGTAGGAGTCGCGTTGGACAACCCAGATGAGTTCCTTACAGGGGTGGTTGAAGTTCAGCTTGAGCTTGTTGGCAGAGCTGGTGATGGATTCAGCACCCGTGAACTGGAGGGTCTCGATGAGGTATTCGTGGGAGACCTGGGCGAACTTGCGACGTTCATCCGTGTCGAGGTAGATGTAGTCCACGTAGAGGGAGGCGGCCTGGAGGTTGGCTGCGGCCACGCGGTCACGGATGGTGTGGAAGTTGGAGGTGATTTGGGGGGTAACGTCCCAGCAGAGGTTGCGGAGGTCGTTGAACTCGAGGTTGATGCGCACTTCGTGGTATTGGAGGGCGATCAGGGGGAGAGCCAGACCAGGGTTGCGGCAGAACCAGAACTGCAGAGGGATGTACAGGGTGTACGCAGGCGCGCAGTTCTGGGCCTCGTTGGAGGAGTTGGGTTCACCGCCGGCGCAGTCATCGTCGCAAGGTTCACCGCCCTGCACGATGAGGTTGGTGAGCACGGGGACGTTACCCACCATCTTGGCGTAACCGGCTTGCTTACCGGGTTCCTGGGTGAGTTCGTTCCAGATGTGGAGCCAGTTGCCGTAGTGCTTGTCGATGCGTTGACCACCGATTTCGATTTCCACGGACTTGATGAGGTTGTGGCCCACCCAGTTGAGCCAGCGGAACTGGGCACCAGAGCCGTCGCCGGCCTGGAGGGTCACCTGGGGCAGGGTGGCCTGGAGGTACATGCGGTGGATCAAGTCACCATTACGTTGGATGGTGCAGGTCACGCGCTTACCGAACCCAGGAGAGCCGTTGAAGGGATTTTCAATGGACTCCATGGCGAAGTTGGTGTGACGACGGTACACCACCTTGAAGAAGGTGATTTGGGGGTTACCGGTCAGGTACACATCCTGCGCGCCGTATGCTACAAGTTGCATTAAGCCACCACCTGTCATTTGTTATATACCTCCGCCGCAGAAAATATTCTCGGGGGGGGCGCCGGTTTAGGCGGCCGGATGCCGGGAGGATTCCCCTAGTTTGTGGGGGATTCGGTATCAAAACCGTGACGTGCCGGGGACATCCCTTTTTGGAAATCCGCGAAAGGGGGGTGGGCACCGCCGGCGCCCCCTCCGCCTAAACCTTCTCGCGGAAGGAACCTACAAAGATAGGATAGGGATGGCCTCAGTAGACCCATTTTTCAAGATTCGCCCCACCAAACGGAGTAATCCAGAAGCGCGGACCACGCTAGACAGTCTCCACCAGACCAGAATCCAGACCATGCTTCAAAAGGAAGATGCGATTGCCAAACGAAAAGAGCAGATTCGTGAACTCACAGCAGAACTCCGCGAAATGGTGGATGAAATTCAATACGAGCGGCTTGAGACAAAAAAGCGGGAGCTCGAGCGAGAGATTGAGCGAGTCGAGAATAAGAATGAAATCCTCGAGTATTTCCTCGAAACAGGGGATATTCTCTACAACTATTACGATATCCAGGACAAGATTCAAAAGGGGGTCGAACCATCTGCAAAGAAGTTGATAGGGAAGCCTGGCTCTGTCTTGGCCGCCCTCTCCAGTGCCGCGGCGACCCAGGGAGACGCTGAAGCTGCGGCCACTGCCTCGGTTGGAGCCTCGCCGATTGCGACAGGGGGTGCCACGACGCCGACACCCCCTCTTGAGTTGGTAACAGGAGAGTTGCTTCGCCGTGACAAACTCCTGGAACAGTACCTGTTGAAGGTACATCCTGAGCATGCGCGCGGAACCAATGAGATTGAGCACGACCCCTTTGGCCTCTGCCCCCTTTGCGACACCGAAATGATTTTCTCTGCAAATGAGGCAAACTTCACCTGTACAGAATGCGGGCACCAGGAGTTTGTGCTCGTTGATTCGGACAAACCGAGTTACAAGGACCCTCCACGGGAGGTCAGTTATTACGCGTACAAGCGGATTAACCATTTTAATGAGTGGTTGGCGCAGTTCCAGGCCAAGGAGTCGACTGAGATTCCTCAAGAGGTCTATGATGCGATTATCATGGAGCTCAAGAAGGAGCGGATTAATGATTACCGCACCCTTTCCAGGTCAAAAACGCGCGAGATTCTGAAGAAGCTGAAATACAACAAGTATTACGAACATGTGCCGCATATTATCAACCGCTTGAATGGGCAGAATGCGCCCGTGATGAGCCGCGAGGTGGAGGAGAAGCTGCGCTACATGTTCAAGGAGATTCAGCCGGCGTTTCAGAAACATTGTCCCAAGGACCGCAGCAACTTCCTCTCGTATTCGTACGTGCTCTACAAATTCTGTGAACTGCTCGAGCTGGACGAATATCTGCCATCTTTTCCGCTGCTGAAAAATCGGGATAAACTCTATGTGCAGGACAAGATTTGGCAGAAAATTTGCGAGGAGCTGCGATGGGAGTATATTAAGAGTGTCTAGAGTGGGCTTGTGGGCTCTTTTGCGAGCCGTCGTTGACGATAGACTTGTAAGGATGCGGCGAGTTCAGGGGTGGCGCGTGCATGCTGAAGAATGGGGTTGAGTGTCCGCGTGGAGCGGAGTTTATGAGAGGCAACGGTTGGCCCGAAGGTTGTACGAGTTTCTTGCGAGGGCGGGGCTGCTACAACCAGTAGGGCGCGATTGCTCAACTGTTTTCTTGCCTCGAGTGCAGGAGAGCGATACTCTGAATAGGGGGGTGGGGAGGGAGGTTTGATAGGACCAAGCGGTATAGTAGAAGCGAGAGTGGGCGGTGTCCCCTGTCTCTGCTGCTGGGCTTGGTGTTCTGCACGCTTCCTTTTGAGAACTTTGTAGACGACTGCGGTGGCAGCCCATGCAACGGCAACCGCAAGCACAGCCCCTAGAATCGAGGAACCAACTGTAATCGATGTACGCGAATCCTCTGCGGCGGCCGCCGCAGCCGCTGCAGCCGCGGCGAGCACTGGGCGTAGATCAGTGGCTGTGCTCGTTGCTGTTGCAGTGGCACTGACGGAAGAGGATGTCGTAGCTGACGCGGAAACAGAGGGGAATGAGGAGGGAGACGCAGAGCCTGTTTGAGAGGGGGCCGCAGAACCAGAAGTGCTGGGGGAGGGGGGTGCTGAGGCAGAACTGGATGGTGAGGACGAGGCTGAGGTGGAGCTTGAAAGGCTGGGGGAGACAGTTGCAGAGCCTGATTGGCTGCCGGTAGAAGAGGGGGAGGGACTGGAACTCGTAGATACACTCGTGGATGCCGATGCGCTTGCCGAGTTGCTTCCACTGGAAGAGGCGGTAGGAGAAGTGGTTGGCGCAGTTGAACAGGAGGAGCTTGGCGAGGGGGAGGAGGATGCTGTTTGAGAGGCTGAAGAGGAGGAGCTCGGCGTAGGCGAGGACGATTCGCTCGCACTGCTTGATGAAGTTTGGGTTATAGAGGGGGAGGAGCTAGAGGAACTCGATGATGAGGATGCGGGGGAGGAGCTAGGGGAGGCTGTCTCACTCCCTTTTGAGCTGGCGGAGGGGGAGGAGGATACACTCGTGGAAGAGGAGGTGGATGGGCTGGAGGAGGCGGAACTGCTGACAGATAGTGTCTGGCTTGTAGAGACTGTAGAGGAGGGTGTGGACGAGGGGGACTGGAGGGCAGAAGGGCTTGTTGTACAGGAGGGGCTGACTGAGAGGGTTTGAGGGGGAGTTGGTGTACGAGCTGCAGTCGACGAGGACGATGCACTCGGGGCTGCGCTTTGTGTAGAGGAGGTTGTCGCCGTTGCTGTAGAGGTGGCAGTGGACGTGGTAGTAGATGTGGAAGTGGCGGTGGAAGTGGCAGAGGTGGTGGACGTGGAACTGGTTGTAGTAGAGGCAGTGGCGGTAGCTGTGGCTGTAGAGGTAGCGGTAGATGAGGCAGTGGCAGTGGCAGTGGCCGTAGCAGTGGCCGTAGCGGTGGCGGTCGCTGTAGACGTTGCCGTTGCACTCATTGTTTTGGTCGATGTGGGCGTGGGAGTTTGCGTGGCCGTAAGAGTAGTTGTGGAGGTAGGGGTTTGCGTGGGAGTCTGCGTGGGGCTGTTGGAGGGAGTTCCTGTCTGTGTGGGGGTTTGCGTAGGAGTCTGCGTGGGAGTTTGGGAGGGTGTACCCGTTCCTGTTTGTGTGGGAGTCTGCGTGGGTGTACCAGTTCCTGTCCCTGTAGGAGTCTGGGATGGTGTACCGGTGCCTGTCTGAGTAGGAGTCTGTGTAGGAGTATTGCTAGGGGTGCCTGTTCCTGTCTGAGTAGGAGTCTGTGTAGCAGTGTTCGAAGGAGTTCCTGTTCCTGTCGGAGTAGGCGTAGTTGACTCCGATGGACAGGCCCCACAATCTCCTGGGCATGAGCCGCAGGTCTCTTGCCCGTTACAGGCCCCATCACCACAGTAGGTTCCAACAGAGGTGCATGTACAAGAATCATAATACAAACCACTGTATCGGGTGGGTGGCATTGCAAAATCCTGGTCAGCACAACAACACATACTACTAAACTCTGGAACCCATGTTCCTAGAGTTCCACATGTCGCCCCGCATTCCATCCATGAGGAGGTCTGCCAGGTTGCAGGAGGGCAATAGTTGCACGTATATGTGCCTGGGCAGTCTTGTGGACATGTCTTACAATCCTCTCCGCCGTTGCAGGCCCCATCTCCACAGGAGGTTGTAGGCGGGCAGCTGCCACAGTCCGTTGGACAGGAAGAACAGCTTTCACCCCCGTTGCAGGAGCCATCGCCGCAATAGGCTGCGGGGGGAGGACAGCTGCCACAATCTCCAGGGCAGGAGGAGCAATCTTCTCCACTATCACACGCCCCATCTCCACAATAGGGCCCCGAAGGTCCACCACATAACTCCCTATAAAGGGGGTGCTGACTGTCTGTAGTGGCAAGGAGACGACAGCCTCCACAGAGGCTGCGCCTAGTTTCCTCTGCTAGAGATGACTTGCGGAGCATTCGACAGGTTCCGTCGAGGCAGTGGGTCTGAAGCACATCTTGTTCTAGGCGACGGCAGTAGACTTCGTGAATAATCTGGAGGTCACGTTGCGTCGAAGGGAGTCCATCTTGGGCAAACGAGGGGAAGAGAAGTATGGCCGTGGTTAGAATCAATCGTCGGAACGAGAATAGGATTGACATCCGTCTTCTTAACGAGGTGTGGTAAATAGTGTTTATACGATAGAATCGCATCATCGATGTGATTCAATTGTATAGTGTTAACATCACCTATTCAGCTGGTGAGACGTTAGTGGAACTCTAGAACACGCTTCTTTAGAAGCGTGCACCAGGGAAACCCACTAAGTTTGCACCAATACCGAAGCCTGCACCTTGGCGTGCCGTGGCTCCGATGCTGGGGGACACAACGTCGAGGATGGCGAAGACAGCCGCGGCCACCACACCGAGGGTGAGGATTTCATCCCAAGGCAGGCGGTGACGGGGCACAAAGATGGCGGCAACAGCCACGAAGAGACCTTCTACGAGGTACTTGATAGCACGGTTGATGATTTCGGAAGTGGCGTCCATTTGCTCTATATCTTTTCTCAAGATTTTTCCGCCGCGCGCTTGCGGTTTCCACTTAAAAAGGGGATACTTCCCACTCATAGAGCCATAATGTCCAAAGCCGTAGCATCCGCCGCCGATCGTGAAGATTTCCTGGAAGAAGATGCCGCTGTTCCTGGCCAGCGTTTCTGCCTCCTCAGCTTTCTCAGCCCGGAGAAGGTGTTGGCGAACAAAAATGTGTTCCTGTTCGAAAAGTTCCTGGACAGCTACGAGTTCGCGAGCCGGACAAAGAACTTGGAAGCCTTCCTTGTGAAAACCGTGCAAGACATCAACTCCAAACTGGACACGGAGGCTGACGCATTCTTTGCGAAGGATATGAGCGGTTGTGCCGATATCTGCCTTGCCTCCAAGCTACGCGTTGATACTCTGATGGACGAGTTCCACGGGTTTGTCAAGAAGAATGAACGCGAGCTTCGGGAATCGAAGTTGCGCGAAGCCTACGATGACTTCATCTTTAGCAACAAGGCCAAGCTCGAGGATGATTTCTACGTGAAAAACGAGTTCCGAACAACCGTGCGCGGCTTGAAAGTACGCGGGGTCTATGGGTCTCAAGATGAGGCCGTGGCGCGTTCCAAGCGCCTGCAACGTCTCGACCCTCTCCACAATATCTTTGTAGGGGAAGTGGGCAAGTGGCTGCCTTGGGACCCTGAGCCCAACGATGTGGCCGAACAAGAGTATGCCGAAGACCAACTCAATACTTTGATGAAGAAGTACAAGGAGAATGAGGAAATGAAGGAACAGTTCCAACGTGAACAACGCGAACGCATTGCCAAGCAGGGCAAGAAGGCCTCGGAGCCCGGTGTGGTCATCACTCGAGAGGAGGGTGCTACCCCTGCGCCTGCGGCGATTGCTGATGGGGCGGCTGCCGCTGCCGCTGCCGCACCTTCGCAGAACTTTGCCGATATGTTTGGCTCTGCCGGGCCTGCAGACCTGGCCATTGCCCGTAAACTGGAGCGCAAGGCTGCCGAGGAAGCTGCCAACGCGAGCGCCGCAACAGAATAAACATCATAGCCGTTGATTTAGAAAATCACACACTATGCTGATACTCGACCCCCTCATTTTTCAGGGAAATAACGATTGGTAATCGTCGGGTAGATAGGCTGGCAGACGTTATCCTGACAGAATTCTCCTTCTGCACAGTTCACGCCTTTGCAGTCCACGTTACGGAATCCCTCAGGGAAGGAACGCGCAAAGGTCCGACGAATCATGGGTAAAAACGCGAGGGCCGCGATAAGAACTGCAAATAGGCCGACGAGACCATAACCTCCACGATGTTTCATCTTTCTAGTTGGGTAATCGATTCTTTCTGTCGTTAAGACCCTTTTCACGGAACAACCGGGAGAGGATTCCTGTCGTAGAGCTGTGGGGACTTTGTATCAGCGCAAAAGGAGTTCATACATTTTTGCGGATGCGGGCACGGGTCCAGGTCGACCCCACAGCGTTGGGGGGCGCCCCCTCCAGAGAGAAACCCTTCCAACTCCAGGACATGGTTAATCCGGATATACCTGTCTGCAATCAGTAACACGAGGGCAATCGCTCCAATGATGAGAATCGCCTTGAGGTCCACGTCCATCTTTACTTCTAACTACTCTTCTTTTGAACATTAATAGACGGACCCTTCAGCTTTCTGGCCCCATTCGGGTCATATTGATTCGCCTCTTCTTCCTCCCTATCGCGGTAGAAGTTGGCCGAGTGTTGCCAGAATTCGGCAGCACCAATCCGGAAATCGGGATGGATGTCTGCCCTGTACCAGAAGACACAATCCTCCAACTTTCCAGACTGACTCGTATTGTCAATCACGATACATTCATAGTTCTGCGTGCATTGGTCCATAATCTGACAGAAGAACTCGAAGGACGGGAATGCGGAGGCGTAGTTTTCATAGATGCGCTTGCGATTGCTGGCGAAGGGTTCGCGCAGAATGAACGTGTAATCGACGTTCGTACGGAGGGCCGGTTGGATACCCAGAGGATACTGCATCGTGATGAGGAAGAACACCTTCAAGTGGCGACCGTTCAAGAAGAGGTACAAGATGTTCTTGTCACGTGTCCAGCTGTCATCGTACATACAGTCGTCAAGAATCATAAAGGAGCGGGGGTCCATGCGAGATTTGCCGCCCCCCGCTTGTTCCCGCTGAATCCGCGAAATCACCATCTTTTGACGCTTTACGAAGTTGGCCAGAATGACAGGGTTGTATTCGCCGTGAATGAAAAGGGGCGGAATCATTTTTCCGTAGAAGGAGTTGGATTCTTCTGTACCACTGATGACTGTTCCAAGAGGCATATCCTGGTGCTGAAAAAGGAGGTCGCGCACAAGCGTGGATTTACCCGTACGACGACGCCCAATGAACACCACCACGGCGTCCTGAGGAATCTTACGCATATCGAACTTTTTCATCGAGATATTGACAGCTGCTGTTGCCATGGTTGTCTGAATAGGCTGCAACTTTTTTTAGGAGTCCGTTTTCCACGGACAGGCCGCGTCAGCGCGCATCAGGAAAGGCTCTTTATACCGGAAAGAATGGAAGGCGTACTCCGGGGGACACAGTTGCCAGCACCTCGTTTCCGGATTGCACCCATGGCTGATGAGCTTCGCCATGTTCGTGGGTTCACAGATTTACAGACATTTTTCCCCACCCTTTCCCGCATTTATCGTCTCTCCAAGCATCAGTCCCCTTATGTCTGGATGGACAACAAATGGAGGATTGTGGGGCTCGATATTTCGGGGACCTCTGGGCCCTGCAGTCTCCAGTTAGTGAACAATCGCGAGGACTCTAAAGGGGTGTCTGTAGAAAAGGAAACGAAGCGTGCCTTTTTGAAGGTGACCCATTTGCTCGACCCGATTCGCTGGATGAAGGGGCGTTATAGCCTCCCTCAACATACAGGCTTGCCGTGGCATACACGCACGTGGTTTACAGCAATGAATAAGCTGCAGGACCCTGACAATCAGGCCTATGTAGAGGCAATGGCCTCCTATGCCCTCGGCCGACTTCGCGAAGAGGGAGTCAGCCCCCACTTTAACGAGTTCTATGGAGCCTTTTGTGCGCGAGCAGCCGTGTATCGCTACAATCTGAGTGACGAATACCAGAGTTTCAAGAATGCACGCTGGTTCTGGAATGGCCAAAAACGGGGGCTGTATTCGCTCTGTGTCGTGGACGCTGCCAATCCAGAGAAGCCTGTGCTTGAGGAACTTGTGAATGAACTGCTTCGTGAGCCATCTGTCATGGATGATAGTGACGAACGAAGCAGCGTCTCTGAAGAGGAGGTTGCTGTAGAAGGGGGGGACACAGGGCCAGAAGAGATTGGTTCTCTGCACTCCGACGATTTATCAGAGATGGACTTCGAATCCTCTGACGATGAGGATACTGAAGAGGGGGGCGGGGACGACGAAGACAGCGAGAGCGAAGATAGTGAGGATGACGAGGACACCGAGGATGACGAAGATGACTATCGCATTTACTCTGTCTTCCGCAACTTCCCTACCATGCTCATTGCTGTCGAGGAGAATCGTGGGACCATGGACCAGCTGCTTGATAATGAGACAGCAGTGGGAGCCCCCACTGGCACTCCAGAGTGGGAGGAACGTTGGTCCGCCTGGCTCTTTCAAGTGGTGGCCGCCCTCTCCTGTGCGCAGAGCCTCCTCGGATTTACACACAATGACCTCCATACAAATAATGTGGTCTGGACGGAAACAACGGAGCCCTATCTCTGGTATAAAAACCGTGCAGGGGGCGTGTTCCGTGTCCCCACCTTCGGAAAACTCTTCCGCCTGATTGATTTTGGCCGCAGCATCTTTTCCATTAATGGAAAGTGCTTCATTTCGGACGATTTTCGGGCGGGCAATGATGCGGAGGGCCAGTACTGTTTCAAGCCTCTCCACCCACATCCGCACGAGGAAGAGCGCGTGGCGCCGAATCCCTCCTTTGACTTGAGCCGCCTGGCGGTGAGTCTGCTCGACGGCGTCTTCCCTGAGGCACCTGCTAAAAAGGAGGGCGGCGCTATTCTCAGCACAGACGAGGGGCTCATTGTTCATGAAACGGTGTCCCCCCTCTACAATCTCCTCTGGGGCTGGATGGTTGATGACGATGGTGAGAATATTCTGATTGAGTCCGACGGAGAAGAAAAGTTCCCCGATTTTGGACTCTACCGCCACATTGCGGCAAAGGTCCATTCTGCCGTGCCGGCCCAGCAGTTCTCCAGGCCGGCCCTCGACCGATTCCAAGTGGCGGAAAAGGAGGTGCCAGCGGGACAACGCATCTGGAATCTCTTTGCCTAAACGCGGCGTGGGGAACAATAGGCTAGATGCAGCTCTTTGGCCAGATGATTTCGATTCCGGACACGATTCGGCGCGTGAAAATCGATGTCGGCCTTGGAATGCACAATGTGCAATCGATTCAGTGGCTCAAACACGACAGAGACTTGTTTGTCTTCATGTTTGAACCAAATCCGGTCTGTATAGAGAGTTGTGTAGGACAAATGTGCGAGGAAGGCCCTACCTTCTCTGCTAATGGAAACGAGGTCTGTATCCTCCCCTTTGCAGTGGCGGACGTGTCAGGGCTCGTGGACATGCCCTTTTATGCAATGTCGGTGGACGGTGGCACATCCTCTCTGTTTCTGCCCACGGACCTCACGCTGGGACTGATTGCTGGCCTCCATGTCGTGCAAGCATGCCCCTTGCGGCTATTGTTCGAGGTATTTCCGTGGGACCGGATTCCTTGGATTGAGTACTTGAAAGTGGATGTGCAGGGAGGAGACCTGGCCGTGCTTCGGTCCGCAGGACCATGGCTCGCCGAGCGCGTGGTCTATGTCACTGCCGAGCCAGAATCGACGGCCTATGCGGGATGCGAGGGAAATACGGAGGAGGCCATCACAGCCTATATGACGTCACAAGGATTTGAACGGATAGTCCATTCCAATACTTGCGATCCGACCTTTGTAAATCTGCGCTTTAAAGGGGACGTGGCGGATGCGCTGTATATTTATCAGCAGAACTAGAACTTGGGTACGCCGACTTTCACTTCCACATCGTCGCTGCCTCCTCCTGTCAGTTCACCCAGGCTGGCCGCAGATTCTGCAATCGCAGCCGGCGCGGAACGGAAGAGGGAGAGGGGGGCAAGTGCGAGCAGGTACTGAATAATACTGCTTGTTGATTCGGGCAGGAGTTGCATAATCATCACGACCATGAATGCGCCAATGATAAAATCGCGTCCTACGCTTTTTACGGTTGGCTTCTTTTCCTCGAGAAACATGGTGCTGCCTGCGCCGAGTGCGGCGATGACACTTCCGCCGAGGGCCATTCCAGATACAAAGGGGAGGCTGCTTGCTTCGGACATTCTGGCCGCGGAACAGGAATAAAAGGCCTTTTCTACTCCGCACACGCGGTGGCTCGAGCGACTTTATTCGAGCAGTTCAAACTCCATCGGAAGGGGTTCATCCTCGCTTGGAGCCGCCGCTCCCGCCGCCCCTGCGGGGCGTTCCAAATCTTCGAAATCGTCTAATCCAGCCGGGGGCTCATCCAAGATTTTAATGTCAGCATCCTCTTCATCTGCAGAATCAAATCCGTCTGCCCCGTCCTCTTCTTCCGCATCGCTGCCACCTTCCTCTTCTGCAGCCAGTTCAACCGAATGGGCCTCCTCTTGAAACTGCGTATCCATTCCTGTAAAGATGGGGGCAGCGGGGGGTGGCTGCACAAGGTCCGCCGTTTGCACAACAATCGAAGCGCCAGAGATATCTTGGCTAGGAGCAACAGCCTCATGGATGGGAGAGGGTGGGGGTGTTGCAGGAGCGGCAGGAGTGCTGCTACTTGCCGGCTCAGGGATTGCCACTGCCACTGCTGCGGCCACAACCCCTGCCTCCTCCTCCTCATCGTCGCTGCTGTCCTCTTTCAAATATTCGCGCAGAATGTTCTTGACAGGCAGCATGCTGCGAATCGCCTGGAGCACACCATCCGTCAAAAGGGTTTCAATCTGGCGGAGATTCTTCTGTCGTTCTAGCGCCGGCGAAGAAGGGGAAAAGAGGTACGTATTGCTCCAGAGGAGTCGGGCACATTCTGTCAGCGTCCTGTGAAGGAAATGGTCGAGCTTGGGAATCGTAATCTGCAGCTTCTTTTGTTTCGTTGTCAGGCGAATGGCAGACAGGACCTTCGTGTGAGCAATGAACACTGCTGTCAGCAGCTCTTCCAGGTAGTCACAATGCGTAGAATCGGCGAGGCTTCCCGTTTCACGCTGCACCTTGTCCATGTTCCAATCTGCAATCCCCTCCAGAAGGGTCTGGAATGAGACCAACACCTTTCGGGAATCAGCCTCCTTGAGTTTGGCCTCTTCCAGTAAATCGAGGAAATATCGCTGCAGGGCTGGAATCATATATTGACAGAGCTGCTTCGTATATTCCCCTTTTGCTTCTGCATAGACGCTTACACCTTCACTTCCACCAATGTCCATAGAGGGCTTGAATTCTCTGATACAGGGAGAACCCTTTTGCCCGCATCCTACCGCACGACAGGAGGAGCAGAGCCATGTTGAAGTAAGAACTGACTAATCTGAATCCAAGGAGACATTCCTGCCCCAATCGCACGGATGCATTCTTGCACGCCCCTGTGTTGCGGCCCATAGAGTTCTAGAATCGCGTGCACCACTGCATAGGGGTCCTTCCCCTCCTTTCGCAACTGGGGGATGTCGCGCCAGACCGGAAGGGTAGATGTCTGGGTTGTGTCGATGGTAATGCCCAACGATTGAGCAAGGTCAACATTGTGTCTATGACGGAACGATGTCTCCGCGCGCATAGATACAACTGTGCATCTGGAGAGGATGGGCGGCGAGAGTTTCCAGAGTTCACGAACCTCCAGGACACAGGTCACATTCGGTGCAGCGGTTTCCAGAATCCGACGGAGAAAGGCCTGTGCCTCCTGGGTGAGGTCATCCGCCCCCTCTATCCAGACGAACATTCGCTCTTTGGAGCGCACTTGTTGGTGCAGGACTTCGCGGCCTTCGCGAAGACTGCGGTCCACACGAGCATTCCAGCGAAACAGTTTCGCCTTTGCGGCAGTGGATTCTTCGCGAATCCAGCGCGTTTTTCCTGTGCCAGGTTCGCCGCTTACAAGAAGCGCCCCTTTCCAGATGGGATGGCCCCCGCTGGCGGGAGCACTCGTCGCTCGTCCAAAGGATGAACTCTGGTGTGAAGAACTGTGATTAGTGTTTGTAAGTGCGGCTGCGGCGGCCATGTCCTTTAGAGGTGTGTCTGCGTCTAGGCCTTAGGCTGCGCTTGTGTGTGCGGTTGCCACCAGAAGCACCCCCTTTCAAGACAGCGCTACCTCGTGCCGGCCCCCCTGTACGTTTTGCAGTATTCCATGCTTCACCAAACTGCTCCCGAAGTGTCGCATCATTCAGTCCTACCGCGCGGAACGAGTGTGCCGTATTTGAGGTCATCATTTTTCGTATGTAGGTGTTGCGGGTATTGGTGGTTACATTTGCGTCTGCGGTGGCAGGGGCTGCTTCCAGAAGCACTGGACGACGGAGGGCCTGTTTTGCAGCATCTATCTGTCGTCGTAGGTCTGCCTTGACGTTACTTGCAGACCCCCCCTCTCGAAGTCGCAATCCAACAATAGAGGCGATTCCAATACGAACACTTGCTGCTTCTGTCATACCTTCCACTGCCTCTCGAACATTTCGCTCATTCACAACGAGGGCAATCTGAATCGCACGTTCCGATGGAATCGTATAGCTCCCCTCTGGAGTTTGCACCGACTCGAAATGGACACCCGATTGATTACTTATCATACAATACGGTCCCCCTACGAACCCAGGCTTATTTGTTGTAGTAATGCGAACTGCCGCTTCCCCCTGTTGGCCTTCAAAGCTGAGAATGTTCTGATTGTAGGCTGTGCAGAGGAGGCCAATATCTGTATCGGATAAAAATGTGCCTGGTGTAAAGATTCGTTCCCGTGTAATGTCGCCCGTTGTTTTTCCAAAGACCCCATCTGGTTGTTTTGATTGAAGAAGGTGTTGCACGGCGGGCGTTGTGGGATATACGTAATGGCGAAACCATGTGGCAAACTCGTTTTTATCTCTGCCACCTCCTACATGTCCACTTGTAAGCCTACGAAAGGCAGGGCATGTTGCTGTTAGAAAACTATGAATCAGACAGTCCGCGTTACTTCCCTCTGAATGCATACATCTGAAGTCCGTAAACGTATAGTCTTTATAGGCGGCCATATAGCGCCGAATCGTCTGCCCAGTAGGAATCGTACGCGCGTCTTCATTCCCAAGCCTTCCACGATACTTCTCTTCAATCAATCGATTAAGCGCGTCTAGCGTATGAAGGGTGGACAGGTCTTTAAGGTCAGGAAAAAGGTTGCGAGAGGGAGGGGGGGGAGACGGAGCTGCCTTTGTTTGGAGGGGGGCGGCAGGAACAATTGTAGGGAGAGGAGGCGGACGAACAATAGGGCGGGTTGGTTTGCTCTGAACAGGGGGCGCCGGCGGCACGTATTCCGCGAGATTTTTCCACCATTCATTGTTGGCAGAGGCGGTTCGATTCCTCTTTGTAGATGCAACAGGGGCACCAATGGCAGTCTGGATATCTTTGAATGAAAGGCTATCTGTATATTTGCTCAACATGGCGCATCGTTTGTCCAATAGGATGCTGCGATTTGTAGGCTCATTCTTCCAGACTCGTTCAATATCCTTCATTGCCTCACCGATTGTCAGTATTTTTTGATTTGTAGGGCGCGTCATCGATTCTCCTAGATATTTCTCCATTCGTATATCGAGTTCATCAAGTGTTAGACCTTCCTCGAGCTGTTTTCCCCCCTTTTTCTTTGTGACCAGATAATGATATTTTGATGCAAGCAAGACAAAGGTCAACTGGCTTTCTGAGTCAAGTGTATCGACATACTGTCTTAGTTGCTCTTCCGTCCATTTGGCAGCCATCTCTACTCTATTCCTTGTAAAATCATTGCGAACCGTTGATAGCCGTTCGCAATGATATTCTCTATATAGAAGTCGATTCCCATTCTTATCTTCACATAGTCGCAAGCATTTCTCGTAGCAGTGCCTCATCATGGTCAGCATTGCGCGCCAAGTTCTGCGTAGACATCAGAGGGTTGGCCATCACTGCTGCCACCATTGTAGTATCATTGCGCTGCCTGCTCACATCAAGCTTGAGAGGGACTCGGGGACGCACTTGTCCCAAGTCACCCACCCCCGTGGGCAGACCCACAACACGATTGACAGCATTGGAGCGGTCGTTAACAATATCAGAATCTAATCTGCGGGTGGTCTGATGAATATTTCCATCAAACACCGCCATCGCCCCACCATTTCCATGCATCGGGTCACGACCCGCCGCAATCTGCTCCTTATTGGGATTCGTGCGCATATTGTAGGCCGAGTCGTGACTGGTAAAATCACGATTGACCGCATTGCCTGCACCATAGTACTCGGACTTGGCAGAGAGCTGCTGCTTCTGCGTGGGGCGGGCGATATCCTCAGGGTCATAGACCTTGAGACGGGTGGCGCCGTCCGCACCAGGCGCGGCCTGGCCGAACCAGTCCCTCCTGATGGTGCCCTCGCGCACGGTTGTGCGCGCCACATCATTGGGGTCCCACACAGTAATCGCCGGTGCGCCCTGAGCATACCCAACAGGAGTGCCCGTCTGGCGGAGATTGCCCAGTGTCTCCTGACGACGGGTGGGGCGGTTCGCATCGTCGTAGTGCACCGTCGTAGCCCCTGCCTCTGCAGGTACCAAGTTGAGACCCATTGTGCGCTCGGACGTAAAGCTACGTTCATTGGGGCGCACTTCATAGCCACTGCGACCATAGTCGTGCTCGGGTGCATCCGTGTCTGCGCTCGTATACGTTGTCATGTCGGCATTACGGAATCCTGCGCCTCCATACTGCTGCGCCATGGGTGTACGGTAGGAGCCTGTGACGTAGGACTCTCCATACTCTTGTGAGGCGGCTGGGCCGATGAACTCGGAGCTTGTCTCAGGACGAGTCTGTTGTTTCATCACCTGGATAGGGCGGTTCATCTCCTTCGTGAATCCCTCCTGACCTGCCGCACCAAAGCGCTCCCCGCTCTCGTCAATATAGAAGGTATCAGGGCGATACTTGCGCACTTCTCCAGGATCCTGTGCAGCACCTCCGATGAAATGCTGCCCAGGCACGACGGGTTGCTTATACGTCTCTTTCGGGTTGTCCGCCGTGCGCAAGTCATCCGTGCGACGGATATTGTCAATCATGTATTGATTGACCTCGAACTGCTGGAACCCTCCCTTTCCAGCGGAGGCGAAGCCCTCATTCATACCAGGCGCCACGCGCACAGGCTCAAACGGGCGTTCCCCATTGCGTGCACGAGGGTCCACGATGCGCGACTGCACAAAGTCCGCGCTCGATTCGAGACCAAAGACGTTTCCGTAGGGAGTGCGCGCGGTGTCGAACATCGGCTCAATCTCCTTTTTCTGTATTTGCACGGACCCTGCGCCCGTGTAGTCATCCAGACGACTGGTATTCGCCTCCACATTCACGTTCTGGCGCACACGACCTCCAAAGAAGGGGACCATGTTGTTGTGCGTGAAGTCCTCGGCGGCTATCATTTCCCCTGTCAACTCACTCTTCACACCGAACCCCTCTACATAGACAGGTGCGGCCTGAATCCCTGCAGGGTTCATCGCCACGTCTGGAGTCGCAGAGTTAATGGGCTCAGGGTGGGGCTGAAGAGAGGGGTTCATGGGCACGGTACGTGGTGCAGGGGGCGTGTAGTTGAGCAGTGTTCCTTGTATACCGGGATTGGGTTCTGACGGAGGTGCCGTGCGACCCATAAGGTCCTGGTACCGAAGGTCAAGTTCCTGAATCGCTGCACGCGGGGCGGCTCCTTGGGGAGCCTGTGTAAGGGCCGCATCCGCGGGCCCTGGGGCAAATCCTTCCTGCTGGTCTGATTTGCCACCTCCAGAGAGGCGTGTAACAATATATCCTAATCCGGCCATTGCAAACAGGGCAGCTGCCTCCATTCTCTATCGGGAGGACGCAAAATGAGATGCGCATGTGCGGCACGCACGCGCGCATCTGACTTTCTATCGTCTAGGTTCAACCACCTCCCCCTATTCAGCTCCATGTCCCACATGTGTTTTGCAGCGCTCCTTGTCCAGCGTGCGAGACGGGATAAAATGGTCAAAGGGAGTTTCAAAGGTCAGTTGAGGATTGTGGGGCATGCCTTCCCAGCGGTTCCAGCCTGTCGCGCGGAGGGTGCAGGGAGGATTCACCAGACGCTGGAAGAGCTGGGGCGTGGATTCATCGGGTGCCGGCTGAAGAGGGAGATTGTTCATGTTGTTCGTGTCTGGATTGTAGAGACGTTCATCGCAGCGCACACGTGTGCTGAAACGGTTAATACCCTTCAGATCGGACTCGACATCCGTGCGCCATTGGCCGGCCACCCAGGAGGCACCTGATTTCTGAATCCGGGTCGTGGCGTCCACGGGAAAGCTCGTGGGGCAGTTCGCATCCGGAGGTGCAACATAGTAGCGGAGGGCATACGAAGTAATGCGCATATCATCGGCCTGGTGGAAGTCATCATACTTGCCGCGTGTCAGGGCTTGTTGTTTGACTGGTAGAGCCATTCTCTTTGATGGAGTGATAGAGTATTTCTAGTATTTCTCAGGACGACCACATGACTCTATCTTTAGAGGCTCAGGGGCAAGGACAGAGGGATAGGCCCACATTTGATAGGTGGGAATATGCTGGGGTGTCACGTCAACTTTGAACGACCCCTTTGCAGTATTGCGCTCAATCACGTTGGGGTCTGTCTGGGGCAGATGTTGGCGGGTGGCGGACCATGTTGTCGGACGTGTGATTCCTTGGAGGTCGGATTCCAGATCGACCTGGTTGCCGGCGATGCGGCTGACTTCGTTGCCACCGACGAGGCCGAGAATGTGGCGACGCTCCTTCACATGGCGTACAGCGCATGCGAACTCGTCGTAACTCTGAGGATGTTCGGCGCGTTCAAACACTTTGGCGTCGTTGTTTGCAGCAGGGAATGCTTCAGACAGGGAGGCCATCTTCTCTAGTTATCTGCGCGTTTACTCCTGCGCCGCAGGCATACGATTCGTTGCCGCGCAGCGGCAACTCAACTGCGAAGGGGATGGGGGAAAAGCGACGGGTTACCCGTCGCGTTTAGACACCACCGCCTGCGGCGGTGGCTAACGGCTTCGTTCCCCCCTAGCAGTTCACATCACGGATATAACTGCGGCTGGGAAGTCCGCCGCGAATCCACCCAGGTGCTGCCATCTCGGGAATAAGATTCTCAGGCTTCTGGATGTTGTTCTTCACAACAGGGATGAGGGGTACGAACACACCATCGAACTGTTGTTCTGTAACCGTACCGCATTCCTTGCCCTGGCGCACCTGCTCCGAGTGCAGCAGCAGGGACTCGACATCAGCGTTCCCACGGCCTCCGCCCATGTAGGGAACACCCAAAAAGGGGCGTGCCTGGGAGCGGATATTGCAGCGTTGGTTGTTGAATTCAGGCTGGTTCTTCAGCACAGATTCCACATCAATCTGGCGAGTGTTGGCACCGAACCCCTCACGTGCATACATCATCAGCTCCTTTGCAGCAGCAGGGTTGACATCACGTGCTTGGGGCACGAGGTTGGTGGTCGTGTAAGAGCCGGGGCCGATAGACTGGCGGTAATATTGCTCAATGCCACATGCATCATCCTTTGTGTGAGTCAAGCGATTGATCTGCATCCCTCTATTCTGGTGTAATGCGATACTTTTCCGTTGCCTGAAGCAGAATGGTCCAAACACGGAGTATGCGCCAAGCGAACCGTTTTTGCGGCTGCATTAAGAAGGTCCGCCGGTCTGTGACTCTCCGAAAAGGGTCTGGACGGGGCCCCGCGGCGCGCGAGGGGGCAGCCATTGCCATCTGTACAAAGAGTGTGCTCCAAACCAAGGGGCATACTCTGCGTACATTCAAATGTGGAACACGAGGGCGCCGAGCTGTCCTCAAGACTCAGCCTCTTCTGAAGAGGAAGTGAAGTGCCGGCCCATCCCCTCGTTAGTTATTCATCCATGGCAGTGCTCCGCCATCGGTTCCGGGGAGGCATGCCTCGCGCCCTCCCTCTTTACAGGTCTTCCCAGGTATCTTATAGAGCCAGTTTTGGTAAGACCCTTGGTCATTCGGAATGCTCGTGCTCGGCATCGTCACAAACTGGCGCTGGGACTGCGAGCGCCCAAAGACATCGGTCGGGTCAGCATTGAACTCCGTGCGGAAGAAATCGTCCAACGTCACCTTTACAGAGGGGTCCATCACGGACGCCGCCACAGGCCGGCTCGGATTATACTTGATTTCATCAATCAGCACATTCATGAAGGGATTGCGCGCGGTGGGCAGTGTATTCATCGCAGGCGCCGCAGCTCCAATGACGTGATAGACACCCTCGGGCAGCTCCTGATTGGTCAATCCCTCTTTTGCTTTACCGATGGCGCCGGCCACCGCCGCGCCCCCTTGAAATCCCTCCACCTTCGCACGAATGGACAGGAGCGCCCAAAAGGAAGGGAGACTTGCCAGAGTAGCCACACCGAGTGTAATCGTCATGGCCATATTGCTGCCGACGACCACAGTTAGGAGAGCTCCTGCGACAAGGGCCAAGCTATAGAGGAGGATAATGACATTGACGATTTCACTTGCACAGGGCCCCTCCTTGTGTGTGCGCCAGACGAGCCCCGTTTCCAGGAGGACCTTTGGATTTTCCCAGACATAGGGTTGACAGAGTGGATATTTTGTCATGTTGAGCGAGGTCGCCTTCTCTAGTCATAGTCTACTTACTTCTTTCCACCCTTCTTGGCATCCAACTTCTTGCGAAGACGTGCACGAGCAATCGACAGACGATTTTCTCCATCGCGTCCAGCGGCCTGGGCCGTCTCCGTATCGTCAAAGGAGAAGGCCGAGCGGAAGCTTTCCATCATCTCGACAAAGGCCGGGTGGGACTGGAACTCCTTCATGAGTTCTTCCGCTTCGGCGACGAGCTCCTGTGGCTTGAGTTGGCCACTGGCAACTTTGTCCTGGAGTTTCTTCGCCACACGGGCCAGCGCCTTCTGGAGAAGGGCAGGGTTCGCCCCCGAGGCCTGCATCAGAATCTCAAAAGCGCGGGTAGGGTCCTTCTCCACAGCGGCTAAATCCTCTGGCCGGAGTCCAAAGTCCTCGGGCTTGAACTCGCGCACCATATCCTCGGCAAGTTTCGCCAACTTCCCTTTCAAGAACTTCTCAGGCAGAGGGGGCAACGCTCCTCCTTCTCCCCCAAAAAGTTTGGCGAACTTTCCAGCCAGGCCTTCGAAGTCCACGCGGTCCATACGTCCACGCCAGTCGCGCATCACACGGTCGGCCCACTCCTTTGAAAATCCCTCTCCTGCATCACCATCTAACCCTTCAAACCCAGCAGTGTAGAGGGCAGAAAGGTCCATGATAGAAAGGTAGTCATAGACTGCAGCCTTTGTCTTAGTACCTACGGAGCTCCAGAGTTCCTCCGTGATGACAACACCAGGAAGCACAACGCCGGGACAAGGCAACTCCTTCGTATGGGGAGTGTGCTTGGCCAGTACCTCTTTTGCGTACAGCTTGATAGCCTCAGTCACGGGCATCGCAAGGACCACCTGCACGGCGCCCTCTAACTCTGGAAAGGTGCCGATGAGGTCAGCAGCAAACTCGCGCAGCTTTTTCTGGAAAGTCTGTTCAAGAGCAGCATCATCGGAAGCATCGGATGAAGACATTCTTGTGTGTTCTTGGAAGTTTGCGCTCTAGTTCTTTACGCTGCCACGGCGGGGGGTGGGGCCCCTGCGGCGGGTCTGGCCGCGGCGACGACCGCCTCCGCGCGAGTTTGACCTCGACCTCGACCTCGACCTTGAGCGTAGCTTTCCTACCGCCGCTGAACTTCCGTTCGCTGCAGCATTCTTCGTGAGTTCTGCCTCAATCGCAGCAATGCGCGCCTCTGTCTTCTTCAGACGGGGCTCCTGTGATGGACGCCTCGCATTAAGCAACGCCTTTTGCAACTTTGTAAACTGAAGTTTAAGAGTAGGAAGGTCTGTATTTGTAAAGAGGGGGTCCTCTGCATCCGCCTTTTCAGAACTTGGCGTCAGCTCAGAAAGCACCTGTGACTGCCAGGCACCCTTTGAATCCTCATATACACCAAGTATCACAATTTGCTGGTGTGGAGCTCCTTCGGATATATAGAACTTTTTATGCGCAACAACGAAACATCGGGGTTCGACATAGTGTGATGGTTGATAGAGTACATACAGATCACCTACTGGCAAGGGCGACACCTTTAATGCCGCAGTTTGAATCTCTTTCGGTAGTTCGCTAGCGCGTGTATTGTCACTCGCTCTCTTAAGCATACCATCCACAATATCATTTTCTTTGCCTAGTACACCCAGAATCCGTGCGTCAATATCCGATGCATCATGTTTGACTCGCTTTGTTCCAGCCTGGTAACACTTTATAAGGTCAAGTGATGTGCGAGGAAGCCCCCCTTTGCATCCGAGCGCGACATTGAGGGCAAATCCACCGTAATAGCGTACTTTATAGGGTGTGTCCTCCAATAGTTTACGTATAAACTTCTGATGCGAATTTATCCACCACATATAAATACTTGTATCATAAACCTCTACTGCACGGCTTGTGCCACCTGAAGCCATCTTACTATTCTTTCACAAGAGTTCAAACTTGCTCAATGCTTACGATAAACATTGAGCAGTGTTTGTAACGTATGGTAGCCTGCCCGCCCTCTTTAGAAGCCTACACGCGCCGCCCGTGCCTTTTCGCAGAGAATGCACAGGACCTTCAGGTAGTTCCAAATGGCCTTGCGATTCGCATCCGCCATGGCCGGCCAATGCTTATCGAAGATAATGAGCGCGGCGGACATTTCATTGAAGTTTCCTTGAATCGTCTTACGCGCATATTCAATCACAAACTCTTCATCGTCGCGCTGGATACCGTCGTTCAGGTCCTTGTAGACGTGTTCATAGAAGAGCTCCAAAATCATTTTGGGGTTAATCTTCTTGACCGCTTCAATGGCTTCCAGGGCGACTCGAATATCCCGCTCTTCGGGATAGGTGTCATTGAGCTCCTGGAAAAACCGAATCAGTTGTGTGTTAAATGCACCGAGCGCGCTCATATCTTCCTAGCTGATAGAGTGGAAACCGCTTTAGCCCAAACGCGCGCGGCCCACCCCCACCCCCGCCGCCCAGTCGAATCTTCCTCCCACGCAATAGATGAACCAAGAAGCGATTGCCGAATACTATTACAACAAACGGAAAGATATGAACTACTACAAAGCGGTCCTGGCCATCGTGAATGCCCTCCCCTACCGGAGCGTATTAGACGTAGGCGCCCGCCGTTCGCCCGTTCTGGAAGCCCTTCCCTCCTCCAAAGAGCGTGTGACCCTGGATAAGGTAGCTGTCAAATCCACCCCAGGTGTTCGGCACATCGTTGCCGATTTCTTCACCTGGACCCCTGACCGGACCTATGACCTCGTCCTCTGCCTCCAAGTCCTCGAACACCTGGACCATCCAGCCCCCTTTCTTCAGAAGTTGTTTGCCACTGGAACCAATGTCATTGTTTCCGTGCCATACAGGTGGAAAAAGGGCGTCTGTAAATATCATGTGCAGGATCCTGTGACTCTCGCCAAAGTGGTTGGATGGGCAGGAGGGCGGAAGCCAGTTGCCCATTGGATCGTGAAGGATGCTCATCTTCAGCGTCTGATTTGCCTTTTTAACGCCGCATAGGGGCCGTCGAAGGCATCCCCCTCTCTCGTTCTTGCTGGTACGCCTCCATTTGCTTGTCAAACATCTCCTCCTTTTTGGAGCGGCGCTGGGAGTTGCCGCCGCCACCACCTCCTCTTCCAGATTGCCCTCCAGGGTACTCCTGCCCCGCACGGTCCCCAGGACTCTCCGCCCCTCGCAAAAATGCAAACGCCCCTGGAATGGATTCCCCCCCATTTCCTTGGGAGCTCGTATCAACATTCAAGCCACTGTACGAGAACCCCTTTGCAAAACTGGTATTTTCCATCACATTAAAGGCGGAAGGTTCGCCGCCGTCTGCAGCAGCTTGTCCGCCCCCTTTTCCGCCGCCCCCACCCCCTCCACCGCTGTCTCCACCCCCCTCTTTCATCTTTTTCTCATAGAGCCAGTTCATCACTTCTGAATCAGTACGGGGTTCTGCCTCCCCCGCAATCACAATCGTTGGGACCTTCTTTAGCCAACTGGGCAACTGAGGCCGGGACGAACCTGGGTCAACGCAAACAAATCGAAACTGCCTCACCCAAGGCGTCTGCGCCAACTCTGTAATAAAGGCCTTGCACCATTGACAGCGATTGCTGTAAAAACACACATTGGGTGCCTGTCGGTTCATTCCTGTGCACTCCCACTACTTTTGAGGAGTTCCTCTCTTTTCTGGAGAACCCGCAGCAAGGGGTGGAAGGTGCTCCCCGCAGGTCAAAATTGAGGCCATGCCAGCGCCTAAGAAAGAGACTATACGAAATAGGAATATGGCCACTGCATCTGCGAATCCCACGGGTATGACACTCGCGCAACTTCGTGCGCGTAACCGGGCAGGGCTGGGGGTAGGGGCCCCTGCCGCCCCTGCTCCCTCGCCTGACAGCATCTTTCGCAACGTGCAACGAGGCACCGAGCCGACTCTTCTCACGTTCACAGTTAGCCCCACGCACGTGAGCTACGCCAACACGCTCCGCCGCACGATGATTACTGAAGTGGAGACGATTGCCTTTCGTGCCACAATCAAAGAAGAGGATGGCAGCACGTCTGACGTCAAGATTCAGAAGAACAGTACGCCGATGAGCAATGAAATGCTAGCCCATCGCATTGGCCTCCTCCCTGTTCATGTCTCGGACCCCCTCAACTGGAACCCCGATGCCTATCGATTCACCCTCAACATCCAAAACGACTCATCCGACCCGCGCGATGTTGTTGCGGGGGATATTGAAGTGCACCAAGTCAAGGGGCCTGAAGAGGAACCGCTCAAAGTCCCCAGCGTGCAGTTCTTCCATCCCGACCGTGTTACACAAGATACGACCCTTCTTGCGGTACTGAAGGGTCGTCTCGGCTCGCAGGAACCCGAGTCGCTCTCCTTTACAGCACGGGCAACGATCGGTACCGGTCGTGAACATGCTGCCTTCATGCCTGTCACATCCCGCTGTGCATACGGATACAGCCTCGATGACGACCCCGAACGGAAAAAGGAGGTCTTTACTCGCTGGGTGCAAACGCACAAGATGATGGATGCCAGCATGCTCGAGGCGAATCCTGGAAAGAAGGAGGAACTTGAGCGCGAGTTCCAAACGATGGAAGTCCAGCGTGTCTTTAAAATGGATAAGCGAGGTGAGCCCTATTCCTTCGACTTCATCGTCGAAAGTGTCGGTGTTCTGGACCCTGTCTATGTTGTCGCTCGCGCCATTGATATTCTCGCGGCAAAGCTTCTTCGCTATGCATCCATTGATGCAGGAGACCTCCCCGAGGGTCTCAAGGTGCTGCCCGCCGATGCGCGCATGAAGGGATTTGACTTCTTCTTTGAAGGGGAAGACCATACCCTCGGCAATCTGCTCCAAACCTATATGGAGCAGAATCAAGTCGACACGGAGCAAATCACCTTTGCAGGATACAAGGTCCCGCATCCTCTCCGCGACGAAATGGTGCTCCGCGTAGGAGTATCCTCTGGGCTCGTCGCAGATGCTCGTGCAGCCGTCGCAGCTGCGGCGCGGGACTGTGCGCAGATGTTCAAGTCATGGGCGGCCATGTGGGCAGGCTCCGCTCCTGCCGTCATGAAACTATAAAGCCGCGGCTCTCAATAGGAAGGTATGGAAGGCCCCATCCACATCTATTGCATTAACTTGAAACATCGGTCCGACCGATGGGAACGTTTTTCATCGCAGCCCGAGTTGGGGCGACTGAAAGCACTGTACCCCTTCGAGCGATTCGAAGGCATCAATGGCTCTGCGATTGATATCACAAAGGACACTCGAATTTCTCTGCGGACAAAGCGGAACATTCGCACGCATATGCGCCGTGACCACGAAGAACTCGATTCTGCAGGAGGGGTGGGCTGCTACTTGAGCCACGTGGCGCTCTGGAAAAAGACGCTGGAACAAAAGGAACCCTACACGATTGTCTTCGAAGACGATGCGGTAATCCCCCTTGGATTCACCGACCGCCTTCATGCGGCCATGAAAGAAGTGACCCTTTTACCGGATCAACCTGACCTGTGGTCCTTTTCCTACATTCATGAATACTACTATGACTCAAAAGGGAGGCCGATGCCGACTGCGGAGAAGGAAAATCTCTACGGCCCTTGGGTGACGAATGTCTGCACCACCTTTACAGGGTATTTCCTTACGAAGCGTGGTGCCCAGCGCCTTCTTGAGAACGTCTTTCCCATCGATATGCACGTTGATATGTATGCCTGTCTAAATAACGATTTGAAGAACATCTTGACTGTTCAACACAAACTCGTGAAGACCCCCGCCTTTACTCTTAAGGAACATGATACCGACATTCAGGTGACAGAGGATTGTCCAATCTGTAATGTTCCCACGAAGTTCCGCGAAAAGGGGGTGGTCATGGTGAATCTTCCTGTCCTGTTGATTGGCTTGGGGGCCATTGCAGGAATGTTCTGGTTGGGGCGCGGGCTTAGGCGCTGACGCTTAGGCGCTGACGCTTAGGCGCTGACGCTTAGGCGCTAAAAAGTATTTGGCACTAAAAAGTATTTGGCACTAAAAAGGGTATGGACACCTTACCTATTTTAGTTCCTATTGTGGCTGGAATCGTGCTCTGTCCGACCGTGATTCTATGTACCTGTTTACGTCGGCTACAACAACGGGTGGATGTCTTAGAGGGGGCAGGTCGGGCCGCCGCGGTGGCGAGCCCACCCCCCACTGGCTTTCTAGGGGGGGTTACCTATGGAGCAGTAGGGGGAGTAGCGATGGGGGCAGTGGCCCCACCCCTTCCAAGCGCCCCCGCCACAACCTCTTCCGTATGCTCTGCAGGCGCAGCAGCATCGACGGGTTGTGTAGGCGCACGTCGTATAGCTACGCAACGCACATAGGCATCTGCCTCCACCAGACGGCGTTGTTCGAAGAGGCGCAGGGCCGCCACAACTTCAATCGCATGCTGCAGGCGAATGCGATGCCCTCCTTCGCGGAGACGGTTGAGCCATTGTACATGGAGTGTGTAGACAGCCGGCTTCACATCTGCAGGCAGGTCCTTGAACGCCACCGCGTGTGCCATATGACAGTCGGCATAGGCATCTAAGACCCCGCGTGTAGCTGCCCGCAGACGCTGCTCCAATCCCCAAAAGATGGGGCGGTCCTCCGAGTAATGCTTCAGATATTCGCTCACCTTGTGTTCGGCGCGCAGGCGGAGGAAACGGTCGACATCCTTCGCCTCGCCGCCACGCAGGTCACGCAACATGGAATACGTAGGAGAACGAATGCGCCAACGACGGCCATCCTCCGCCACGAAACAGAGCCCTTGCCAACGCCACCCCATTTGTGTTTGCATGCGCTCCATAACATCCGCCACCTCCTTTTCAGCCGCATAGGTCTTTTGCACCATGCCTTCAACAGAATACTGGATGACGACAAGCCCCAGGGCGCTATCTACCGTCCCCGTGTGAATCAGTTGAAGCGTGGGCCGACTAAACTTCGCCACCACACGATGCGCAGGATGTTGCACGACGAAACTGGCAAAGCCTCCTTCCCCGAGGGCCGCGGCCACCCCCTCGCGCGTTTTCCAGGTGCTTTTTGCAAGGGCTTCATCAAACATTTGCGCAAAGGTTTTGCCACCATAGAATGCGTTGTCCGCGCCAACACATGTGCGGGTGGCTAAGTGAAGAACTCCGCCGCTGACAAAAGCGTTCACCATACACCCATCAAAGCATTCACTAACTGACAGGGGTATGCCTGTGGGCGGCCCACCCTCTTCAGCCTTACGGGGGGCCACGCAGACAGGAAGGTTTCGCTCGGTGTCCCAGACGACAGAACGAAAGTCCTTGACATCATTGGCATCGCTCGACTGCCCTTTTACGCTACGAATCACTGCAAAGGGGTGTCCAGGCGTGGGGTCAACCACACGAAGGGAGCCGCCCTCTTGACTTGTAAGGAATGCTTTGAGGTCAGCCCAGTTAGGAAAGCGGGTGCGAAGCGTAGAATAAACTGTAGTCATTGTTACCATTTGTATCGTATCTCTAAAGATAGGGGGTCTTGCGCTTAGGCCGTCATTTTTGGCTACCGCAGAGTGCTTACGTTAAGCACTCTGCTCTACTAGCTAGAGCGATACGTTTAAGATACTTCTACGACATAAGCCGCCACAGGCGGCTTATGCTATGGAAGTTCTTAACTTAAGCACTAGACGGTATGCGTGCTAAGCCACCCCTGTAAAGTTTGCTCCATTCCAATAGGAACGTCCCATGTCATCCGAAAATGCGGGAGGAGAAGAAGTCCCAACATTCGAGTTGGGCGACAGAATCTATATTGAAGGGGGGCAATATGACCGCCTCAAAGGTCGTATTTATTACATGGACGCTGATCTGATACGTGTACTGCCTGATGGTGTCTCCGACAGCTTGAAAGAGATAGAACTGGTGGATGGAGAGCCTGATGAACGATACAAGATGGAGTCCATGTATTTATTGTCCAAGGCGCCCAATCCCGCCTTTGTTGCCCAGATTGATGCTCAACTTGACCAACTTGCCGACACATTCTCTGTAGATGGGATGCCAGGTCTCACCTATCGCATTCGTACAATCCATGAGGACGAGGATACAATGGTCCTTGAGGATGAGACTGGAGGTCGCCTGGAACTCCAGTTCCGCTCCGAGTTTCATCGCGGGATTGAGCGCAGCCAATCCTTTGCAGTTCTCCGACCCCGCTATGACCCCACGACAGAGGCCCCTGAAGAGGATGCCGCCGCCGCTCTATCTGCAGAGGGGAATGCAGGAAATGAGGACGAGTATGGCGACTTTGTGAACGTCGAGATTCCTGAGCCCGCCGAGGAAAATACCGGTGGACTCCAGCTGGTTTCAGAGGAGAATCGTATTTATCCTGATTCGGTGCAGCGCGATGAAATGATTACAGGTCTTCTCGAGCTGCTTGACCAGCGCGTCCAGAAGCTTCCTCGCCGTCAGAAAGAAATCCGCCAGCTCAGCGAGCAACTTCTCCTGCTTCGAAATGAACTTGTAAAATATTCCGTCGCGGGCGACCCTGAGGGGCAGATTCCAACCTCTCTTCAGACCGTTGGAGAACTCCTGCAGAAGCTCGATATCCCTCTTGCGCGCCCCGTACTCGATGTGAAAAAGAGTCTCTATCCTCTTCTGCGAGCCGCCGATGAAGGCGGTGAAATGAATCTCGAGACCGAGAAGGCAGTGGACATTCACGACCAGTTGCGCGGATTCCAGCAGGAGGCCAACTTTTTGGCAACCCATCTGGGAGGGGCAGCCACGGAGGCTGCGCAAGTCCCTGGCAGCCTCCCTGCCTGGTATCTCACCTGGGAGACCTTTTTCCGCAAATATATGCGGACCTTCGTGGCTGGAGAGGATGCGATGGGGCAGTCCATCGTCTTCGCCGGCGACAAGGAGTTTTTCCGCAGCCCCGCGCCTACGGATGAAAGTGTCTTCGTGGACGGTTTCCCCAAAAATGGCGAAAAGAAAAAGATGTATACAAGTCCTCAAGAGGTGACGAGTGTCCCGCAAACTGTCATGCGCGGCCTCGGTCCACGCGAAGTCCAGATGAAGACGGGGTCTGTACGCGTCGAATCTGGAGAGGAGGGTGTTCTTACGAACCAGCTTATATTCCCCCTCTCTGCGGAACGGGAACTCGGCTCTACACGGAGTGGCTCCTTAGCCAAAGATATTCATCAAAGCCACCGCCCTTTTCGCGCTATTCGCGATATTCTCCGCGAACTCGACTGGATACCCGATGAACCTGTGGCAGGCGGAGTTCTCTCCGTGGGCCCTGGTGGAAATTCGGAGGACGGTATGATTGGTATTGAAGATTGGCTAAAGGCACAGCCCCTGCACTTGAAAGGCCTCGGCGATGCACGCATCCAGTTGAAGAGTTTGGGGCTTATCCAGCGGGAGCTCAATATGGACCAGCAAACGGTGCTTGTGGACAAAATCAAGTCTTTCCGCGCGGCCATTAAGCACTTTATCAAGGAGAACTTAGAGGAATCGAAGAGGCAGTTGGCGAGTCTGCGCCTCGAAACCCAGACCTTTTTGCAGGAGGAGGCACTTGAGGAAGTGATGGCAGTTCTCTCCACAGAGCCACTGCTGGCCGCGAAAAAGGACGAGCTGGCTCAGCGTCTCCCTGCCTACAAAGGGAGTGAAATCGCGCTCCTAGCAGGACTCTCTGCTGAAATGGCGGACCTGATGATGGCGGCATTGGCAGGAGAGCCTGCTCCCCTGGCGCGAGAGCGCAATCGTCGTGTGGCCGACCTCTTTTTAGAGACCCTACGCAATGCCATGAAGAAGAAGCGCAAGGCAGAGTCCGAAGGAGAGATTCCTACCCCAAATACCTGTCAGCACGTGAAAGACTTGGAGATTATCCGCCGTGTGGAGGATGAGCGCGAACAAATGGCCCTCCTCTCCAGATTCCTCACGAACTACAAAAAGGAGCGCGTAGGAAACTGGGTCATATGTAATGCATGCGACCGCGACCTGCTTTGCTATCACGAAGAGCTGCTGCTCATGGAGTTCAGGCACCCTCGTGACCGCGATGCCATTCACAAGGAACTCCTGCTCGGATTCAGTATGGGCCAATCAGGTGGATATTACATGTGCCGAAACTGCGGACAGCATATGGCCGAAATCGACTATGACCGTGGAATGGAGTTTAATGAGGAGGGGATTCCTATGGCGGCAACGGCCGCCGTTCTGGAGGCGGGCGAGGAGCAGACGGCGGAAGAGAAGGCCATGGACGAAGTCCTCGGAGCGGAAGAGGGGGTACTTCCTGCGGGCGCCGGTGCAGCGGCAGCTGCGGCACCGGCCATGATGACGGACCAGCAGAAGATGATTTATGCGGTCGCGGCCAAAATCTTCCAGCAAGTAGGAATCTATCCTGACCCTGTCGCATTAAAGGGGGTTCTGCAGCGGGTCGATGGAGAGATTGGGCGACTCCCCTCTCGCGACACCTACGCCGCGCAGGCCGCCGCCGCTGCGCGCCAAGGAAAGAAGATGCCCGATTACGATATTCGTACGAGCCAAATGATTGTGGCAGTTACTGCTGCACATGTTATCGTGGAGATTCAGTCCCATATTCCTGATTATGTCCCTGGGCACACGATTCCTGGCTGCGTGGCCGGTTTCACTGGCTATCCTCTTGGGCGTCTGGAAGATCTCACGTGCATTAACTATATTTCCTGCGCTATTAGTGGAATCCGAGAGACAAAGGCGCCGTGGGGACTGACTGGATTCCTTACAGAGGGGTCCGAGGTGAGGCGGCGGGAAATGATTTCGAAATTCATTCAGGGCGTCATGGGAAATATCCTGAAAACATCGGCGGTGCAACTCCTTTTGACAGAAAAGAGGGCGTATTACGAAAAACGGTATGGGAGCGTGGAGGGAGCAGGTTCGCTGGTCGAGACGATTCCACCCGGATTCAGGCCTGTGCCCTATGCTATTTCCGCTGAAGATGCTGCAAAGCAGGTGGTTGTACCCGAGGCAGCAGGAGAGCGGGAGCGGGTTCAGGCGTGGATACAGGAGGGGCACAAGATTGCACGCGCGAATGGTGTGTATATCAAGGGCTCCCCCTATTCTGAGACGTCGTGTTGCACAACTCTTGTGGCAGAGCCGCGGCGGTTCTGGGGGCAGAAGGACGCTTCTCTCCCCAGTCTCCCTACAAAGGCTGGGCCTGCGGGTCAGCACGACAGTCAGGTGATGTTCCGCTACAGTCCTCGACCAATCCAGCGCATCCTTGCCAGTACGCCCGAGGACCTCCTCTATCGCGTGTATTTGAAGGTCTGTTATGATGGACCTCGAAAGGGGCTCCCCCATGAACCTGGATATACGAATATTTGTATTCACTGCGGATTCCAGTTCCCTGAATCGCCCTATATTGAAACTCCTGCCCCACCCACCTCTTTAGATTCGGCTCGCGGAAAGGAGATGATGAAGGAGTGGAAGGCGGAAATGGATGCGATTATTATGCGAGGAAAGGCTGCTCTGGAGGCGCAAAAGGTACCCGTATCGGACAAGAGAAACTTCGATGAGCTGCTCGATGCTACCCACAACGCCTATCGCGTCAGTCTTCCTGGTCTCAAGAAGCCGATGGTGGGACGCGAGTTGATGGAGACACTCCTGCGCATGGAGCCCGAGCCCTTTCGAGGATGGCGGGAGCTGATGGCCCAGACGATTGAGCGTGTGGAGCGACTTCCTCCTCAGGCAGATTCCACGTCGATTGCGGAGGCCTACGGGCCCTTGTCCGAGTACTACACACAGTGTCTCCAGGCGATTCAGACGCGTATGGGGGCCGATGGGGCGACCTATAAAGAGGCACTGGAAACGCTCTTTGAACAGTCGGCCCCTACACAGATTGCGGAGACTGTGCGGACCTACTTTCTGGTGACATTCCAGCGCATCGCCACAGGATTCAAGGCCGATTCATTCCGCGTCTTAAACCAGTATTCTCTGCCTCCTGGTGTGGCAGACGATATCCACAAGGAAATGCAGGGGCGATTCAGTTTCCTCGGAACCTTGCAACGCAGCACACAGGGCTATGCACTGGTGAAAGTCGATGCTGCGCGAAAGCAGCTGGCCGCATGCATGCCGATTCTTCAGAAGCATTTGCGGCCGAATCTGGTGCCTGGTGGCGCAGTCGGTATGCGATATTTGGCCGGTACCCTCATAGCAGGTGTCTTGGCCGATTTCATTAATCCAAATGTGATTTCTACCACTGGCACGGAGGGGGCACGCCTCGGTGGGCAGGTTGTGGATAAGACTGCGCGACTCCCGATGGGGATTTTACAAGTCTGTTTGCAGAGATTGCGCACAGAAGGGCTTAACTACACGCAGGACCAGATTAAGGAACTCTTGGCGAAACGGGTGGAAGCTGAAAAGATGGCCGTGTTCCGTCGTTGGGAGGCGATGACTCCAGAGGAGAAGGCCGTGAATAAGCGCAACCAGAAGCTGGGACTGAAGGAATATGCCGTTGGTGGAACGAAGGCCATTTATCGACTGGACGAGGCACAGTATGAGCGGGAGCGTGGGGAGCGCGCGGCGATGGGCATTCCTGAAGGATTCGTGGAAGGGGATGAACTGCGGGGGGCAATGCAACAGTTTTTGCACGAGGAGAACTACGGCGGGGGTGGATTTGGTGCGGAAGCAGGCTACGATGGAGATGATGGGCGCGATTTTGTGGACTAAAGGGTCGCGCCGGCGCGGCCCCTCAGTCGCGGCAACTTTCCTAGCCCGCGATAGATATGAGGGCACTCCTCTTTAGTATAGTTGTATACCTCGCAGGAATTGCAGCTGTTTTATTTCTTCGGCCGACCCTGATGTTTGACAGGGAGGGTCGGTGGAAGGAGTTCGGACTACGACGGGATGATGCTACTGTCTTTCCCTTTTGGTTGTTTTGTATTGCATGGGCGGTGGTGAGCTATTCGATTGGGAGGCTCATCACCCCTACCGAACCTGTGAACTGGATACAGTCAGCGTCTACGGCGATGAGTCTGACGGCGGCTGGAAATGGGATTCGAAGCAGCCTCGCTGCCCCCACTCCTGTCCCTGTCGCCCTCCCCGCTGCTCCTGCCCCCCCTTCCGCCTCCAATCTCCTGACCCCCCTTCCTGTCAGCGGCCCTGCCTCGAAAGGGGGGCGCAGGCGACGAGTCGAGGCGTCTGCCCTCAAGCAGCTGAAGCAGCTAGGTGGAGGGAGTAAACAGCTGCCCAAAGGCCTCTATTTTTTCGTGGGCGATGAAGACGACGAGGATGACAGTGCCTCGGACGCCTCAGAGGACTGACGTTGCACCACCTTTCCAGCATAAATCTGCAGAAGGGCTGTCACTAAGAAGTTGATTGCGACAAACGTTGCAATCAACGTATTGATTGGTCCGTGAAATCCGAGGGATGGCATCATTTCCAGGGGCAAAATCACCAGACTCGTGCAAAATACGCCGAGTGGGGGAATCCAGGAAGGATAGAGAATATGTTTGGGAGTCACGGTTGATTCCGACACATATTCAATACATCCGTTGCAAAAGAGGGTGAGGGCGAAACTGAGAATGGGCGCGAGTACACATCCGAACAGGCCAAAGAGGAAGTGGGAGAAGGACGGAAATACGAGGGCGAGACAGAAACTGAAGACAGTCAGGAGCACGGCATGCACAATCCCGAAGGTCAGTCGAATGGAGTATTGAATGGCAGCGGATTCGCCGCTGGCGGTATTTCCTTCCATTGACCAGATGGCAGAAACAGAAGCCCCAGAAGTTGCCGCGGTAGGGGTGGGGGCCCCAGTGGCAGGAGAGACAGAAGCAGCGGCCCCCGCAGAGGCAGGACCTACTCTTGCGGAACGCGTCAGCGCCCTCAAAGAACCACCCTATTCGGATGAAACGCTTGCGAAAATGGGCGACTTTTTTATAGGGCGGAAACGAGATGTAAAGAGTTTCTTTTATACGACGGGAGGCGATTTAGAAATCAAAGAGGGGGCGACTCTGCGGAAGAGGGGGAAGCCTCTTCCAGGTGGCGTTATTCAACTGAAACGATTTCTCCCCTTGGAGGTGGAGGAGCGGGCTGTGCTAGACGATGCCCGCCTGGAGGACTTGGCAGAAGTCGAGCAACGGTTCGAAGAGGCTACGCAGCGTCTACGAGATGCGTGGGCGAATCATGAGATGGCCGTCGCGGCAGGAGGGAGTACAGGGAGTGAAGTGCGCGCAGTCGTAGCAGCAAATCAGCAGGTGGCAGAACTGGATGCAGAACGAAATGCGATTCGCTCCGCCATGCGTGTTGTGACAACCATTCCGAATCCGCTCACACGTGAGATTCTACTCGACCAGTTTTATGAAACTCGCAAGCTGTTTCGAGATGGAGCTGCAAATAAGAACGTGTATCGCCTTGCCATGAGTGACTTCAAGCCGGAACATTTCTACGGGAAATATGTACCTGATGAGGCAGTAGCAGAGGCAGAAGAGGCAGTGGAGGAGGATGCTGCGGGAATCAAACCGGATGAGGCAGCCTTCCGCACGAAGATAAAAGATGGCCGGATTGCGCGTATCTTCTTTGACACGGGCAAGTCCCCTATCAACGATCCACTCAGTCCATTCTGGCCGATCAAGCTGCAGATTCGTGAGACCCAGTACAACTTTCCCCTGCAGGCCTATGAAGCAGAGCGTGCAAAAGAATTCAAGAAGGATACGCTCCGTGAGAATATCATGAAGGCAACCTCTACACGCACGATTCGTCTCCTGACCCGCGCCGAAGAGGGCGACCCCGCCGATGCCCGTGGACTTTGGAAAGAGATTTATACGGCGATTGCCCAACAACATCCAGAATGGAAAGCGAGTCTGTTGGCAACAGCAACGGACGCACTGGTCTATGCAGACCCACGAAAAGGGTCCTCTGGTATTGGTGTCGATGCGGCGAGCCCAGATGCACTGGACCCCACGAAGTGGAAGGGGGAGAATATTGTGGGCATTGTCCTGGAGACTCTGCGCACACAAATTCGCGAGGAAACAGTCGAGGAGGCCCCTACAGGGGAGGTGAAAGAGGCAGCTATTACGGAGGAACAGGCCCAGGCCAATCGCATAGGAGCGATTGTCAATGCTGCCCGCAGGAGAAACGCAGGCGGGTTTTAGTGCGCGCACCCGCAGCCGCAGCCAACTATTCCTGAAGAGGATAGGGCTTCAGGGTTAACTCATTCGCGTCACACCCCACCTTTTCAGCTGTGTATTTGTAGCATACACCATTCGTATCCCGATACACACGTTCGCGTACGTTCTGTGGATGGGGGTATTCGTAAATCAGTTTTGCCGGTGCACGATACCAAAAGAGAAGAGCAAATCCTACTGCAAGGCCCGCTAAAAAGGGCATGAGTCGAAAGTGCTGATACATTCCTACCTAGTGCTGCAGAACTTAATCTCGGAGCTGGGAACAGGATGTTCGGATTTCTGAAGTCGCCGACCTTTAACTATGTCTTCAGTTTTGTGATTGGCCTCGGACTTATGGCCGTATTCAAACCCGCCTGTAAAGGGGAGGAATGTAGGATTCTGAAGGCCCCCCCTATGAAGGAAGTGCAATCGACGACCTATCAACTTGGCAGCGAATGCTACCAGTTCCGCACGGAGACGATTTCCTGTCCTGTAAAGGGGGTGATTGAGCCGTTTCAACGCAGCCTTTTGCGCTGAGGTGAGGCACGCACGCGAAGCGTTTAGGGCTGCCACTGTTCTTTCCACAGATGGTTCAGAACCATGAGCACAATGATATCGGACCTCGATGATCGTCCTCCTGTTGGAGACAACGACTTCGTAAACAGTATCATGAATGAGATTAACAGCATCGGCGGTGGCGGAGACCCCAGCATGCAGGCGCCAGTGCAACCTCCTCCGGCCGTAGGGGGACCTCAACAGGGGGGCGTCATACAGGCACCGAATCCAAATACAATGGGCCCGCGTATTCATGACAGCGGCCCCATCACCGCACATATGATTGGAAACTCACACCCGACTCCGGCGGATTTTGCACAGATGGTGGGGTCTGTACGGGGCGCTGGAGGGGACATGCCTGGCCTTGGTCCCGTCCCACAAGGGGCATTCGCAGGTGCCGCTGCCCCCTATGTAGCCCATGCAGCTCCCACCTATATTCCTGCACCCGCCAAGAAATCCTGGCTGGCTCGCACGGCGGATGAACTTCGCACGGCCGCCTTTGTGACGATTCTCGTCTTCCTCTTCAGCCTCCCCGTAGTGAACTTCCTGTTTGCGCACTATATCCCTTCCATGGTGAAATCAACAGGCGAACTCACAGTCCTTGGTCTGCTTATCAAATCGGCAGCAGCCGGCGTTGCATTCTGGCTTCTTCAGCGCGTGGTCGTCCCCCTTTTGAGCTTGTAATGTGTTGTCTATATTCCGAACACCAACCACCGCCCTCCTCAGTTTGAGGGGAGCGGAGTGTGGCACTCGGCAGTAAACTTATGTAAAGGTTAGAACAGAGAAGGTATGCGGACTTTCAATCAGATCTTACCACTTGTCGTCTTTTTACTCGCCGCCTTTACAGGGTTCACGCAACCCTTTGGCGTGTTCCTGACGTTGCTCGGAGCAGCCGCCATCGTATTTGCTATGACGAACTCCTACCTGTATGTCGCCGCCATATTCGCCGTGGGCCTCGTCGTGAAACTCTGCCAGGCTCCTCGGTTTGAGGGAGTTCCTGCCACAGGATATCCTGCCGGCTCCCCTATTGAGCCATTCCAGGTGAAGGACGCTGCCTCCGTGCAACAGCGCCTAGACAGTGTCCACACCAAGGCCCCGCTGCAGCCCAAAGTAGCAAACGTGACGGGAGTACTCGAATCAGCGAGCATTCTCGATAATGTCCCTCTTCAGCCCATGCAAGAGTTAGCCAGTGAGGCTGTCCCTGGTGCAAGCATTCCTGCTTCCGCCAAGGCCCGTGTCCTCATTTATCCTCCTGCAGAGGGATTTGTGCCTGCCCCCAAGGCGAGCGAGGAGCGTGGGCCCAAGGAAAACCCCTATCTTCACAACGGACCCGACCAAGAAGGAGTGGATGTGTCTCTCCTGGAAAAGGGGACGGATGTGCCTGTCGAACAGCCCGCTGCCAACCTCGCTGCCGCCCAGGCAGGCAGCGCAGTGGCGTTTTAAGGCAGGTAGCTGCCCCGCTGCCCTTTAAGGCAGGTAGCCTTTGAACAGCCGAATCAGTTTTGTAACGATAGCATCT